ATGGCACTAGAATTCTCAGAGATTGCAATGTTAGGTTGCATGTTCTACAAGAAAAAAGATCTGGTAAAGGCAGGTTCCAGTACAGAGAACCTCGTTTCCTTTGTCAACTCCGTCAAGAAGATGATCGAGTCTACGGAAAAGATCAAGTTTGGATCTAGTAAAAACGAGTTTGTCCGTGCAATGAATCCACAGAACAACAAAGTTCTGGATGATTTTTGTCGTGCGATATCTGGAGCAATAGGGACCAAGGAGTGGTTGACTAAACACCACAACGAACCGGCAGATACGGTAATCAAGACAGGATACATGACAGGTAATATCTGGCCGTCGCCGGTAAATGCTTTTAAGTTCGAAGCGTTTGGTATGAAAGATTACAACTCTTCGGACATTATCCTTTATACGGGTAAACAGGGTTCTAACGAATACTACTACGGAGTCTCACTGAAAAAGAAAGATACGGAATTGGCCCCTGATCCCACCATCATCAACAAAGCATTCGACTCTATCATGGACGGTCCACAGTTTGATGCGATAAAAGACAAACTAAGAGATGTCCGTGTGAAATGGTTTGCTTCCAAAGTTAGAGAGGCAGATAAAAAGGGATTGATTGAAATAGAAGATAGGCACAAAAAGTTAAACGATGCTGAACTTCTGATGGCAAAACCCACTGATCAAGAGAAAAAGGGATCAAAGGGTAAGCAATATGTAAACCTCAAAGGAACATTGGCAGAGGGATATGACAACGAAGCAGCAAGTTTCAAAAAGTGGATGAATAAAGAAGTTGGTACTGGTAATCTGTTCACACAACTGGTAAAAATTATTGAACCACACATGGAGATGTTTGCAAACTCACTAATCAACCTTGTATTTAAGGCAAAGTTGAACGATAAACTAAATGCGAACAGAGATCTCGATAAATATTACTTTGGATTCACACTAGCAACAGGTGTCGGTAGACACCACCCAAAGACTGGACCAAGCATAGGTAAGGGACAAATATACCCACAGGAAAGTGTATTGTGTGCATTGAGTCACCTTGCTGCCGCAAAGAAACCTTACAAAATGGTGCAGGTTCCAAACCCTGCCGCCAAACAGGATTCGGTTGCTGCGAAGGTGTTCTTCGAGATCAGAGTGGGCAAAGTTAAACTTCTGGATCTCCAACTTCGTTACAAGGGCGACTTTAAGAGTCAACCGCAGTTCTTTGCATTCATGACTGATGATTTCAAAAAACTACTCAAGGGTGAATGTTTGGATCCGTGAAAAGATAAATAGATATAAACTATTAGGAGACTATAATGTCAATACCACATCAAGCGTTTCTTGCCATGCTGGCAGAGAAACAACAAATTCTTAGAGACAACCACCTCATCGACATCACCGAAACCATGCGGACAGATATCCAAGAGGCCTCATGCGGAAACATGAAGATCGATGAACCTCTCAAGGGTAAGGGTTATCCATACAACGAGAAGACTTTCAAACCCCACATGATGTATGATCCCAAGACTGGTAAGGGTTACGAGGCGAAAACCTACCAAGATCACCTTGAAATGAAGAAGAAGGGTTATGACCATGAGAAACCTGAAGTCAAGGAAGATACTGAGCAAGTTGATGAACTCAAGGTAAAAACCTTAAGATCATACATCAGCAAGGCACAGAAGGACAACACCCAGCGTGTCATTCGAATGACAGACAAACCAAGTCACATGAAAGCAGACAAGGGTGAGATGAAGAAGTTACGAAAGAGACAAAAGGGTGTGGCAAATGCGAAGACTGATATCGCCATGCGTAGGATTGCCGGTAAAGACTACAGGAAGCGTATGGGTGAAGACGTTGAACAGGTTGATGAAGCAACTCGACACACCGTGCATGTCGAAACAAACAGAGCAGGTTATAGAAAACTCGAAAAATTGATTGCCTCTCTTGATGGTTATCAGGAATCAGAGTTTGAAAAAGAAGGAAAAGCAACTTTCAGATTCGACGCAAAGAAGCACGATGGCACTGAACGTAAGAAGGTAGCAGAGTTTATCAAGAAAACAGCAGGTGTTGAGTTTAGTCATGCAATCAAAGAAGACAACGAACTCGCAGAGGGACCAGCAACCCAGAACCCTCTCAAGACTGCATTCGGTGGTCTGAAGGCAGCAAAGGATACCCCTTCATATAAAGCATATATGAAGAGAGTGGAAAAAGAGCAGAAGGCCAGAGCAAAGAAAATTGCTGCGGAACGCAAGGCAGGAAAGCGTAGCAAGTACGAGAATGTTGATCCTACAGAGATCGCAGGTATCCACAAATTGCGTGAAGATGATTCAGTCAATCCTGAATACGAAGAGAACCTTTCCAAGATGAACATCGGTGAAATGTCTGCAAAGGCACACTACAAGAAGTATCAAGCAAAGTTTGTCGTACCACCTATCGACAGGAGTCGTCATCCCAACAGAGAGCGAGAAGGACTCGAAGGTCCATATCGTAGTAAAAAATCTGGTAAGGTTTTCTACTACGACACAAAGGCAGGAAAATATTATGATGCTGACTCGGATATCTACTTACAGGTTTCTGATGTCATAGAACGATATGAGTCTGCCGATGTCGCAAGAGAAAGAGACGAAAAGGAACTCAAGGAGTCCTTTCAGTTTCAGTTCGCAGACAAAGAAACCGCACAGGAGTTCATGCGAGAAATCTCACAGAAAAGATTAGGATCTTCGACCGGAACCAAAGATGGTAAAGTCAGAACAGAGGGTCCAGCAGGAGCAGGTGTCGGTAGTCCAACACGGGCGCATCAACAGATGGCAAAGATCATGAAGAAGCATGGTGGTAAACTGATCTCGACAGACGAAGGTCCACGCATGAAGAAAGTGTTCAAGGAAGATGTCTCCTACGAGGGCAAGAAACCTTACTTCGACATGAGCAAGAAGAGAAAGTTCAATGTCCCAGATAAAAGGACGAGACTAAAGGACACAGGCAAAAACCCTGCCAAGAAACCATACCCCAAACAAGTCGGCGAGGAGATCGATATGATTAACGAAGATGATGTAGAACGCAGAGAGATTGAACTGTTCACATCCAACCACGCACAGATTTATCGTCAGCGTATCCAACCCATCATCAAGAACCTTGCTAAGAAGAAGGCAAAGGGAAACTACGATGATAAACTTGCCATCAAGGCATGGACATACGCAGTCAACGATGGAATCAAGGCGTACAACAAGGAGTTCGGCAGTTCCATCAAACTCTCAAAGGCGGAGAAGGATAAAGCAGCAGAGTACCTGTTGAAACACTTCGAAGACGAATGAAAAAACGGGGGAGTGCTTGACACTCCCCTATTTTTTTGCTATGATATAACCAACTCACACCGGAGACTGTAGATGAGCAGAAATGTGTTGCTGCTGAATGCTTCCGAAGAAGTAATAAATGTGATTGATTGGAAAAGAGCGATTACACTATTATTCTCGGGTAAGGCACAGGCGCCCTATAATTATGAACATGCATACGAAGTAAAGACAAACAACGGTAAATTCAGACTACCTTGTGCAATCATGCTTCTCAAGTATGTGCGATTGCCGTTTAGCACGGCAAACCCAACACGAAACAACATTCTCAAACGAGATAGTTATCTGTGTCAATATTGTAGTACCCGTCTCACTGCAAAGAATACTACGTTGGATCATGTTATCCCGAAGAGTCGTGGTGGCGGTGGTGGATGGGAGAACCTCGTCTCCTCATGTATGAAATGCAACAATGTCAAGGGCAACCGCACCCCGCGAGAAGCAAATATGCCCCTGAACAAGAAACCACGCAAAGAAACCAACATATCACTCCTGTTTATGTCTATGGGTGACGTTGAAGCATGGAAACGCTGGAACCTATAACAAATTAGGCATTTTGTGTAAAACGTGCCTATATATTATAGATGTATAGTTGTAAGCACATCTTTGTCAGTATAGCATTGTGTCTCGCGTTTATACTTACATCATCATGTTCTACCCCAGCAAAAGCAATCGATGACTTACCCGGAACTTTCTTTAAGGATTCTGGGTTTATCTGGTTCCTCGATCCATCAGAAGGACCATTACAATGTGTGGGTTCGTTCCACAAAGAGAATGGTTCTTTGATCGGCGGAGGCACGCTCATTGATGAAGACACTATCATAACAGCAGCACATGTCGTAGAAGAGTCTACCGGCGCAACCAAGTTTCGTGTTGGTAAGACATTCTATGAGATAGAGAGCATCTGTCTCCATGAAGACTACGAAGGTAAAACTGCAATCAAGAACGACATTGCCATCGTAGAACTGAAAGGAAAGGTTATTGGGATAGAATTCCCGGATGTCAGTATTGATCCATCACACCTTTCGCCGTTCCGAAGACTTATCACCGTTGGGTATTCGTTAGGGATCAAAAAGATCAGCAAACCAGGCGTAATGTTTTACTATGGCACACTAGAACGCGAACCCAACTTCTTCAAGATGTTACCGATGACAGAAACCATGAGGTTTGGTGACTCTGGTGGTGGTGTCTTTGTAATCGAGAACGGCAGATTTGTATTGGTCGGTGTGGTTTCTTACTTGCAGATATTACAGGAAGAAATAATAGACAACAGCGTATTGAGAATTGATAGATATACAAACTGGTTAGATAATGCCGGAGTATTACCATCGAAGTGGAGTCCGCTCGATGAGATCGATTCTGAAATGCCTCATGAGGCAACACGATATTGATCACCCGATTGCCTTTGTTGCGGACTATCTGGACCTCTTGTCCACGAAACGTCTAGAACTAAGGGAGCGGGGCGCCTGTAGTCTCCGAGAGACAGTACATACTTGGTATAAATATAGGAAAAGACTTGCACTAAAACAAAAAGGATGTTATAATATGAGTATGACTTTGAAGTTTACACACGTTGATGATGCCGAGGCATTTGATGATCTAGAAGCGACAACAGAAGATTCTGGTAAGAGAGTATACAAAACGCCTTCCGGCATTTCCTACCCTTCCGTGACTACGGTAGTGGGATTTAAGAAGAGGGCGTTTTTTGCTGAATGGAGACGCAAGAATCCAGAGGAATCAAGACGAGTCCTTTCCAGAGGCAACACACTGCACTCAGTGATCGAGGACTACCTAGACAACAAAGACATCAGCATGGAAGACTGCGGACCTAACAGTTGGCAGTTGTTCGAGCAGTTGCGTCCTGAACTAGACAAGATCAACAACGTCCATGCACAGGAAGTGCCTCTCTATTCAGATCTACTTACGTTAGCAGGTCGCGTGGACTGTGTTGCCGAATACGATGGTAAACTTTCGATCATCGACTTCAAAGGAAGCACTCGCAACAAGAGTGTAAACGATATCGAAGAATACTTCATGCAGGCAACCGCATACTCGATCATGTGGCAAGAGAGGACTGGTACTCCTATCGATCAGATAGTCATCCTCATGTCATGCGAAACAGGAGACACAAACGCATTTGTTTCGTCTCCTGTTCGACATGTGAAAAATCTGAAAAAGATTATCGAAGAGTATTACGCTCAATAGAGTCCAGTTGCTGACGAAGTGGCCGATGCAGCATTACCCAGTGTGTTGCGATCGAGAAGGGCCAGTACCTGCACACAGTCACCGATTTCTACAATAGTACCCTTTTCGCCTCCGGTTTCGATCACTTGCAGTTTAACAAGATCCCCGGATGTGTTTCGATATTGAAATCCCATCGCCCGAGTTGTTCCGCCTTGCCTAAAATAAAGTGCCTTTGGTGGGGGATTGAATGTAATCCCTGCACTCGTCCCGACACACTGAGAGTCTACGAATGTTCTATATGTTTGGAATGAATCACTTTTATTGACTGCCATTATTTTACCTCAATACAGAATGTAAAGTGTTCCAGCGACCGGAAGCGCCTTGATTTTATACACACCAAATGGGACGATTTCCAAATGTGGAATCTTCAGTGTGGTTGTGTTTCCGTTTGAATCTTCCCACGAAATCTCTTGTGCCGCAGATGCGTGATCTAGATAAAGTGCTTGTGCCTTCTGATAGACCTGTTCGTCCACCGCGGCCTCAATTCTTTTGAATGTCTTGTACGCCATTTGTTTCTCCTATACTTTAAAAACCTACATAGTATGTATATCATAGATAATTTTTATGAAAACGAGGACCGACATGAATTCATTCAGAGAGTTCTTATCTGAATCAAAAAACCTCCATATGGAACACATTGAGGATGCTATCTTCAATGAGGGAAGCAAAGGCACCGTGGAGGCCATACGGTTCTTGGAATCAGTAACCGATATGCTTTCTGGAAACAGTAAGTCGTCGGTTAACATTACAGTGAAGTGGGATGGCGCACCGGCAGTGTTTGCGGGAGTCAACCCAGAGAATGGAAAATTCTTTGTCGGATCGAAGTCTGTCTTCAACAAGACAACACCGAAGATCAACTACACGAATGCCGACATCGACAAGAATCATCCGGGGGGACTTGGTACTACTCTAAAGGTAGCACTCAAGGAACTCAAAAAACTGAATATCGAGGGAGTATTACAAGGCGATGTCATGTTTACTTCCGACGGCATCGAGGTACAGGATATTGACGGCGAAAGTCACATCACTTTCCAACCAAATACCATCACCTACGCAGTGCCATCTAACTCCGATCTCGCAAAAGTAATTAAGCGAGCAAAGATCGGAGTTATTTGGCATACTAAATACACAGGTAAAACAATGGCCACCATGAAGGCGGGATTTAATCCAAACATTAGTAAGTTAGGTAAATCATCAAGCGTCTGGTATGATAATGCATCGTTTAAAGATACTTCGGGCGCCAGCACCTTTACGAAGGCAGAAGTGAAAACGATGCGTGGTCTTATTGATGCTGCCAAGAAGAAGTTCAAGGCAGCAGGATCTTTCATAGATGAGTTGCAAAATAGCGACTTAGTATCTGAAGTGAAGATCTATGGCAATGCTCAGATCCGAAAGGGTACATCGAGTTTGTCTGCGGCGGATTTCCAAAAACGTATGGAAGACAAGATGCAGACTGCCATAGATAATTTGAAGACAGATAGAGCAAAGGAACGGAAGCAAAAAGTAATGGATACCTCCATGAAGTTTTTGTCTAAGAACCGAAAAAAACTCCAATCTGTCTTTGATCTACATGATTCTCTGACTCAAGCAAAGATTTATACCGTCAGGAAATTAGAGAGGGTAAAAAATCTAGGCACGTTTATCAAAACAGAGAACGGATTCAAAGTCACGGCACCAGAAGGATTCGTTGCCATAGATAAACCATCAGGCAATGCCCTGAAATTGGTTGATCGATTAGAATTTTCTAAACTTAACTTCACAGTATCTAAAAACTGGACATAAGGAGAATACATATGAGAAGAGCAGACGTAAGAAAAATTGATGATTCACGACTTGGTAGAGCAAAACTAACAGCAAAGGGTGCTAGACCCGAACCAGTCGCTGAAGTAGTTAAACCAGTAGTTGCAGCAAAACCTGCACCTAAGAAGAAGAAGAGTAAATTTGGAAAGGATTGATAAATGGAAGTAATTCAAAACGCATTAGGAACAGCATTTTACACCGTAGTAGTGTTTGCCGCCGGCGCACTCGTAGGTGTACCATTATGGAACTGGGTACGCAAGTTCTTCCCGTGGAATAAGGACTGATATCAGGCACGTTGGTGTCTCGGTGTCAACACTGCGGGAGGTGATCGGAAATCTACATGAAAAGTTTAAACGACTTTAAAACTTCAATTATGGAAAGTGCCAAGGATACAATTGTGTATACCTTTGGTCGATTTCAACCACCGACATCGGGACATCAACTCCTGATTGACAAGGTTATCTCTGTAGCGAAAAAGCAAGGAGCAGAACACCGCATTTACCCAAGTGTATCAAATGACCCTAAGAAAAATCCTCTGTCCCACACGGACAAGGTAAAGTTCATGAAGCAGATGTTCAAGAAAGCGAACATCGTGAATGATAAAAAAATCATCACACCCTTTCATGCCGCCAAACAACTCAGCGATCAGGGTTACAAGAACGTAATCCTGATCGTTGGGGGCGACAGGGTTGCTGATCTACGCAAACAAATCACACAGTATATCGATCATCCAGATCCCAAGAAGGCATTTTACTTCGACTCGTTCAAGGTAGTCAGTGCAGGAAAGCGTGATCCGGATTCGAGCGATATCAGTGGCATGTCAGCATCAAAGATGCGAAAAGCAGTAGGAGATAAAGACTTCGATCTGTTCATGCAAGGGATGCCAGACTCGGTGTCCAAGACAACAGCAAAGAGACTATACAACGCGATCGCAAAGGGTATGAACCTCAAGGAAGATCGTGATTATGCAGACGAATACAAAAAGCATCATGCGAGTCCTGAGCAGCGTGCAAGACGCATCTCACGCACTGTAACCCGGAAAAAAGCAGAACGAGAGGGTAGAGTCGCTAAAGGAGACGGAAAGGATATAGATCACAAGGATCACAATCCACACAACGATTCCCCATCCAATCTCCGCATCAAATCCAAGTCCTCGAACAGAAGTGACAACGGACACAAACCCGGCGAGAAACAGAAGCAACACGAAGAGACTGAGGTTGATGAACTCACAATTCAACAGCGAAGGAATATCTCTAAAGCAGCAAAGAAAACTGCCAAACGAAGACTGAAGACTAGACTTCGCAAGAAGAAGCAGAAAAAAGGTTCTGTAGAACTCAAGAAAAAGGCAGGCAAAGAAGCGATCAATGCTCTCAAGAAAAAGTTCTTGAAAGGTAAGCGTTACGCGGATCTCTCCCATTCCGAAAAGGAAAGAATCGATGGTAAATTGAAAAAAGTTCCCAAGGCCCGACTAGATGCCATCAGAAAAAAGATGATGCAGGTTGCCAAAGATAAAGAGAGAGAAAGACTCAAGACCGCCCGTGCTGGTACGAATGAAGAGAAACTTGAACCAAAGGATCGGGAGATGGGAACCAAATCATGCACCGATACCTATGCAGACGATACACCCGGACAGAAGAGGATCAAGTCCTTCAAGGAAGCATGTTGGGATACCCATGTGCAGAAGGGCATGAAGAAAAAGGGTAACAAGATGGTTCCCAACTGTGTACCCAAGAACGAGGATCTTGATGAAGTGTCTCCTCCCGGATTCGAGGGAACCGTAAAGGCGATGAAGAAGCATAAAGAAGTAGACAACCCATATGCACTCGCGTGGTATATGAAGAATAAGGGTTACAAGTCACACAAGAAGAAAGACGGATCAGACAAAGACAAAAAATAAATGGCATAAATATATGTGACATTTAACCCAGAAAAGGAACCAACATGAAAAAGTTCAAAGAATTAAGAGAAGACATCCACGAAAGCACAGGTGGCGAAACCAGAGCAGGATTTGGCGTAGGTAAATCTGCCAGAGACTCAATCGCAAACCTTAACGACATTACCTCTGAGGAATCACGAAGTGCAGTCAATGCGTTCATCGAATCATTCCTTAGTGGTCCATGTCTCAACCCCGGACATAGACTAGCAGAACTTCGTGCTAGACTCAACACTGTAGGACTTTCGTTCGATATGGATCATAGAAATGTAGGACTCGGTGAACAGTCATACGGACTCAACGCATACGGTGGTAGGTATGGGTTTGTTGATATGGACGGCGTAGTCAAGGAAGACGATGGCATCGAACCCAAGTTGGGTCGAAGTCTCTCCCTCAATGTGAATGTTACCTCCGATGGCGGAGAGTATAGAATGGAAGCAAAGATCGTATAAAATATGAATTTTGATGAGTTGAATGATGCAAATTTCGTGATGTATGCGATGAAGCATTATGAAAACCCACAGTTCACTGGTATTGAAGAGTTTCACGAAGACCTGAATAGAATAAAATATATCAAACGTCTTCTGAGAAAATACCACAAAACGAATGAACTACGGGAACGATTAATACTGAATCACTTAATAATAATGAACAACGTGTTTGATTGTGAACCGATGTGTCGTTTGTTATTTCATAAGATCGATGAAGAATTGCAACCTCAACTCAAGACGTTTTTAGTTTACCTTAATTACTTACCAAGAAAAATCCCAAACATAGATCTAGAAGAGATCCCGTTGGATCCTAGAATAGTAGAAAAATTGAGAGGCCTCTAATGGGCGCAGTAGACGCATTCATCGCATACAAGTTTATCAAGATCTTAAGCACACCTTTTGATCAGACTGATGCATATAAACTTGGAATCATCAATGCCGATGGTAAAGTTCTCAAGAAGAGAAAAGATCTTCAGGGAACCAATGAGAAAAAGGCGTATACAATTTTCCACCAAATTGGTTGGAACCTCAAGAGAATCCTAAACAAGATTCCCGGAACCAAGAGTAGATTTGGTTCCTTTGCTGCTGCTTTGTTTTTGCTGAAAGAAGAGGCAGAAGGTAAGTATACCGATTGGAATCTTGTAGAACAATATATCCTAGAGTATGCACAAGAAGAAGGTCTGCTGTTAACTGAAGACGTACCAGCAAACAACGCTGGTTCTGGACAGGTTGCAGGACTCGGTGACGAACCTCCTGTGAAGAAGGGTATGACTGGGGACGTTCAGAGAAGAAACCAAGTCAAGGAAGGTTATGAATCCTTCGCTGGTGCGAGAGTGTTTGATGTTACCGAAGACGAGTACATGAAATGCAACTATGGAAGAACTAAACACGAAAGATGGAATCGCAAACTCAAGATGGAAGATGTGGGTCGAGAAGACATCAAAAAGTTCGCCCATCGAAACCCTTCCAAGTCAGTAATTGTTAGAAACGAGAAAACTGGGGAGATGCAGTATCTACTCCGCAGGAGGTGAAAATGAAAAGGTTACTCTTATTGTCATGTCTTTTAATCGGATGTGAAACTACACCAGAACCATCAGCGTCGAGTACGATCACTCACGCGATAGAAGTTCAGGAAGAAACAACAGAACAAATAAACGAATCCTCTACTATAATTGAGGAGAGTAGTGATACCATTCGTAGAGATGCGGATGGTATCCTTGATATCACGGCGTTTGGAGAACGAACACCGGAGATCGAACGCATCGAAGACAGGGCGCACAACATAATCGATGAAACTAACGTCATCGAAAATGAAACAATAAAGACAAAAGAGGCATTAGAAGACCTAAATCGTGCAAATGAATTAATTCGACAAAGTGGCGCCAAAGTGGCACAACTGGAAAAAGAAGTTGCAGAGTTAAACAAAGAAGATGCCGCTTTACGACGCGAGGCGATCGAGAACTTTTATGGTACGATTACCCTGTTCTATGTGATAGGGTTCGCCGGACTCATTCTTGGTATCTTCATGGTTTCATACAGCAAGAAACTCGGCGGTACGCTTATCCTTGCAGGACTTCTGATTCTTGGTTTTGCTACTGCTTCCGTGTATTACCTAGAAGAGATTGCAGCAGTAGGATTCTGGATCACCATAGCAGGAATCATAACTGCTGTTGGTACTCTGATCTATCTTATCCTTCGAGCAAAGACGGAAAGAAAGACAAACGATCAAGTGGTGGAGTTAGTCGAGGTAATCAAAGAAAAGATGCCACAGGACGTTCGAAACGAAATGTTCTCAAAAGGTGGTGTGGCATACACAATCACCGATGCGTCCACCAAGAAAATAATAAACGAAGTTAAAGTTCGGAATGGATTTAAGCATACCCGTTGATCTTTCCGTGTAGCATCTTACAGATGTAATAGGCGTCCACGATATCCGATACCGGGTTCTGGACGCCTGTTTTCTTAGGTGTCATGATCTTACACAGATCCTTTCCCGTCTCTTTTACGAACGCATCGAACATGAGATCCTTGGATGCATTACCTTTATCAGTTGCGAACTTCTTTACTTCAGTTGGTGCTACAACCTCAAGTGGCGTGGCAGACTGGAATAACTTGTACTTCAGAACTCCCACGTTCTCTGCTAACTGGAATACTCTACCAGTTGCATTGAAGGCATATCCTTCGAGTGCTACTTGATCACATCCCACGATACAGTCAATTGCCCAGTCTGATATGCTATCGTAACGTCCGGAGTCTGGACATAAGTTGACGGGTGATCCAATTGACTTGAATCGCTCACCCTTTATGTTCTTGAGAAATGATTTTGCATATTTCTCGGTGTCTGTGAGATAGAAGAACAAACAATGCTCAAACTTGAACTTAGCAGATGATGGTTTGGAAAAAACGCATACTGCTGGTGATGTTAAACTGTAATCGATTCCTGCAATGGCCATAAAAAACCTCCCGTATAAAGAGTATTTATACGAGAGGTCTTAGGTTGTGTACAGGTTACTTCGTTAAATCAGAAACTAATAGTGATACCACTACGGAGAACGAACTGTCCCGAATCGGAACCAGATCGCCATCCAGTGTTTTCTGTGTCGAAGTTACTACCGATACCCTCAAGAGCATACCCGGCCGTGTTGGTCCAGACAAGTCCGTGAGCGAGATCGTAGTTACCACCTACGGTGAGAATGTTGAGACTACCATCGTAGTCACCAATTTCCCACTGTGCAAATCCTTCGAACTTATCGAAGCACTTATATGCAGCAGTAGTGACTACTGACCAGTTGTCGAGACTACCAGCACCTGCATCATTAGCAATCCAGTCTGCATCGAGAGTAAGAAGACCCTCGGTGAGTGTACCACCAAAGGTGAAACTGTTCACACCTTCCGTGACAGAATCATATGCCCAACCACCGTTGAGTGACACGGAGTCATTCACACGATAATTCGCTGCGACACCGATGGCATACTTGTTGTCTCCAACTCCTACACCAGCAGTATCGAAACCATTGTTGTAGAAGGCGCTGACTTCGAAGTCACCGAATGATCGGAAGGCCTCAACACCTGCTCCGCGTCCCTGTCCGAAGGTAAGTGCCGTGACACTATAGTTCAGGGTTGTGAGTTGAGTTGGATCAGTGACGTATCCAGCATAGAACTGGGGAACGAACTGTCCGACTCGAATGTTTGCTTCTTCGAACATACGAAGAGTAACGACTGCATCAAGCAGATCGAAACTGTTGGTAGCGTCCGACCATTCACCACTGACGAGGTAAGAGAAACTCTCGTTGCTCGTATCTCCTGAGAAGGTTAGACGGGCGCGGTCAACCGAAAAACCATTTTGGGCGGGAAGTCCGCCACCGTTGGAATACTCCCAACCAGTTTGAATGAAACCACCGACGTTGATGCCGAGATGATTGTCATTGAGTGATGCTCTTGTTGAGGCATCAGCGAGGACAAGACTGAATGCGTCGTTGTCCATATCCTGTCCTACAGCAACTCCGCTGAAAAGACATGATGTAATAATAGCATTGATCATTTTCATAATTTTTCTCCTTTATGTTTTAGATCAGTTTGTTAAATCTACGATTTCACAAGAGTTGCCTGTACATGCAAATGTTTGTGTTCCAGCGGTCTGATCTTCCTTCTCGTACTCTCCGAGGCCAGACCAATCGATGTTTTCTGGAAGCGTCTTCAATAGTTCATTGTACTCTTCCTTGGTACAATCCTGATATGGTGCTTGTCTGTATGTGTGATCTGAGAATGGAAGGAATGAAACTCCTGACATCTCGTTGAAGTGATCGTATACCCATGCACCAACTTCCATCCATTCGTCTTCCTTAACGGAAACCGTGATAGAAGGTTTGTGTTCACACCAATGTCTCTGGTATGTCAACCAAAGTTCAAGTTGTTCGATGGCAGTCAGATCCGTTCTACAAATCGCCTTATCAGGTGACTTCTGTGGGAACGAGAAAACCATCGTGTGTTCTGGTTTCATTACATCTGGTTCACATGGGAAACCCTTTTCCTTCATGAACACACACAGAGGATCCTTGATATCCGCACGGACAGTGCGAACGTAATAAGGATTGTGTCGAGCATGAATACCAGATGCAGCATCAACCAACTGTGAAACTGTTCCACTTGGTTTCACGCAAGTGATAGCAGCAGATTGGTTGATGTGTAGTTTCTTTGCCCATGTCTTGTTGACATCAACAGAATGGGACTTGAGATCTTCTAGGGTTCCTGCAAGTTTACCGTTGGTAGAACCATTGAGTAATGCGTTGTCCATGATACCCGTGAGAGAAACACCAAGAAGTCTTTCTTCTTCGCAGTTCTTCGTCCACTCACTAGACAGGTACTTAAAGTTCAGAAGGGTAGACTGCCATGTTCCGAGGATCGTTGCAAGACGAACCTTTTCCTTGAGAGTCTTTATTGTGTCATCAGCACGAACGACAACTTCTGTTAGATTACAGAACTCACGATCACGCAAGATGATTTCGCTGCATGGGTTGGTTCCGAAGTTGTAGTTTGGATCTCGGCGTTCGTCAACAATCTTCTTTACCTGATCCTGACACGCAGCACGACTAAACATACCTCTCTCGCCACTCTTTGACTTATAGAGAGACAACCACTCTTCCATGAACGTACCAATTTCGGGTGTACTCTTATATGCAACGGAGTTGTTTGCAAGGGCCCGTTGTGCGTTGTGTTCCCACCACTGTCCAGTCTTTGCATCTCTCATTCGTTCATCAGTAAGTGAAGACAATGAGATAAGAGCAGATCGACGGACACCACCGACTACAACAATTTCAGCAATCTTGCAGATGATATCGTGGCACTCGACGGTAGTGAGTTTTCTGCCTGCGGCCTTACGGTAAGTCTCTACCGTGAATTGGAAAAGATCCTCAAGAGGTTGCGGTCCAGATGCTCTGCCGCCGAATGTCTTGAGTCTTGCTCCAGCAGGACGAACTTTACTTGTGTCCCATTGTGGTACTTGACCACCAATGAGTAGCGAGGTGAGTTCTTTATAAGACTTTGCCCATCCCATCTTGGAATCACCGACGACAATGACTGTATCACTCGCATCAAATTCCTCTGCAATCGTTGGAAGTCTGTCTACGACATCACGTTCTACGCTAAAACCCATTCCTGTCCCGCACATGAGAACGTAGAGGATCTCATCGAAGGAACGAGGACGACTCGCTTCGCAGTATGCACAGTTGTACCCTGCAATATTGTCGCGTCTCAGTGCCTCACCGGCAGTCATCAACGCTCTCATGGAAGGCATGATCTTGAGTTCACGAACTGCTTTTTCGAGTTCGTTCCTCTGATCTTTCGTTACCTTGAAATTACATTCTTCCTTGAGATGAGTCTCAAAGAAATCAAAATATCTGGCAACTGTTTCGGGCCAGGTCTCTCTGCGTCCTTCTTCTTCCAACCAACGGGAATACCGTGATAGGTGAATAAAAGACTGGTATAGCGTGGGTAATTCATCACACATAATAAGTGTCACTCCTCTGAATTTTGTATATCAATAAGTTATGTATTATAGCAGAACGAATACTGGTGTCAAGCAGTATTTACTTCAGGTGCGTACATTAATGGACGGACACATGGTTTCGCTATAACTCCTGCGGCCGCTAAATCAATATCTCCGAGGAGTGCCGCAAAGACGGTAGCGACAGCATTGATATCTGCTCCTGTAAGACGACTAATACCTTCGGCATCTCTGCCGTCTTCTACTGCTTCATTCGCATCATTTGGGAAGTCAGAAGAGATTTGTGCCCACTTCACTGCGAAGTCATCGCCTCTTGCCTTCATGTATCTAATATTTTCACACATCGGACGGATGTATTGGTTCACGAACTTAATTGCTTCTGGATCTGTAATGGCCATTGTATTTGCTCCTAATTATTTTTTGGTTATCATCTATATATGATCAGACGGATCGAGTGATTTCTCGGACGGGAGTATTCACTCGCTCGAAATGTCGTCGAGGGGATTTTACCACGGAACTAAATCCGTTTGCCGGGAAATCTCTGTTCTTTAATAACGCACCTCCGCCGGCCTTGTTATTCAATCTGAAGTCTCCGTTTGCCGCATCGACAAATGGATCCTCAGTACAAGTTGTTGGATTTAGAACAGTCATATCTCCCGATGTTTGTGCAGATGTCATGTTGTAGAACACAGGACTGTCAACTATGTTGTGACCACCCATATGAAAAGTTCCAGAGGACCAACTAGTTGGGTCTGAATAAGAACTCTGGAGAATTCCTGTTTGACAGGTGTGGAATATACAATCTTTCACCCAATACTTTCTCCCTTTATGGGCAGCCCACTTCAATTCGGTATTAATATTACCAGCAGACGATGGGGCATAAAATCTAAAACCTGTGTTCATATTGTAAAATATACACCGTTCGAAGAAATGTTGATATTGTCCAGGCATTGAGTTCGTTGTAAAGGCGCCTGTCGAGGAAGACCCACCACCATCCTGACCGGCGCGGGAATGAACTCCAACTTGATTACCATTTCCAATGAAAATGCAATCGTAAAATTCACCACCATCACCGTGAGCGACTCTTACTTTCAGGAATGCACTCCATGCAGCATCGCCGGCGAAACGGAAAACGCAATTGTGGAATCTCCCTTCATTAGTGTTGAAAGGTCCCTCGCTGCCAGTATTTCTTGTGAATGTAGTAAAGTTTGTCTGGGACAACCGATCTTCAAATTCACAATTATAACATTGAGTCTTCGCCGAGATTGACATCACGAGGCCTGCGTTATGATTGGCAGTCGTTCCTACGAAGTCATCTGTTGATATAATATGACAATTCGTCATGGTTCCACATTCTATAGCCAATGAAGAGGAAGTGTTGTTATTGGAGCCATATTTCCATCCTTCGACTACGAAGTTAGACAACATGGCGCCACTCGGGACTGTCATCTGTCCACCATTTGTAACCCTACCCAGAAGTTTCGGTCTATCGTTTCCATGCACCGTTTCGAGTGTGTTTCCGTTTGCATATCCAATAATATGAAACCCATATGTCTGACCTGCGTAGGTTCCGGTTTCATCGTGTCGGAGAGCATTCCGGGTGAATGTCTTGTTACCACCGGAAACCTTATATGCTGCTTCAGTTGTTCCTTGGAAAGTTGCTCCCTGATGCACCCAAAGAACTTGACCAACAGTTGCTCCGTCTAGTCCGTCCTGAATGTCTTTAAATCCTGTAGCATGAGAGAGTCCATCTTCACTGCCACTGTCATTATCAACATTCACATAAAAATTTGTCGTGTCTGCTGCGGGTTCGTAAAATCCTCTAGTCATATCAAGTATCCTCCATCCGGATGAAAATTTGTATCTTATCTACGTTTGCAGTGTTTGTCGTTACATATGGATACACCCACTCGGCCGCATCAACTGTTGCTCCGTTTGCAGTTGATGGTGCGAGTAAAGTTCCGTATGTCGCACCAGCAGATGGTGTCGAAATCGTATGAGTCGTGACACCAGATCCACTGATGTTCATATACACTGCTGATCCGGTGACTGTCGAATCAGAACCGAACAATGTGGAAGTCTTTCTCAGGGCAACCTCTAGAGTTCCCCCATTGCTTGATGTTATACCATCCTGTAAGTATACTTGATGACTAATCACTTTCGAATCTGTATTTATTAAACGTGCGCCATCTAACTTATCACCAGTGGAAATTGGCGCACTATCACCATCGATCACAAAACCGATACCGAGATTGTTGCTTGCACCACCAGAAGAAATCGTGACATCACCAGATACGCCGTTCACGGTGGTAACTATCGATGCAGCAGTCATACCACTAGTGAACTTGATCTGATCTCCGACATCAACTATGTCGGCACTAACACCAGCAGCAGAGACACCGGCGAATGTTGGATGTGCAGTTGTTACGACTGATTGGTTTAGTGCCTTGACATCTGCGATAGATGTAAGTTCTGAATCCATTAGTGCGCCTGCTGCTGCCACGTTGGTAGCATCAGTTACATCAGCACTTGCCTCCACACCATCCAACTTTGATTCTTGTGCATCTGTCATTAACCGCTTGTTAGAAGCGTCAGTGAAGTTGGCTGTTCCGAATGTTGGACTTGCACCAGACACGACTGACTGATCTAATGCTTTAACATCTGCAATAGACGCAAGTTCGGAATCCATTAATGCACCCGCAGATGCTACATTAGTGGCATCAGTCACATCAGCACTTGCTTCGATTCCATTGAGTTTAGTGTGATCGGCAGCAGTAAAGTTTTCGTCAGTGTGAGTTAATCCAGCAGCAGTAGATTGGAAGGTTCCATCAGCGAAGGTGATACCACCTGCGTCAAGAGATATACCAGTTCCTGCATGGACATATGTTCCTGCTTCGACGAATGTGGTTGCTTCTAATTTCGCGGCAGATTGAACACCACCAGAAAAAACGGTAATTTGAGCAGTGCTATTACCAGTCTGAACCACCCATGTACTGTTATTGTTTTTATAACCATACAAAGAGTTTACATTATCTGGACTCTGAACGACATCAGTAATAACTCTTCCCGTGACTCTATCCGGACCAACGATGTTACCACCAGTAACAAAGATACCTGCACCAAAAGTAGCACCACCATCACTAGAGATACCAGCGACATGAAGGTGTGTAGATGTCACTGCGGCCTGAACATTTGCAGTATCAGTTACATCAGCATTTGTTTCTACACTATCTACCTTCGCCTCCTGTGCATCCGTCATCAACCTCTTGTTAGACGCATCGGTAAAGTTGGCCGTGCCGAATGTGGGACTTGCACCCGACACTACCGATTGATCTAATGCTTTGACATCTGCAATGGACGCAAGTTCAGAATCCATTAGTGCGCCTGCTGCGACCACGTTGGTAGCGTCTGTCACATCCGCACTTGCTTCGATTCCATCGAGTTTAGTATGATCTGCATTGGTAAAGTTTTGATCTGTCGTGACAAGTGTAACATCACCAGATACACCGTTTACTGTGGTAACAATAGATGCGGCAGTCATACCACTGGTGAACTTGATGACATCACCAACATCAACTATGTCAGCACTGACACCAGCAGCAGAAACACCAGCAAATGTGGGGTGTGCGGATGTTACGACTGATTGGTTTAGTGCCTTAACATCTGCTATAGATGTAAGTTCAGAATCCATCAAAGCACCAGCAGATGTTACATTGGTGGCATCGGTCACATCAGCACTTGCTTCAATAGCGTCGAGTTTGTTCTTGAGTGCTGTGGTAAAGTTCTCATCAGAATCCCCAGAACCAGAACCTGTTGCTGATACTTCGAATGTTACCTGAGCATTTGTCTCACCACCATTGAATATTAATGTAATACCTGCACCAGACACTCCAAGACTCAATCCTTCGAGAGAAGCACCAGAAGCACCAAGGGGTCCGTTCACATAAAGGAATGCAAGGGTTCCTCCTGCACCACGGGGTCCGGTGTTACCAGTATTTCCGGTTGTTCCTTGAGGTCCAGTGTTACCAGTATTACCAGTTGTTCCTTGGGGTCCGGTGTTACCAGTATTTCCGGTTGTTCCTTGAGGTCCAGTGTTACCAGTGTTTCCCGTTGTTCCTTGGGGACCAGTGGCACCAGTATTACCAGTAGATCCTTGGGGTCCAGTATTTCCAGTGTTTCCCGTTGTTCCTTGAGGCCCAGCAACGGTTGAATCTGCACCAGTGGGCCCGGTATTACCAGTATTACCAGTGGGTCCGGTGTTTCCAGTGGCACCAGTATTACCAGTAGATCCTTGAGGTCCAGTATTACCAGTGTTTCCAGTATTACCTGTATTACCAGTGTTTCCTGCTGATGCAACCGCACCTCCTTGTCCTTCTGGACCTACAGGACCAGGCAAACCAGCATTAGATGCAATGATTATACTCGGAGTTGATTGTTGAATTTCTACTCGGTTCTGACTCATCTAGAGATCTCCCCAAGGACTTCAAATCTACCACTAATTACCTTAGTAACTGTACCACTTGCGTTGATTTCTAAATCATAAAAGAATCTTCCGCGTGGTATATTCTTTGTTGTAGCAGCATCCATTTGAATTAAAATTCCACCAGTTGTGCCAGTTGCACCTGCACTACTTGAGTTCAGAGTTATACCACCCAATCCAGCAGTTCCAGCAAATGTATTTCCGGGAGTATATTCCCCAGTAGTGCCACCGCCGGTTAGACCAGAAAAGGTTACACTATCGGTTCCGTTTATAGAACCCTGAGCATGAAACAAAATAGCATCTGCATTAGCAGATCGACGACACATCATGTCAGCAGTGGATCCGGACAAATCTTTGACCGTGCCAGATGCATCTTTGAATGTCAAGTATAATGATAGGGTTTCACCCTGTTCTATTATTATTTCGTGATATGCTGAGGGCATAAAAAGACTCCTTTTTTATTATTTATGCCGTGAGATACTTCCACGATTCGCGGAAAAGGGGTTGAATTACCCTACCAATCGTCGCCGCGTATTCTCGAATCTCCCATTGTGCGTGTTCATCGATGCGTTGCTTATAGAATCTTGCATACGCAGCAAGAGAACCCGTCCAGAACCATTCCGTGTACATTCCCTGCGGGAGAGCGAATCGTGCTTGCTCTGGAGCGACTCCATTACGAAGTAGTTCATTGTATGTATACATTGCAAGACGCATCACATTATCAAAGTTCTTCTCTGCCTCAGGATGAACCGAAATGAAGTCATCACTGCCTTGTTTTGCTCCATCTGTTGGTTTCCCTCGCCATGATGGGTAGTAAAACTCTGGTTCGAACGAGACATAACGACGAGAGATCTCATTTTCAACAAATCCTTGCTTGTGCTTGAAGAACTGAGTTCGGATCGACACGGGTGCCTTGATCCTCAGCGTGATTTGAGGATGTGCAAACGGCGTCCAATGATTATGAGTTGCAAGGTAACGGATCAACTTCTTATCACCATCACACAGATCCCTTACGTCTTCGAGATGGTATTGGGATCCACTTTCGGCAAGTCGGGTGACTGCTGCTTCGTCTGTACACCAATCACTTTCTTTATTGAATGAAACTCTCGCTGCATTGCAAACGGTCAAATCACTTCCCATGTGATCGACGAGTTGAACATGTCCTCTATCTAAAACTCTCATGATATCAATCCTTAATATTTTGAACAATTAGTACGATAATAACAGATGCTGCCAATCCAACCATTAACTTCAAGAAATCTTTCCCTACAATCGGGAACACTTTCTTGATACCATCTTTCTGACGGAAAGAGGCAATGGCAAGTTCTCTACCAGTAAGAAGTCCGACGAACACCCAAGTTGTTGACATAGGAATGTCGTTTACTTCCTTGAAGATGTATAGTATAACAAAGTAAAAGAGATCAATCAAGGTTGCAGATCGAACATATTTCGTATTTTTCTTCTGTACTACGATCTCCTGAATCCTACCACCTCGGTGCTGAAGCATCCATGCAAGTCCACCAACGAACACGGCGGAGATTATAAACATCACTTCAACTGGAATCTGTCGTGGAAGATATACGGCGATGTTTGCCATATCATGACTCAACCATGTCCACCAAAGGAATCCTGTGGTTATCCACTGAGCAATCATCCACTTTCGTTTATTCGATTCTTTGATACTCTTACCTTCATCGATCAGGCGAGTGAGCATCAACCAGATGAAATATGCGGCAACACCTGCAACAGCATACCCAAGCATCGACTTCATCAGAACCTTCTGTAGCACCAGTGTTGATGCAAAGGCAGAAAGCACTAGGAATGAAGTAGAAACGGGAACACCGAAACGGGTCAATACAAGAAGCACTGCTGGGGCCAGTGCTTGATACCATTCTACTCCCTCAAACGGAATCTTGTTGAGTCTTCCGTAAGATATATCTCCGTCGTATGCCCACCAACCATACCAGATGGCAATAAGAAGCACAGATGAGGCGTATGCCCACATGATCTTCCAATTTACCTTTTTGTTACTCGCAATCCAAGTTCCGAGAGTCTGGATCGAATCATTTGCAATCACACTGTATGCGGCGAGGAGAAACCCTACCCACATCCATACTGAAATTTCAGACATTCTATACTCGTCTCCATTGATTTAGTTTGAGGGTTGCTCTCATACCAGTGAACGTGTTGTCGTTGATAACCTTCTCGATTGTTCGAGTTGATTTATTGTATGCCATGTCATTGATATCCTTCTCCTTGATAGCAGAAGGCCAAATACAAATTTTCTTGCCGAGTTCGATCAGTCTTTCGTTATATCGAACTATCTGAATGTTTCTTGGTTCATTGTCTAATACATAAACACCATCACTGTGCTTGAGATGTGCTGGGATTTGATCAAGTGCGCCGGCACCAACCATTGCAATTGAGTTACGCAAGAATAGACTATCGAGAGGGCCCTCTACGATGTAAATTGTTTTCTTTGGATTGACTCTCCATTGTCCATACCACAGTCGATCAGAAGACTTGTCGCTCTTTACTGTGAGATACTTGACAGTTCGTCTTCGATTGGCATCATCTTTGAAATTGATGGAACGTCCTTGTGCTGCTACAACTTCCCCATCCTTGTTGAAGAACGGTATGACAAGTCTGGGTTCTACTCCCACTATATCATAACGATCTGGATCAATTCTTTTCATGAATGATCCGAAGTTATCTGTGTAATATAACTTGTCCCAGTGTTCCTTTGGAATACCTCGCATGTTGACAAATTCAACACACTGATGATCTTTGGGCAATTCCTTGATACAAGGCACACCCTTCAGAATTTCTGGTCTGGGTTTTGGATTTGGTTTCGAAAACTTAAACATCTCTTTTTCCTTCGGTTTTATATAGTTAGACTTACTCGTCTCTCCATTCTTCCACCGCTCTAGAGAATACTCTTTCATTAAGTTAGGGGCAATCTGTTCAAGTAATCGATACAAAGAAAAACTTGCATCACAATTGTGACACTTGTAAAAGAAGTCGGTTCCCTTCTGAAAGAAGAACCCACGGGCCTTGTTCTTGTTTTTCTTTGAATCACCACAGATGGGACATCTGCAATTCGCCAGATTATCTCGCTTCCAAGCGAATTTTTCTAGTTGAGGTGACAGAAAATTAATAAACTTCTTATCAATATACGTTGACATCAAACATTCCATCCAGCAAATTTCTGCTTGAACGAGTCCTCACCAAATCCATTACCATACTCTGTATCTTCTGTTAGATTAGTATCTACCAATCCAGTTTGCTCATTCGGATCCACATCAAACAGTTTCATCTTCGCACGGTTAATGCCGACCACAAATTTCTTGTTGGTAACAACATCATTATACCTGTTCTTCAACTGCTTGATCATCATCTGATTTGCTTCTTCTAGTTCTTCAGTGGAAATCAAAGCAAACATCAAATCTGCCGTTGCTGGCAATCCGAATGACTCGGACGTATCTTCAAGTCCAACATCACTGTTGTTGAATCCAGATCGGTTTGTTTGTGTTGCTGAGAAAACTGGAACATTCCTTTCAACTGCAAGACCGCGAAGTTCTTCTGCGATGGCCTTGATATATGTGTAGGAGTTTACATTTGCATTTTGCTTCATTCGTGACGAAGCACAGATATTTAGGTAATCGATGAAGATAATATCAGGAATAAACTTCTTTTTTAGTTTCAGTTCATCGAGCAATGCCCTGAAGTGATTTGCATGTGCTGTGGCAGTAGGGTATTCCTTGACGATCAGTTTACCCGTACAACCCTGAGTTGCAGTTTCCAACTTCTTGTCGTAGATTTGCTTTGGTAGTGACTTCATGTCATCCATAGTGATGTCCATGAGGTTGGCATCGATACGTTCTGCAATCCGTTCTTCTGCCATCTCGCATGTGATATACAGTACGTTGTTGTTTTGTGAAAGACACGCTGCTGCATGATGACACATAAACAAAGACTTACCCACACCAGTACCGGCAAGAATCATGTTCAGTGTCTTGTTTGGTGTTCCGCCTTGTGTGATAGTGTTGAACATCTCAAGATCAAATGGGATTTTAGATTCCGTCTTGTGGTAGAATTCATAGCGTTCGTCGGCATCTTCGATGTAATCATGTCCGATGTGAGTATCAAAGGAAACCGAGAGGGCCTCTGATAGGATTTCTGGTATGGCGTTTTCTGTTTGTGTTTCGTTCTTACCATCGATGATGTGGATCGACTCCATAATGGCATTGTAAACTGCTTTGTCTTTACAGAACTTTTCACTCTTCTCGTACAACCATTCATCATCCTGTTCAGTGAACGAATCACACAGATCATTCAACACTTCAACACATGAATTGAATTGATCTTGTGTTAGGTTCTTTTGGTTATCCAAAGAGATGACAATCGCCTCTTTTGTGGGACGATTGCCATACTCTAGGATAAAATCTTGAACAGACTTGAACAGAGTCTTTTCTACGATGTCGTGAAAATACTCGCCGTGCAAAAACGGCACGGTCTTCCGTGAATACTCCTCATTCAGAATTAGGTTCTGAAGGATTAGTTTCTCTACGGTATTGTTCTCTTGATTCATTGGAAGAGTCTCTCATTTCCTCAATTTCGGATTTCATCTTGGCGACAGTTGACTGCATTTTCTCGTCGAACTGTTCTTCCTTATATTCTACCACATCTTTAGGGTTTTGCAACTCTTCTTCCATGATTTCGCACAAAACATCTCCCATATAATCAATGAGGTCGCCGTTGTCCTCGGTCTTTACTTCATGTGGATTCTCAAGAATCTCAAACTGAAAATTCATGATCATCTGTCCCTCGTTCTCTTTGAACTGTACCAGTCCGTATCGATATACAAGGTCCTTATAATCCCCATCAGTTACCTTGAGGGCGCCTTCGAGTAGTTCGTCTTCTGACTTGTACTCGATAAATTCGTATGTATCACTGAATGCTATCTTCGACATTTTCTTCTTCCTTTTCTTGAATTTCTTCTTCGATGCCGTATTTGAATTCCTTTGCAACGGCAACTTCCATTTGCTTCATTACCTCCGGTGTGAAATACTTCTCGGGGGTTTTGTATAGAACCTTCTCGAAAACCTTACTTCCGTCTGGCATTTCCAATCGAGTAGAAACCTTCTTGAAGATCTCGTACTTAATGGCAATCTCGACAAGTCCATAGTATGGATTCAATCCCTCATCATAGTTGAGCATGACATCAATCATCGAGTTCTCTTTGGTCATTCGTCCCTTGAAGAGTTTACAGTGAATGATATTTCCGATGATATCGGTTCCTTCTTTCACCTTCTTCTTTGTGAGATATATGATAGTCGAAGCAGCATACTTTAGTCCAGAACCACCACCCATAGTCTTCATCGGGAACATAGAACCAACGACATCATAAGTATGATTTGTCATGATCAGAGGAATTCCTGCCTTGCCCAACTTGAGTGTAAGGACTCGGAAGGTTGCTTTGATTACTTGGGCCCGAGTCATATCTTTCGTACCCTTTCCTTCTGCTGTGTCTTCCATCTCTTTGGCAGTCGAAAGCATACCAAGCGAGTCAAGACAGATAAGCATTGGTTTCTTATCCTTCTTTGCAAGTTCAAGGTAATTGTCTACAACCGTAATTGCTTGGTGACGGAAGTCCTCTACAGTGGCAACAGGGAAAACTGCAACGCGATCCGGATCGCATCCACGATCCTTGAACATGTCAGAAGTTACTGCCTGCTCGCTGTCAAAATACAGAACAACACCATCAGGGTTATCACGGAGAAATTTATGTACAATGCCAATCGTAAAGTACGTCTTACCAGTTGCACTTTCGCCAGCGATCGCAAGAATTTTATTATCAGGTATACCCCCGTACAAACTGCCAGAAAGCAGAGCATTAAAAGCATAAGACCCAGTATCAACGAACCCATCTACATCTGCTCCTTCTAAACCATCTGCAACAACACTTGCATACTTGTTACCTGTCTTGCCAATCATTTCATTAAGAAAACTCATTGTGTAATCTCCCAATATCTTCTTGTGCTTCACGCAATTTTTCACGCCGTTTCATTTTATCTTCCAATACGTCCTTCGGACAACTCTTGTCTTTCATGAGGAATTTTATACTCCTCCCAAGATCATCTATTCTATCAGAAATTAAATTATGTGCAACCTTCAATGTTGCATGTTCAAGTTCCACTTTCAACTTCATGCTCAACCTCTGCCTCATCGCCGCCGCGGATCGCGGCCACTGGTACTTGTTGCAATACACCAATGATAGATGTAAACGCCTGATATGGATCCATGTTTGCCGCGGGTCTTCGATCTTCGAGATGTCCGCGTTCTTCGTTTGCAGTATCCACAGGAATTCGAATAGACTTGGTTCTATCCGAAACACCATACGAGAAGTCCTCGATATGTGCAGTCTCATGCTTTCCTGTCAGTCGAAGATTATTGTCTTCACCATACACACGAATCAGTTCAGGATGATTACCGAACTCATCACAAACACTTTCCAGATATTCTATACTGGATGACCTTGCCATACGCATGGATGGAGTCGAGAAGTTGATGTGTGCGCCCGAACCGTTCCAGTTACCGGTCTTTGGTTTGGGGTGGAGACTAATGGAATACTTATATCTTTCACTAATCAGTTCTGCCATATACCTTGCCATCCAAAGTTGATCAGCAACGGTTAGTGCGTCCATGTATCCAACCTGATACTCCCACTGTCCGAGCATGACTTCGGCGTTTGCACCTTCGATCGGAACTCCCATTGTCTTACAGACTGCATAGTGTTCGTTGACAAAGTTTCGGCCGACAGTCCGCATTCCACCGACACCACAGTAGTACGGACCTTGTGGTCCGGGTGTACCCTGTTCCCACCCAAGAATAGTACCGCTTTCGGTGTTGTAGATAACATACTCCTGTTCGACTCCGAACCAGTAATCTCTGGTTTCTGGATTATCTTTGAGAGTCATGCGAAGAGGCGCACGGTAGTTTGTTTCGTGTGGTGTCTTTCCGTCTGAGTTGAATACTTCACAGAACACAACAAAGGTTTCCCACGGTGTTTTCGAGAGACTATACGGTCGAAGGATCAAATCACTTTTGTGTGGATCTGCCTGATTACAACTCGATCCATCAAACGACCATTCAGGAATCATTTGGAGATTCATACTCTCCTGATCATCTTCTACTTCAATCAACTTAGTCTTACTACGAAGTTGTGGTGTGATGTTTCCATCCAACCACACATAATTTACTTCAATCCATTTCATTCTGTATCTCCTATGCAAAAAAGGATTCTAGTGTGTTAACTTTTTCTGTGTTCCATCCAACCACGTTGAGAATGTTTTTCAGTGGATCGAGGAAACTTTTATCAAACTGTAGATCATAGTTTACAAACCTGTGTATGTCAAGTTCTTTTGGTAGACTGTTCGGGAAGGCGATAACCTGATCGTTCGTTGGGTTTGGAACCTTGAGATAAGTGAACTTGATCTTATCTCCCTCGACGATTGATCTGTATTTTCTAGACAACCCGCTGTTCTTGATCATCCTATTATATATCAGAGATCCCTTGACTGCGATTGGTGTACCCTTTGCGTAAACAGTGTTACTGTCTTGATACTTCTCCATGCCAGACACGGAACGCGGGAACGAGATCTCCTCGGGATCGAGTTGATTGAATTCATCCCGGAACTCCTCGATGAACTGAATGATAGTGTCCTCGTCCGTGGACATGATCAACCCGATCACCTCCTTGAGTTTTTTACGGACGATCGCAGGAGTTGAACTCCGACTCGTCTCGATACCCATGATCTTGAGTTTCGGTTCGGCGTACCGAACACCTTCGGAGTCGAACACATTGAGCATGTACCGTTTCTTGGCAGTCCAGATACCCTTGTTCGCAATGACTTCTCTACCCATCACCATCTTGTTGGTGTATGCATTCATCAGACGAGAGAGTCGATTGTACTCCTTCTCGATGAATGGTTCGATGATCTTCTCACACGAATCATCAAGGAAATCTACGATGGATGTATCGTCCTTCTTCTTGCAAACCTTGTCTACCAGATCACCAAGACCAATGTACACACTGTCTGTGTCACTTGCGATAATGTAGTCTTTGTCATCGGAGTCGAGAGCATTGTTCAGGAACTTGTTTAGTGAATCCTGAATCCAGCGAATACTCAACTGCCCGGACAAGGTGATTGCTTCTGCCATATCGACATCGAAGTAGCGGAAGTATTGATTACCAATCGCACCATAAGCAGAGTTCAATTGAATCTTACGAACCAACTGGAAGTTGTTGAACTTTGCAATCTGGTAGTCTAGTTCCCGATTGTCGGGATCTTTCTCCTTCTGCTTCTGACATTCAATCATCTTCTTCTTGTACATGCTACGTTCTTCGTACATCTTCTCCATCAACGCAGGGAGGAACCCCTGAACGTCTCGACGGTAGCACGTTCCGTTGGCAGCGATCGAGTAGTCTTTGCTCTTGTGGTTGAGCAAGGCCTTCTTCGGACGATCACTTCCCTCAAGGATACCATTAGGCGTAATCATGTAATCTTTGTCCTGTTCGATCTTCGTCTCAGGACTGATGTTGTATTGCATGATCAAGTGGGGATACAGACTGTTCAAGTCGAAAGACACAACCCAGTCGTGTTGTCCTACGATTGGATCCTTAACATACGCACCAGCGAATTGTTCATCCTTCTTGGAACCAGACTTCATTGGAATCACAATGTTCTGTTCCGACAGATAATGATAGATGATCTGATCCCACGTTCGAACTTGGGAGAACACATCCTCGAAGTTTACCTTGGCGGAATACGCAAGTGCCAATGAGAGTTCGATGAGTTTGAGTTTCTCCTCCAATCGAACGATCAGTTCCACATCTTTGACATTGTACTCGACAAACTTCTGGAAGTCCTTCTTGTAGAACTCCGCCATACTGTCGAACTCGTCGTAGGATAGTTTCGCATCACCCAGTTCGACGTTGGCAATGTGATCCAGTCGATACGACTCTTGGTTGATATAGGTGAAGTTTCTGTAGAGATCAAGATAGTCAAGAACAGAAACACCCATGATCTGGAAAGTCTCATGCTCTCGATTCATTCGTTGGATCGTCTTTGATCGGATCTTCTTCCACGGGGAAAGAAGGTTCACTTCCCGCTCACCCAACACGCGAATCATTCGGTTGACAAGGTATGGGATATCAAAGAACTTAATGTTCCATCCGGTCACGATGTCTGGATGATCCTCATTCCACAATTCCAAGAATGTGCGGAGTAAATCCTCTTCGTTGTCGAATGAGTATTGCTCGTACTCTTCCGGCAGATCGAACTCACCAAGACCGAAAACGAAATACTTACCATCAAGGCAGTATGTGATCGTGATCACTTCTTCGTTGGGATCAGATATCTGCGGGAATCCACCTTCACATGTCGTCTCGATGTCGATGGTGGCAATCTTGATCTTGTCGATGTCATAATCGACTTCTTTGGGAAAGATGTCACCAATGAACTGATACACATAGTCAGTGTTGCCGTAGACTTGGAACCCTTGGACTCCATCATACTTACGAACAAACTCCCGACAGTCTGAAACTTGTCCGGGTTTGATCGGTTCGACAAACTTACCGTCCAACGTGCGATACTTAGTTTTCTCGTTTGATGGAAGGAAGAGTGTCGGGTTGTATTTTTCTCGAATCTGGGTGGGTTGTCCGTCTTTGATTCCTCGGTAGAGGATGTAGTCGCCAATCATTGACACGTTAGTGTAGAAGAAATCACTCGGCATCTTTGTCCTTGATATACGCAGAAAGTAGAACCATATAGTTAATCACATCGAGGCATGTATCTTGGAAAGACTCGTCCTTAACGTGCATCTTACCAGATTGTACGAAGGAACTCAAGCGACTCATCTTGTCTGTTAGTCGAACCATAAATCCCTGTTCAGTATTGCAGATGCCCATCGCCTCACAACGAGTGAAGTTTGCAAATGGTTCTTCACCACCGCTACCGGCATAGTCACGATTCTTGAGGTTCATCAGTTCTCTTGCCTGTGTAGATAGTTCGGCATGATGTTTCAGTAATTCATCTCTAGTCATTCTTCACTCCAGTGCTGCCGAATCCACCGATACGTTCGAGGTTTTCATCCTGAACTGTATCCACTTCCTCGAAGGAAAAGTTTATACGTTCACAGACCTCGCCCTGACAGATTCTGTCTCCATGATTAATTTTGAAAGGTTGTTGTGTTGTATTATGAAGCAATACGAAAACTTCCTTCCGGTAGTCTGCATCTATTATACCCTGTGAATTTGCTAATGCAACCCCATTCTTCAAAGAAATTCCAGAACGTGCATGAAGACGAACAGAATAATTATAAGGCATAGAGAAAGCGAATCCAGTAGGCACCAGTATTCTCTCTCCTGCTTCCAACGTAATGCCGTCTTCCGAACACGGGACATCAAAGGCAGAATTAAACCTATCGTAAATAGTCACCATCTGTTTGTCCGGGACATAGGCATGGATATCAAAACATGCCGATCCAGAGGTGGCGTGACTAGGCATAATAACATCATCATGTAGTTTTTCGATTTTCACAATTGTCGCGTTCACTTCTTACCCTTTCTCTTTTTGTATGAATTCTTCTTGCGGACTTCTTTGTCCTTCTTTTGCTTTTGTACCTCTACTTCTGCTTGTCGCTGTTCTTCTCTCTGCTTGTGTAGTTCCTGAACCTTCAGTGAATACTGACGGTGGTTCTCAAGCATACGGGTGTGTTCCGACTCGGGATAGTGCCTTTCACTGACGAGTTTCTCCATCACATGGAACCCAACCTCGAAGTCATGACAGTAGAATGCAGTCGCACCCAGTTCATCAAGTGCCTGCCACTTGTATACTTCATCCGCGAGGAATAAAATGTCACCATGTGGATAAGGTAGAGATGCTGCTTGCTTTGCATAAAGATATGCTGCCCTTGGCATGTTGTTCATGCGATACATCCGAGAAATCTGATGTAGAGGTTCTGCACGGATCGGTCGATAGTCATACGCCGCCATATACTTGTGTGCTTGGACATCGATCGGTTCATTGAGTAGAGAAGAACAAATTGCTACACGGAATAACGCATAGAATGCTTCCTCTTCCCAACCGCCGAGTTCAGCACGTTTTTGATATGCTTCTGAGGCCTTCGTCCACTGTTGTGAATCGAAATAACTCTGCCCGAGATAGAACCAATATCTATGATTATCTGGTTCGTCCTTGAGTGCTTCTTCCAGAACCTCTGCATCTCTACTGTACTTTTGGATCGGTTCAATATCGACGTTTCGGTTTCCTTCTGTTCTTGCCTCAATGTGGTAGTCACCATCGATACGCATTGAAGTGATTTGCTCTCCCTCTGGAGCATTACAGTGGGCATACTCATGCAAGATACCCGAATACTTCCAACCCATATGAAGTTTGAAGACTTGGTTTCTCCACCATGTAAAATCACCGCGATGGATTTTCAGTGAGTATGAATGAGAGTCCATGACTTCTGGCCAATGGAAATTACCAGCGATAGAATCATCTGCATCAATAACCCATGCATACTCAGCATCACTCTTCTCGGCATTGTGGAGTGACTCGGTGCGTGATCCCATCTTACCGGCGTGATCACCAAATCCCTTCCAGTCAGACTGATGAACTTCACCGGGGATTCCCTTTTCATCAAAGAACTTCTTGATGATGTCCTGTGTGCCATCAGTCGATCCGGTGTCAGTGATATCATACCTATCGATGTGAGGATAGCAAGACTCCAAACACCTTTCAATGCAGTGGTGTTCGTCCTTTACAATCATACAAAGGGTAATTTTTGGGCGTGAGTTATCCATCAATTCATCTCCAGTTCATTTTTTATCCAATCCCCAAGAGAAGTTTCAGGGGACCAGTTCAATTCAGTTTTAATTTTATGAATGTTCGCAAGAGTGGAAGTGACTTCACCTTTTCTCTGCTCTATATGTATTTGATTTTCTGAAATCATATCAGCAATTTCTTTCACTGAATGATTTACACCAGAACCAACATTGTAGATTCCGCCTTTGATATCAGAATCTGCCATCATTATATTGGCACGAACCACATCAGAGACATTAACGAAATCCCGTTTCTGGTTTCCCGTTCCAACAATCTCTAGAGGAAGATCGTTCTTATACCTCTCGATGAAAATTGCAATCACTGGAGGATATGCTCCATCGACACGATGTCCGTTTCCATACACGTTGAAGTAACGAAAGGTGTTTACATTGAGATCGTTGCTGTAATACTCACACAATTGTTCAGCACAATATTTTGACAGTGCATAGGGATTCAGTGTTGGTTTTAGATGAGAAGACTCACATTGAATTAGGTGATCACACTCATACACGGCAGAGGTAGAGGAAAAAACAACGCGATCCACTCCGCATTCTTTTGCCGTTTGTAAAACTCTATTTGTCCCTAGAATATTTTGTCTGGTTGTATGAACCGGATCTTTCAGTGAAACCTGAATGCTTGCTTCTGCTGCCATGTGAAAGATCGTGTCTACATTGTAGCGATCAATAACTTCGGTGAGTAGAGGAACATTGTTGATAGAACCAACATAATTTTTAGCATCTGGGTGCCAAGTTCCGTGAGCGTTCTTGTCCAAACAAACAACTTCTCTTCCCTCAGAAAGAAGAGTCTGGACTAAGTTGCTACCAATAAATCCGGCACCACCTGTAACTAAGTAACTCATTTCGGGCCCTCACAAACGTATGTCACCTTGTAATCAGAAGAAGTTGCAATCTGATCACTGAAACTCTTGTATACTTTATAATAGAATCCCACCGAGGAGAGAACTGTTTCCAGTTCTTCATTTGTCCATATCTTATGAGTCACTGTATACGGCGTCTCTCGGAAAATTCCATTCAACTTCATCGTGTTGTTGGTGTAGTCAGTTTCCGGGATTAAGGTTAACTCGGGAGTATATACCTCTCGGGGTTCATCCTCAACAAAAGCGTCATGATTAAAACAATCAAATACAAAAATACCGGAAGACTCTAGTTTGAGTGATACTGACTCCACAAAGGATTTGAGTTCTTTCATGTCACGAATGTGATTAATCACATTGAATAAACTTACCACAAGAGGAACTCTGACACTAATATCAGACACAGTGCCAATGATCAAATGTGGATTGTATTTCTGTAATTTGTCTCTTGCTATTTCAATCATAGACGAGGAGGGATCTACTCCATGAACTTCATATCCTCTCTTACAAAATTCTTGCAAGTGACTACCAGTTCCACATCCAATATCCAGAACCTTGGTTTGAACGGGATCAAGATCGATAACATAATCTACCTCACCAGAGTAATCTTTCTGTGAGTGTAAACTATCGTAAATGGAAACTGATATGTTGTTGTACTCAGACATTAGAATATTGATTATCAAACTTAATTACAGAGATTCCTTGTGCCAGTTCGGAGATACCAGAATCCAGATCGATTGTAGTGTCAAACCCAAGAGAAGCGATCTTATCGTAAGACACAACATAGTCTCTCTTGTCGGCATCCTCGCCAATATCTGCAAGATGTAGGAAGTATGGAACCACCTCGTTAATCTTTTCGCATACCTCTTTCTTGCTAAAGTTCATCTTATCACTACCGACATTATACACATTACCAATCATCTTGTCAAGATTTTCAAGGGCAAACATGAAAGATCTTGCGATATCATAAACATGAATAAATGTCCGCATGAAGTGTGATTCATACACAACAATGTATCTGTCTTTCACTGCCTTCTTTGTAAAATCATTCACAAGAAGATCTAGTCTAAGTCTCGGTGAAAGACCAAAGGCAGTAGCAAACCTATAAGCAACAGCGTTTGAGTTGTTCATAATATACTGCTCTGCTTCTGTTTTTGTTGTGCCATAAATACTTAACGGATTGAGTGGACTTTCCTCGGTACAGATGCCGTCCACTCTACCATAATTACTTCCAGTAGATCCAAACAGTATGATCTGATCGTCGTTCAGCATGTCAACCAAAGACTTAGTTGCCTCTAAATTCACAGCGGTAGTGATCGCATGATCTTTTTCGCAGGCGGGATACCCGACGATCGCAGCGAGGTGAATTACAACATCCTTACCCTCGACAACAGATCTCAACTTCTCAGTATCTCTAATGTCTCCCTCGACGAGACTGAAGTTTTTGTTCTTAAAGTGTGGGAACATACTATTCCCACCGAAAAGTAATGCGTCGTAAACACATACTTCATGTCCTGCGGCCAGTAATTCTGGAACTAAAGTGCTTCCAAGATAACCCGCACCACCCGTCACTAAAATTTTCATATTGTTTGCCTTCCCATTTTTATTTTGTTCCAGATTCTTTCGTAAAAATAGTAAACGAAAAATCCGGTAAGATTCATTAACAATGCGTTCATTAGTGCCTCACTAGAAACACCAGATAATAAAACCAAGTAACTATTCAGTATCGCAACAATCCTCCAAAGGATAGTTTTTGTTATACTTCGAGTTTTGGTTTCCTTGAATGACATCAGCGTCCTATGACCGACCAATCAATAACATATGGATCAATTCTTAAATCGTCATTCATTGCTTCCTCGAACCGAAGATTGCTGAGTGATGTAAGAACAGTTCTATCTTCAAGACTAATCCAACCATTAGCATACAACGGAGGGACATACAAGACTGCATGATGTCGATCACTCATGATAAAAGTCTGAACACTATCTGGATTGTCTTTGGCATACTGGGCAATCTCTTCTCTATCATTTCGATCAGCAACTTCCTCTGGAAGTTTGAGTGTCTGGAATTTTGCGGCACCACATGCGATAGTAAAAATCTTGGCCTCTAATTTGTGATAGTGCAGTCCCCGGATAACGCCTTTGCCGTAGTCTCCAACAACATAACACCTACGAAAAAGTTCGTGATCAATGTCGTCAGTGATCGGTACTAGATAACCCCGATCATCTGATATCGATGGCACCTTTAGTAAAGTTGGTTCTGTAACACCAGAGTGAATTTTGTACATTATCAATGTCTCCCATAATATTTTTTGATTGTATCACATACATGCTGAACTTGATCTGGTTCCAGTGCCGCATATGATGGTAAACAAACTCCTTTGTTATATGCAGTCACTGTATTATCGAAGGAGTATTTTCTATACCTTCTATGCTTTATGTATCTCTTGAAACATGGTTGCATGTGTAGTGGGTAGAAAAATGTTCTAGGTTCGATTTCCTGTTCACTCATAAAAGACATGAGTTTTTCTGAGGACTCTTCTTTGACTTGTAACACTACTCGGAATGGGATGAACGATGTTATGTTTTCGTTTGGTTGTACTACTTCGACTTCATCAACATCACACAGCATCTCGGTATACATCGCATGAACTTTACGTTTTAAATCAACAATGCGATCAAACTTATTTAACTGTGAAAGACCTAGTGAGGTTTGAAGATCTGTCATTCTAAAATTATATCCAATCTCCGGGTGAATGAAAGATCCCCTGTCGAGTCTTCCCTGATTTCTCAGGTACTTAAGACTCTCCGCAAACTTTTCATTGTTCGTTGTAACATAACCACCTTCTGCTGTTGTGATTGTCTTGTCTGCGAAAAACGAAAAACAAGATATATCACCAAAACTACCACACGGTTGTCCCTTCCACTCGATGCCAAGTGCCTGTGCTGAATCTTCAATGAAGATCAACTTATACTTTTCGGCAAAACTTCGAACCTTATCCATGTCACAACAAAACCCATACAAGTGTGCTGGCATAATCGCCTTGGTTCGTCGGGTGATTAGTTTGACACATGAGTCTGGATCTAATTGAAAGGTATCTTTGTCTATGTCCGCAAAAACAGGAGTTGCTCCAGTCATCTCAACGGCGTTTGCTGTAGCGATGAAAGTAAAATCTGGAACAATGACCTCATCACCCTTACCAATACCTGCTGCACGAAGTGCCAAGTAAAGTGCAAGCGTACCATTAGGTGCGAAGGAACCATATGAAGTGTTCGTCATTGATCGGAGTCGTTCATCAAACTCCTTAGACTTTGGACCTTCTGTTATCCAATTCATTTCAAAAGATTGTCTTAGTGCCTCGTAATCTTCCATGTCCACATAAGGCATAAACTGGGGTACTTTCATTTTAAACTCGTCTCCTGTAGTACGAAGTAAATCCATTATCAATCGGTTTGTGTGTGTAGATTTTTTCCAACCCGGCGATCTCTGCTAGTTTGTCCATCGTATCAATGCTGAAAAAGTATAAGTGTTCGTTTGGGATTATATGTTTCCACAGCACCTTTTCTTTTCTATGCGTGTCGCATTCGATATCGTGTGTTCCAATAACGATGATCCCATCATCTTTCAGTCTTTTAGTTTTTTCCTGTAAAAACTTTATAGGATCGGATATGTGTTCTATCACATTAAAACTACAGATGATATCAAAGTCTTCGTTATCGTAATCATGCAAGAGTGATCGAGAAAGATTAACTTCATATTTATCAACACCGTAGTCAATATCAAACTGGTTGAGATCTATACCATATGCATCGAACCCTGCCTTTTTTGCTGCGTTGACTAAGAATCCCTGACTACAACCGACATCTAGAAATTTACCCGAGTGTCTATTTACATTTTTCTGTATGAAAGAAATTCTTTCGTCAGAAATAAACTCGAAGTCATCAACTCTATCCTGTATGTCCAATTCACCTACGCTAGTTTGATAGTCTTGCCAGTAGTTGTTTTCATAAACATCAATCATGGACTCCCTAAGATTTCTTGGGTGACAATAAATCAACGAACAACAATCACACTTAACGATATCCCGTCGTTCACCAATTTGCTTGTGTGTCGGTATATCATCAAACGAATAAACAGGAGAGAAGTTCTCCGATCCACATAGTAAACATGTATTACTCTCTTCTATCATAGACTGTCTATTGCTTTTTTTATAGTGGGCCACATATTGTATTCGTTTAAGATTAGTTGCCTTGCTTCGGAAACCGCATCAAGTCTGTCATCATAGTCACTTGGATCATTCACGATATCCAAAAGTCTGTCTATTTCATTGTAGTCATCAACATCAAATCTGTCAAATGATTTCTCTGGAAAATATTCAGAATTACCTCCGCCCCAGAAAAAAGGAACAGACCAACACAACATGGCATCAGTGAATTGAGTACCGAAGAAATTTGTAATCGTATTTTGATTATCGTATGTCAAACTGTATTTGTAATCCAACAGACCAGTTCTTTTATCATTGTTTTCTAATGCACCATTTGCAAAAGAAACGCCACCATATAAGTCTAACTTGTCTGGGTGTCTTTCAATAAACTCACGGGTAAACTTTTTGCGTTTTACATGACCGTAGTTCATCTCTTTGTCGGATAGAATACAGGCGAAGTTCTTGGTCTTCGTTGGTGGTTCTTGGTTCATCAGTTCATCATAAGTATACCCAATGCCTCCACTGTGAACGCTAGGGTATCGCCACTTCACCCATAAATGACCTGTGTCATTCCAGAAGGAGAAATGTCTACAGTCACTTTCGTGGTATCGATTTATTTCATTCGGAGTTAGGGCCTCCCTCGAAAAGTACAGTCTTTGTTCGGGTTCAAACTTAGACCATAGAGACATATCACACAAGTCTTGCACGATGAGATAATCGGCACTATTTGAATCAAATGTGTATTCAATGTCTTCCCACACACCCGACGACTCTGGTGTCTGGTGTCTGTAATCTTCTACCATCTTCTCACTGGAAAGTCCCCAGTTCGGGGCAAAATAAATTTTCTTAGTCACACCATCTCCTCAATCTCAGGAACACTATACAATTCTACTTCGTTTGAATATGGTCCATCCTCTAGAATCTTTTCGTGTAGGTTCTCGCCCTTCTGAAGTCCTATCGTTTTGATCTTCAATTCCCCATCTGAAGGAAGATATTTGTTTGCCATTGCCTGTAAGAGATCTTCAATTTTCATCGCTTTCATATCCGGACAATACGGAGTTGTGTCTGTTGAATTTTCGAGACAAGAGAAAATTAAATCAATGGCCTGTTCGCGGGTCCAGAAAAACCTAGTAGCAGACGGATCGGTTACAATAACCTCTTTGTTTTGTGAAAGAAGATCTCTCCATTTACAAAGAACAGAACCAGTGGAGTACAGAACATTCCCATAACGGACAATTCTATAATTTGTGTTTGGGTTTATTCTGGCATATTCATGGAACAGTCCCTCCATGAGAAGTTTCGTTGCACCGTACATGCCCACGACTTGTGCTGCTTTGTCTGTGCTGATTCCCAGTACAAAGTCTAAGGATTTTCCTAGAGTTAAATCAAGTAGGTTCATGCTCCCTACCGTATTACTGGCAATACATTCTCGCGTATGGGTTTCCGCCATACCAACATGCTTGAATGCTGCTAAATGAAACACACCAGAAACATCTGCAATCGTCTTGTGTAAACAATGGGGATGTGAAATATCACCGGGAACAATTTCTAACCACGGGAACTTTTGCTTGGTTTGTACTAAGTTTCCCTCGTTTCGAGATACAGTTACCACATTAGTACAACCGAAATCTTCTAGTCTAGCAAGAAGTGCCTCACCAAGAAATCCAGAAGCACCAGTTACCAAATACTTTTTATCAGGACTAATAACACTCATCATCAATCTCCATAAATCAAAGTCAACCAATCACGATCAGTCCACTCTTGTTTAAAATTACCAATTTCTTCAGGTCTATCACCATAAAGTTCTTTTACTTTATTTATATCTTCTTCTCGCATACCAAGAACATTCAATTTTCCGCGATATGCATTATCACTAATCAATTCAATCTTCTTAACACACCATCGATCGGCCGATCCTAGAATTTTATATCCATCACCCTCTGCTGATCGGCCTCCTATTATTTCCCAGTCATGTATTGACCAATCCCGTTGTAGATTTTTTAGAAAATATTTTCTGTTCCATATGGAGATTTGTCCTGTTATCCTATAGATAAATGAAGTTACAGATCTTTGTCGAAGTTCTAAAATTTTAAAATCACCAAAGTCTTTGTAAACACTCACATCTTCTGGATTTCTGGCGTGTTGAATTGAAGGTTGCAAGTCTATTCTCCCAACCTTCTCATCATCAATTTCTTTCAATAGAGTTTCGTACACTTCTCGATCAAAAGGTCTTGCCATGTAGTAATCATCAATACCAAAAATGAAATGCTCGTCATCGATCGACTCGAAAAAATCTATGATATAATTAGACCAACCCTTTGATCGACCCACTTGTTCTTCTGCCATAGAGATAAATTCAAAATTGGAGGGCAGTTCAAAATCAGGTTCCGAAAATCCCAAAACCTTAACTTCGAAATCCTCGCCCCAATACTTGTTGAAAAAATATGCAAATCCTTCTATTGCAAATAAATGAGGATCACATGTTGCGATGTATACTTTAAGATTTTTCATATCACTTCCTCCATCAACTGAATGTCCCGAACATCTTTGGGTTCGTTTCTTTTTTCCTTTAGTTCTCGTATCACACCAAGAGATGCAACTTTAACACCATCATACCAGAAGTGATTCTTTGGGTTGAACAGTATCTCATCTTTGCCCATTGTATATTTACTCAACTCTTCGTTGTGACTGTGGATCATATGATGGCCTTGAATATCAAGATCACGGTGTAGATAGTCTAGATCTTCTCCCTCTCGTAAACCATACAAGGAAAGAACAGAACTGGCAGTAACACAATAGTTCTCTGGATCTAAGTTGTTATCTCGGATGTAGTTTCTGTAATAGTCAAACATACACTGAAAAGAATTGTAATGAACATGCTTTGCATTGTTCATGTGATGAATACTATTTTCGTTATAGTATAGTCTTGCAATTCGCATCGTCTCTTCGTGTGTGTCGTTGATATGACACGAATGCTTTCCTATACCGAAGATGTTTCGGATAGATTCTTTCAACTGAACCATGTCTACAGACTCATGTGGTACAATCAAGAAAGAGAGAATGGGTGCAGTTGTGGTAAAACAAAGTTCTGCCTTGCGGGCAAACCCAGCAAAGTTTTGAGTCCATCCCAATCCCCAATCTTCGCCCAGATATATCTGTCGGATGAGATTAAGAGGCGCATTGTTTTTCCAACCGAAAGACTTCACATAGACAACATCAGAAGTCTTGTTTAGCAGTTCCCATGCTGATTGAATCTTTTCATTGTCGTGTGTCACGGAGGGGAACAAAGTGACAACTAATGTATTCGGAACCAGTCTTACATACTCAGTTGCCATCGCATCAAGATTAAACGTAGACAAACCCCTAGATGCAAACATACTGCTACTGCAATCTAATTGTCCTTCGTTTTCCGTTGCTTCGTGTGTATCAACTTCTTTGTCGTATAGTATAGATGCTGCAACTCTATGTGAACCATTTATCAGATAGTTCTCATAAACTGGTAGAGTTCCTTTGGTCGAATCAAACCCATCACTGGAAATTGAATCGAGTATGCCATCGAAAGTAGATTTGAAACTCTCGAAAGTATTCTTGTTGGAGTTGTCTAATTCATCGAAACTGTTCCATGCATTTAGGTGTGATGCATATACATCCTCACCAAAGGACGTATCATAACCTGCATCTCTATACCTTGCGTATAAGTGCTTTGCTGGAATGTCGAATCGATTATTCTTTAGAAGAGTCAGTGGGTTCATAACGAATTTAGTTTTTCATATGGTTGCCGTTCCTTCAGCAACTTTTCAATTCTCAATTGTTCATGTGGTACTTTACGGAAATCCGAATTTTCATTTTGTTCATTGTAAACGTAAAGGGGTTCTGGGATGAAAACAAATCTGTCTCCAGACATCTCAAGCATTGGCCACATGAAGGTCAAATCACCAGCGGCCTTAAACCACTCTCCGTCTATGTCAATGAAGTCATCAGTATTTATGTTCAATACCAACTCCCGACGAAATGTTCTCAAGTGTGTTGCTCTCCAACGATCTTTACGGAATGCATTATTGTTTACAATATCATCATGATAACGATCGTGACCCCAAACAGCAGTTCCAGAACTTGTCTTATACATCGAACCATATGACATCCACACATCTTCAGTGTAGTACCTATCAAGTGTTCCTAGAACATTGTCGTGAGGTAACCAGTCATCAAAGTCCAGAGTTACGATGATAGATCCTTCTCTGGCCATTTCAGATCCCTCGTATACATTTTGTGTTTGATACTTTCTAGTTTCGTTACGAACCACTTTCAGGTTTTCATATTTGTCTTGCTGCTCAAGAAGATATTCGTGAGTTCCATCATCAGTCTGTGCATCGATTGCAATAACATCAAAGTTATCGTGCTTCTGTAGCAAGGCAGATTTTAGGGATTCTTCAATCCACGAACGGGAGTTGTGTCCCATCATCAAAATAGTGTAGTGATTCATAGTAACTCCAACAGTTCTTTTATTGCCATGCTGTATACGCTATAGGGGCGGATAGAGTGACAATCAATATACTCCCCCGATTGTACCATACTTTTGTCGTATGTCCAGTTAGTTCTATCAATTCTTTTATTTAACGCCATCATAGGCACTGGTTGACAAACGCCTCCTCCGTTATCACGAAACTCACAGATCTTTCGGGAAGAATGAACTTCATCAATATTCCACTTTGACAGTGGTGCTTCATCAGGCCAATCGTTAGGTCGGTGTTCGAAGTTCTCGTCAACAGAATCAGAAACCTTACGACAGTAATCGGGAAACGAGTTCTCAATCTCTAGAACATCTGCAAACACTTTACCCTTTGCCATATTGTAACAGATGGGGAAGTAGTCGGCGTTGCTGTTTAAATTTGTCCAAACACACTGCGAATATTCTACGATGGCGGCCTGCCAATACTTCTTCGACATGGGGAACATATCAATGTCACTTGTTATCCATGTTGTATTTGGTTCTTTATGTGTGTACCACATTCGAGAGAGTTGTGCCTGAGTATGAATAGGAACTGTTTCGTCTACGGGCATGGAATGAACCTGTCCATGTTCGGCGGACGGTTCTTTCTCCCCGACATGAACAAGGACAGGTTCGATTCCCATTTTCTCTTTCCACACCCACGACACCAACGGCCAGAAGTCTAGGTAGTATGGGTTATCGTCACACGACATGATCACTTTTGGCATAGTGCTTCCTCCAACACTTCTAGATCATGCTTCCAGTTGCCTCCCGGTTTGTCATTCTCGTCGAAACATTGTCCAACGAAATCAACACCGTCACTGGGTCGTTCTGTGATAGGGAAGTCTGTGTCTGTAAAGAACGGATCGTGTACCATGCAGTTCTTCAGAGATAGAGGATGCACATGCTTCCAAAGGAACCACTGATCCTGACTCTTCTCATCTGTTGCATTGAACTCTTCCATCATTCGAATGATGTTTGGAACTGCTCCGCCGCGGCAACCCCACATACCACCGAGCATCGGAACGCCGTGGTATGGGTGATCTCGCATGATATGAAACTGTTCACCGGAGTCAACCCACTCGTTGATGGCGGCAACTTCTCTCTCACAGAACCGACAGTCAGTATCACGCGAAATCATATGTGTGATACTGGTGTCTTCTGCCGGTTCGAATCGCCAGAACATACCCAGAGATCCGGGTTCTTCTGTTCTCATTTCAGTTTGTACGTTGGGAAATAACTCAAGACTTCGAACGATGGCAGAGTCTACAGTATCGGCAATATAGAACCTACATGTCCATTCGGGTAGCATCTCCATCGCCTGTTTTGCATTTTTAATCGCGCCAATCGTGTATACTGGATTGTCGCCCCATAATGAATAAGTAATCAATTTCACGTTACGATAGACTCCGTTTCCTCTGAGGACCACTGATATACATGAAGGAAGTCATCTAGAGCAACGCTCTCTTCCACCTTCGGGTACAATCGAGACAACCAATCAATGTCTTCACAGGACTGACCAGTCTGTGGATGATATACACTCCTGAATGGTTCTGATTGTGCAAGTGTTCTCTTCCACACACAGAAATGATAAGGAGGTCGTAGTGTATCTTTGAATCCCTGTGAATAACCATCAGCAACAGGCACAACTGGTTCGTGTGGATTGCCCATTTTCAAGAACACCCTAGCATGAACACCGTTGAGGTAGCAGTCTTGATTGAATGAAATGACATCAGCGTTGGGATTTTTCTCTATAGTTTCCGTCAACCGTTCGATGTAATTGTCTGCTACATCATCGTCGTCATCCAACCATGCGATGTGAGTTCCTCTTGCCATCCGGAGAAGTTCATTCCTCTTCTCCCAGATGTGCAGGGACTTATTATCGATAACACAAATGACCTCTACATCTTCTCGATCACCAATCTGACCGAGGAGTTTGTCTTGGAGGACTCTGTACTTGTCAAGTCTCGACGGGATCGAGAGCATCAGTATACTAAATTTTATATCTTCTTTGTTCTTAGGCATGATTAAGTCTCTTCGCTACTTCCTGAACATCAAACTGAAGTTCACTTTTTCTTTTGTTGAAAACGCCGCCGTCCTTCTCGTACATCTCAGGACTTTCTTGCATCGTGTGTAGTTCGTCGGATTCTTCATGACCACCGGGAACCCACTCATGTTTGATGATACACGTTTCACACACGGCGAATCGACCAAGCATCATACAGAGTTCTGTCATCTCAGTGTCACAATAAATGCTGGTGTAGTCTGGATGATACCAATGTCCAATTGCATCGTATAGTTTCTTTCCCATGACAGGCAGTGTGCAAAGAGCATCATTCCGAAGTCCGTCATTGAACTTCACTGCACCATCAAATTCAGGGAAGGTTCCCTCGAACACCTGAGCAATGATATCATCATATTCTTTCAGTTGAGGGATCATATCATCCGATGCCAAAAGTCCCACATCGAAAGTTTCGCCTTCCATGTTTGCATTACATGCTTCAATTTTGGTTTTAGAGTGACCATAGTATGCAGTTAAGTTTACGCCACTTTCCTGTAGGGACGCAAACCAGTTTCGGACTTCGGGGTTGTTCATTGTCTCGTCATCTTCGTCGCATGTAATAACAAAACGTACATCGTGCTTACCAGATAGGTAATCGATGTACATTTCTAAAACTTGTTTGAATTTGTCAGGACGGGAACGGGTGGGAAACTTAATCAGTAGTCGCATAATATAAATCCTTTTATTCTATTTAGTCCGACCTATATGGTACTTGGGACAAAGTTCCCAATCACCTTTTTCTTTGTAAGGAAGAATCTTTATCTGGCTGATTGGAACTGCTGGTTCCTCTGCTTTGGCAGGTAAGACTATCTCTAATAGTTCCCATTCTTCCAGCAATTTAGCAATCGTATTTCTTCTTCCGATATCGTTTTCTGCTATGTCAGTTGGCAGGCCGTCCAGTGCAAAGAGTTCTTTGAAGTGGACGATGTAATACTTACCTCGTTTATGTAAGATATGGCATGACTGATATAACTTCTTTTCTTTTCTGGACGATACACCAATTCGCGTGAGCGTCTCTTTAATCTTCAAAAAATCATCTGGTTCATATAAGGTGATTTCGAGTAAATCACTTACTTCAATATTCGATTGTCCCATTTGTATAAACTCCATAAAAAGGCACTCTATCCTTCTTATGTATGTTTTATGGGATCTAACCCTCTCTTTTGGACATCATGTCCACAATTTCAGACACAGTTTCCTTTGGTAACACGTTCAGTGCTTCTCGGGCCTTCGCTTCAGAATACTCAAAGTAATCCATGACTGCTTGTAGATCATCCGGATTCTCTCTCTTCAACCACTTACTGAACCGCTTTCTCTTCCTCAACGAATGTAGATAGAAATCAAACTGCATCTTCTTTGATGTATCTGGTCTGATATTCATCTCATTCACATAAAAGATTGTGTCTGGGAAGTACGATAGACATCGATTCATAACGAAAGGGACGTACCCCTTCTCGATGGATTCATCATCCGTGTCGAGAAGAGGCACCTTGGTGTGGTTTACTGCATTTAGATAGTCACCCAACTTCGTCATGAAATCTCCGTGTCCTTATCAACAACAGCGATAACTCGATCATGAAGGACTATATCAAATCCACCGAAACCTTCCATACCCTGCGAGTAATCATACATCACATAATCACCCACCTTGTATCCGAGTTTCATTTCTTTTCCATTAGACAAAACAGTCGGATTGCCAATAGAAGAAACTATACCAATCAGATACTTGGGATGTTCCCTTGGAGTGTAAACAACTCCAGCATCCGTGGTTCCCTTTTTTACATTCCTCTTGATCACAACTTTCCCTCTGACGGGATAAAACTTTTCACTCATTTGAATTCACACTCCAACATCAGTTCTGTTAGGCAAGCAGTCAGGTTGATCTCCTGATCCGCGACAAAGGCAGACTTGTACTGGTAGTCTGCGAGTACCATGACTGCTTGAGGAATACTTTGCGGGGCGAAATGCTCGTACAGTCCATCATAGATTTTCCTGAAGATCACGGCAGGATCATTGTCGATACTGTCGATCACCCACTTACGGACATTGGTGAACTCCTTCTTCTTCATGAAGGAGATCAGATCCTTGATCTGCACATCACCAATGTTCGCAAGAATACCGACATCAATTGTACCAGAAACCGAGTAGCGTTGCAACTCATTAATGATACGCCGGAAGTCAGGGAAATACTTGGAGATCAGTTCAGCAAGAACCTTCTCGTCGTATGTTACATCTTCTGCATCAAGAATTTTCTTGATGTTGCCCATCAACTGCATTGCCAAATGAGGACGATCTGCCTTGGCAATCTTGAAGTCCACGTTTGTGCATCTGGAGTGTAGCGGTTGGATGATTCGATTCTTGAAGTTACAAGTCAGAATGAACCGACAGTTCTTCGAGAACTCTTCAATAAAACCGCGTAGCGCCGGTTGTGTAGACTGTGCATTAGAATAGTCGAATTCGTCTAGAATAACAACCTTCTTCGCATCACTCAACGAGATCGTACTTGCAAAGTTTCGAATCTTGGTACGAAGAGTATCGATGTTTCCATCTTCTGAACAGTTGATCAGAATATACTCAGCACCAAGTTCATTACAAAGGGCCCTTGCAATACTAGTCTTTCCACAACCGGCGCCACCCGACAGCAACAGGTTCTGTGCTTCTCCTACACGAACCATGTCTTCGAATGTCTCCTTGACATTCTCTGGCAAAATGCAATCCTTGATTGTCTGGGGGCGATACTTTTCGACCCACAAGAAATCTTTATTGTCCATCAGTTACCCTTATAGGAAGAATCTGCTTCCAGTGCGATCCAATAACGAAGATCGTGTGTAGTAGAAACGAATTCACTCACACCACGATCAGTAATGTTTGCGGTGTACTCACCGGGGAGCATCTTGAGGTTCTCCATCTTGAAGAAGAAACAGAACTCTGCATCTGCTTCGAACGTACCTTCGACTTCAACACTGAAGTCATTAGTGGACTTGTCCTGCTTGTCAAGGACAGTGAGAAGAACTTCGCCGCCCGCACCCTTGATGGCAAGATCACTGACACCGAGAACAGAAGATGCTCGCTGAAGTTCGTTGAGAATATCAGTGGACATTGTGATAGACAGAACGCTGTCTGGCATATCAACCTTCTTGTTTACGGTAGAGAGCAACTTGGGTTCGCTGTAGTGGTACGTCACAGATGCACTCGAACTGTCGTCCGAGATCACCACGGAAGTATCACCGAAGTGAAACCGAGGACTCTTGAAAAGGGAGACAGTGCCAAGGAACTTGTTCAGATCCCAGATACCAATCTCTGTGTCGAACTCTTCTTCGATCGTACACTCAGACATAATGTTCTTGATCGGTGAAATGGTAGTGAGTACACTGCCAGGTTTGATCAGGATGTTTGAGTTGATGGTGGAAAAGTTTTTGAGGATAGTGAGTGTATCAGCACTTACTTTCATTCCCTCAGTTGCCGTGGTCATATCGTTCGTCTCCTTCAAAGTCATAGTCGTCATATTCTAAATCACCATGTTGTATGTTACGCATAAGATTCTTTACCTCATGCCGTTTTGCTTTTGCTTTCACAGTCTTGTGAAACTTCTTCTCTGCATTCTTCATCATGCGTTCGTCGTCACGATGGTTGTCCTTGTTTCCGCGTGGCATAGTTAGTTCCTCAGAAATCCTGAATGTTTTCCATCAGCATACGCAGTTTATTGCTGACAAAATAGTTAAATATATTGCTTCTTGCACCAATAGGAGATTCTTCGAACGCCTCAAGAATTTCCGTGACATATTTTTCCGGGATCCTGTCTAGATCTACGAGTTGGGAGTTTCTGTCCCAGTTCCTCTCAAATTCTACACCAAGATCTTCCTCTTGTCTATACAATTTTTCCAACTTCTTCTTGGAGATTGGACGTTGCCTGATGCTATCAACAAACACATTGTCGGCAGACAATACATTGGGGATTCCGTCTGAGGAATCTCCGTACATAATATGATCAAACAAGAACCTTTGCGGATCTTCCTCAACAAGAAACTGTTTCTTCCGTAGACAATATTGCTTGATGTTATCATATCGTTGCAATTGCTTGAAGTCCTTGTCCGAAGAGACGATCACTACCTTCTCTGTTGGACTGTACTTCTTGGCAAGGACGGCAATGATATCGTCTGCCTCACATCGTTGGATAGAGATGTTCTTGTATGGGAATGTCTCCCTAATCTCTCGTCGAATTTTTCCAAGGACATCAAAGATCTTGTTCCAATCTTCGGCATCCTTTTGTTGTGTCTTCTTTCTTCCTGCCTTATATTGTGGGAAGATGTCCTTCCTCCAGCAGTTGGAAGAATCCTGACAGATAATAAGTTCGCCGTACTCGGAATAAAACTTATTTCGAATACTACGGTAGATGTTTAAAGTAATGTGTCGTACTTGATCCTCGTCCAGATCCTTTTTGCCTCTTGTTTGAGCAAAGATACTCGACAGGATCACTTGGTTGTTGTCGATCAAAATCATTTTCTTTTTGCTGCTTTCTTCCGGCGACTAGATGTCTTCTTTGCGATATTCTTATCGAAGGCATCTTGAGTCGTGATACCGGTCTTCTTTGTTGTTTTCTTACGAGTCTTTTTCTTGGGCGTAGATGTCTCGTTCTTCTTGAACTTTGCCTTCGCTTTCTCAACCTGTTGATGGATATACTTCAGGTGGACATTTGCCGCCATTCGCATGAAGTTACGGTCTTCCTTGTTGCGGTTTGTCTGTACCCAGAAAGGAATCTCGATCAAGAATTCATATCCAAGATACTTCTTATCAAACCAAATCTGAACGCGGAGATCTTTGCCCCTAATGAACTGGGGGTAATCTTCTGCCGGTGCAAGTTTGTAGGTCCGAATCTGAAATCTCTTAGAGAAGGTCTCTAGTGCCGTTTTCATGTAAGATTCATATGACATAGGAGACACCAGATTCAATCCGATTGGATTATCACCGTTGTCCCATGTCTTCTTGGTTGCCTTTTTCACGATCTTCTTCTTGGTTTTCTTTTTTCGCTTTGACATGCTATTATTATAACCCATGATCGGTGTGTTGTCAAGTAGTTTATTCTGGTTTGTAAAAAACCATAATCGGTTCATACTTGAGGAACTTACCGTCTACCTTACAATAGTTCTTACACTTAGGCAATCCGTCCTCGCCTATCCGGTTCTGTCCCGGCATAGATTCCAATGCCATCTTCAACCTGTATTTATAGACCAAACCAAACGATTCTAGAATATCTTTTGAGTCTTGTTCGAGTGGTAGGTAATTGCCTTTGATCAACACATCGGCAATATTCCACAAGAGGTATCTGCCCGGTCGCAGGTATTCGGCACAAGTCTCAAGTGTCGGTGCAAGGAAACCATGCCTCCATGAGTCATACGAACTACCGTACTTTTTGTATGACTGGTTCTCATCCTCACTATATGCTTCACGATTAAAGTATGGCGGCGAAGTGAAGATCATATCCAACTTGCCTTTATACTTTCTAAAGTCGGGATGAATATGAACTACTTCAGATCCTTCCGAGAAGATCTCGTAAGTATTCGTCTGAGAAAAGAATGGATTACCTCGGTAAGTTTTGGCATTGTAAAAATCAGCAATATGTTGATACTTACTAAGACCACTATCGGAAAAAATGTTATCAGGGTTGGGGTCGGTTCCAACATAATGAATATTCCGATCATCACGCACGGACATAGCGCCAAGGATACGACCACCCCATCCAGAAGAAGGATCGTAAACATTGATCGTCTCTTGATCTTTGATGTGTTCGGTGTATCTTTCATACAAATACTTCGCTGTCATCGGCGGGAAGTTGACGGCAGGTTGGATGTACCCAATCCTGAAAGACTTCAGTCCTGCTGGGAAGACACGATTACCCTTCTTGTAAATACGAATTGCGTACAACTTATCGTCAGGAAGATTCTCGATATCAAACGTCGAGTGGTGACGATACGAAAGTTTGGGGATCCACTTCTCCAACTGCTCTTTTGTTAATTGGAGGATGTCTGTCTGTTGGATTTGAAAGTAACCACTGTTAAGTCCCTCACGGATCTTCACCTGCTCCAGAAGGAAGTCATATCCCTCGAACACTTCCGGACTAGTAAAGAACGCTTTCATCCAAGACATGGCATCAGGAACATCAACCACGGAATACTTCGTACTAAACTTGATAGCAGAGAGTGCATGATTGTAGAAAGAGTCACGGCGAAGGTGTCGCAACGCACCTTTGTAAATCCTCTCGAACTTTGTGTCGTCGGCAAACAGATCATAAATCGAGTACCCATTATCACTATCACTGTAGTTGATTCTGGTCTTCATCATATTAGAGAAGAACTGATCTACCTCGACACCCATGCGTGACTTGTTTACAATCACGTCGTCTTCAACATCAGACAGTTCATCTGTCTTTGTAAATGTGTGTACAGGATACTCAGCAAGTTTGTTCCAGTTGTCGATGATGACATCTTCGGTCTTACCCATACGAGGCGGACTGCCGGTTTCATCCCATGATTTGAGAATAGTTTTCCTCATCTCACCTACCCACACACGGAACTCGTCGGGTGTCATCGACAAAAGATCTTCAAACAGAACATTCATTTCTGATTCAACGACTGCTGTATTTTTTTCGTAAAAGGGTTTCATGCTCCAACATTCCAAAAAAGTGCGCCGGGACTAGCATGTTCTTTGATGAACTGCCATGCCTTAGCGTCATAGGTAATCGCTGATGGAAAAGGTGGTATCACCTTTGCGGGTTTATTAAAAGCAATCTCGCACTTGTACGTCTTTGCTCTTCCGTAATTTCCTTTGTGTCCAACGGTAACACAATGAAAGTCTGCATCTGGCCAAGCGAGTTGGAGTCCTCGCGTAAGGGTTCCTGATGAACCGACTGTCCATACTTCGTTTGGTCGAACATCGCACCGTAAAGCAACCCTAATGATGGAAGCGACAACAGTAGGATGGTCAAAACCAATAGGGAGTAATGCACGGCGGTTTCTATCTTCTGCAACATAATCTCTTGCTCTCTTTTCTGTGACACTCAACATCCCGTTGGGTATCCATTTCATTATAGCACCTTCATGTATTGCTTGCAACTGATAATCATGAAGTTTATCCCATGCCCTTTCGGCCATGAAAACTACTGCCTTTTTACCATATCTGCGGCATAAGGAAGCAAGAGAAATCTGTGCGTACCCAGTTGCCGGAGAACTCCCATATACCCATTCTTCGATCTCCTCGTTAGATTTAATTAAGTAATCGGCGAATCGCATCTTCGATCCACCACCAAGTAGGTCATCACGAACAACTTGTATACCTTCGTGTTCCTCAATCACGGGATCGGGCAACGTGTCTTGCCAATCACCAATCAGAGGAAGGTAGTCATCAATTGTTTCTTGGAATAACATATCACACCATCTTACTAAAGTTGTTCTTCTTTACAAAGGTCATGGCATCCGGGAACTTGTCCACCAACTGATCAGACTTGTGACTGATCACAAAGATGTTGCAGTTCTTGCCTAGTTCATGCAGTAACTTAATGAACTCTTCGGTTCCGCCGGCGTCCAGAGATGAATCAAACACTTCGTCTAGAATTAGAAGGTTTGTGTTTGCACTGTTCTTCATTCTGGCAACTTCTCTCCACGCCAGAAGAAGTGCAAGATCAATCCGCATCTTTTCGCCCTCACTGAAACTCATGTAACTGAACTCATCTCTGTGCCGACTCTTGATTGTCTCATTGAAGTTTTCATCTAATGTAAACTTAACAAAGAAGTCCATGGCAGTAAGATACTTGTTGATCAGTTTGTTCATGATCGGAAGGTAATACTTAATGATCTTTGCTTTGATTCCCTTGTCCTTCAGGAGATCAAGAACAACAGATAAATTATACAACTCTTTAGTTGCCTCATCAATTTGTGTTTTGAAATCTGAAGTCTTTTGTCGCAGTTCTTCTAGACGTTCCCTTTCTTCTACAAGATTACCACGCTCCGTCATGATCTCGGTAATGTCTTTCTGTAGTTTGCTGGCATACTTCATCAGAGAGTTTTGTGAATGGGTTTCCTGTGACACATCATTCTGTAGTTTACCCACTGTCTTCATGATCTGTTGTGTTTCTGAAAGAACTGACTCTTTAGTTTTCAATTGATCAGCAAGTGTAACGATACCCTCAGCAATCTCATCGATCTTTTCTTTCTTACCAGAGACACATGTTGTCTTGTGTTCTTCGTTTATCTCTTGACCACACGTTGGACAGTTATCGTTATCTGTATAGAAGGTGATTTCCTTTTCAAGTCTCTTAATATTCTTTTCCATCTGACTAGAAAGATTATCTAGTTTTCGGATTTCTCCTGTCAACGTATCACTGGAATCACAATTCTCTAGGAGTTCATCTACAGTATCCTGAATACCTTTGACTGCCTCTTGTGACAGTGCTATCTGTGACTGAGTTTCTTTCAGTTCATCTTCGCACTTTTTGATAGATGAGTCTGATTTATCCTCGATTGTTTGAATGAACTTTTCTTGTTGAGATATACGATCGGATGTCAAAGTCATTTGATATTTAAGATCTTTTGTCTCGTCTTTATTTGTGGAGATCTTACCCTTGATCAATGTATTCATTATGGAGAAAATATTAATGTCAAGGATATCCTCAATCACATCACGACGATCGGCCGCAGACAACTGCATAAAGGGAATGAAAGATGAAGAACCAAGAATCACAACCTGAGTAAATGACTTGTAGTTCATTTTCAAGATCTGTTCTTCAAGCATTCGTTGGTAGTCCTTTGCTTTTGAGTCTTGATCAAGTAGTTTACCGTCGTGATATATTTCGAATAACTTCGGAGCAATACCGCGACACACTTTATACTCAGACTTACCAATTGTAAATTGAACCTCGACGTAACAATCCTTCTGGTTAATACTATTGACTAACTGAGGAAGGTTGATCTTTCGAAAAGGTTTTCCAAACAATGCAAAGGTAATAGAATCAAGCAACGCGAACGATTTACCGTTTCCGTTGTTGCCTGAAACTAATGTAGTTTTCTTATTTTTTAAATCGATGGTGGTAAGATAGTTACCAAACGATCCAAAGTTTTTGAACCGAACATAATCAAATAAAATCATTCCTGATCAACTCTCCGTGGTATCTGGTTGATTCTTTTCTATTGCAGCGAGACGCTCTCGCTCTAGTCTGGCCGCCTCACACGGCGCACACTTCTTCTCTGGTTCAGATCCATTTCGTGCAGGGGTTCCTTTTGATGCACGGTGTAATCTCTGTTTCATTAATTCTTCTCGTAGTTTCTTTTGTTCTGGTGTCAAAAGTTCCTCCGTTGCTGCTGCAAAATGTGCCTTGATGGTTTCGTTTTCTCCGGCCTGTTGCTTTGCTTTTGCCTCTTGCGAGACTTTCATTGCTTCTCGGAACCACTTATATGGAAACTTCTTGTTTAACCATGCCTGTCGTCCTTGGCAACCACATCCCGGTTTCTGCTTAACTAATCCAAAGGTAGTCACTTCAATTGCCTTTTTTACGGTATCACCCAAACCACGACTTCGCTTTTTTTTATTATCACTCATTGTGAAAGTGCCTCCATATACACTGAACGAATTAATTCTTTAATCTTACCTGTGTTGACATTTTCAAGTGTGTCAACTTCATTATATATAAGAGTTATTGTGTCTTTCGTCATGTCAACAACTTCTTCTTCTTCAATTTCTTCCCCATAGTCTTCGACTATGGTCAAGTTCTGTACTTGTGTATCATAGAACTTATCACACAGTTTGTCAAACGTATAAGGTTTAGTTTTATTGATAACAAAAATCTTGACATAGGTATTCTTGAAATCATTAAAGTCCATCTTGTTTATGATCTCGTCATAATCGGTCTTTGAATCATCATAGTACAAGAAGTGAAATAGTTTGTTTGGGTTCTCAACAAACTCAATTGCTCTTGTTTCTGTATCGAGAACATGAAACCCCTTCTTCTCTTTGAGATCCGAGAAGGTAATTTGATACTGTGTACCAAGGTAATGAACATTGTTCTGGCTGTGCTTTCCGTGGAAGTGACCAGAGAGAACCATCTCAAATCTTTTGAGTGGATCATCATCCATTCCCCCATCAAACTTTACACCACGCATCACTTCATAACCATTCAATTCAAAATGACCACCTACGATAGATGCCTTCGTATTCTTAAGAAACGACAACACATCTTCTCGATTCCTTTTGTTTATCCAAGGAACAAGGGCAATTAATGTGCCGTCGTAATCCACCTCAACAGGCGATTCGTGAAGGTGGAAATTGTCATACCTGTCACCAAACAATTCTTTCGGTGAATTTAGATCGTTCGTATTCTTAAAGTAAGTATCATGGTTGCCAATAATACAATTGACATTCAATCCATTCTCTCTCATAGGTTCCATGAAGTTTTTGCGAACCTGAGACAGCGTACTGAAGTTAACAAACTTGCGACGATCCATAAGATCACCCAAGTGAATTACCTCTGTAATATTGTGTTCTTTGCAATACGGAAAAAATATCTCGTCAAAGAACTTGTTTATGTACTCTGCGAAAGTAGTGGAGTCATTGCGAACTCCAAAGTGAGTATCATTAATCAACGCAATTTTCATTCAGACTTTTTCCTTTTAGTCTTCTTCTTTGGTTCGAACTTCACCAAATCATTTTCAGTGATATCAAAAATATCCGTATACTTCTTATCTTCATCGAAGTAATTATTCTTGAACCACTTCCTAAACTCGCCGAAGTCATCTGCCTCAATTGTTGCCTTATACTTGATATAATTCTGCTTCTTCTCTTTCTGAATTCTTCGGAGAAATGCAAAATAGATTATCTGAGTGAAGTATGAGAACGGGTTTGTTGACTTCTCTGGATCGAAGTTGCTTGCATACATTACACAGTTTTCGATGCCGTCACCAATCATATCATCCTTAAAAGGATAATTGATAAAGTTTGGTTTGTATGAAAGGTGTTCTGCGATCTTCAAAAAACACTCACCCACATAGTCGGGGATGACTGGTTTCGGTTCGCCAGCATCTTCTGCTGCCTTGATCTCTTCTTTCCATTCACACATCACACCGAAAAATTCTTTGTTGTCGATGTAATGGTTTGCTTTTTTCTTCTTTGCCATGATGTACTTCCTTGTCCTTGTTAATACTATAGTCTATGTTTCTCGCTTTGTCAAAGAAATAATTAATTTTTTTCTTGACAGGTTTTCAATACCTAGTTACAATCATCTGTGCCAGGTTTCAGAAAGGTATATTAAAACTTATCTTCATCTGGCCAATCCTTAAACCTATCGTTGTTGTTGAACCAGTCGTCGTCATCTTCGACCTCTTCGTCGATGTCCTCGGGTTCACCGAGTAGGCCTTGGTTTAGCATTTGCATGAAAACTTGCGGCGGGATGGCCATATTCATTTGAATGAAATCCTGAAACCGTTGCTGCTCCATCATTTTTTGAGTGAGAGCATCGCGTATCATATTTTCTTCGGCAATATTCTTTGGTGGAGTTGCTTGTGGTTTTGATACCTCCGGCAGACCTGCTAGGTTATCGTATGGTGGATCCAAATCGTCTGCCTCTTTTTGTTTGAGGTATAGATCGACCGTTGGTGTATCTGGGGTTAAAAAGGTTGCAACCCAATCCTCTGGGATTTTGGTGTTGGATTCATTTGTATGATCCAACCAATCTCTCAGAATAAGAACATCTCGCCGCATTCCTTCCTGAGTTATTTGTGTTGTCACTTTCATTTGCATAGGGCGTTCGATGAGCAGTTTTCCTCCTGCTTTGCCTTTGATGCGGGTGATGATATCATCGCCGCTTCTTAATTTTAAAATTCGGTAGGGTGTCATTCTATCTCTCCTCCTAAATTTTAATATTTACTTGTCGAACTTTAAATTGCTCAGACTTGTAAATCTTAATTCGTTCTATAAAGTGCCTTAGAGTATGATTTTTATATGACTTCCAACTTAGATCATCTCCAATGTCATATAGGTGTGCCGTTTTCTTATCGTCTGACTTCCTTAACTGCCTTCCTATACTTTGTAAAACTCGAATTCTGCTTTTCGATGGGGATGCGAAAATGATATTATGTAGTTTGCGAATAGAAATTCCCGTACTAAACGTACCATAAGACGCCACAATTATAGCGTCGTTTTCTTTCTCTGTAATTTTCCGAATCTGTTCTCTGGTTTCAACATCTGTGCCTCCATGAACAAAGAAGATTTTACGGTCTGGATTCTTCTTCTCTAATATACTATGTAGGTATTTCCCGTGGTTATCTACGAATTGAAACAGAACAAGAGTATTTCCCTTGAGTGAAAGTGCCATATCACGAATGAAATTGTTTCGTTTTTCGTTAAACACCAACCATTTCATCTCGTCCTGATACTTTAATTTTTTTGCTTCTTTTTTCTCTTCATCTGAGTAAGACAGAAGAATAGAATCAATCTCCAATGATGAAACCAGATCCTTATCCATCAATGACTTTGTGGAGATAACATTGTATGTCGGTCCAAACAAACCTTCGATTACTAGTTTGTGTGTTGTCGTACCATCAAGAGTTCCTGTTGTCCCGATTCGATATGGACAGTCGGTTAACTTTGTCATAAGAGTAGTGAGTGACTTCGCCTTGAACAAGTGACACTCATCTCCGAACACAGCACCGAACTGATCGAAGTATTCTTTCGGTTGCTTGTATATGCTTTGCCATGTAGACACAACAACACGCTTGTCTGTGTTCTTGTCTCTGCCAGCAAAGATGGCATGGCAGTTCTTTTTAGCATTCCATTTATTAATTTTAGAATAATCTGAAAAATCTGACAACATTTGAGAAACCAATGATGTCGTAGGGACAATGATCAGAAGTTTCTTATCTTCTGGGATGATGTCCATGTAGTAACGAATCAAAGAATAGATAATCAAACTCTTACCAGAGGCAGTAGGAGACAGAAGAAGACACCTATCAGAATTCATTGCGTGTGTTACCGCATCAACCTGATGATCATGTGCTTCGATTGCCTCGCCATTTGCATGTGGTTTCAGAAAGTCGTTTATATACTTTTTCGTTTCGTCGGATGTTTTTCGTTTGCCTTTTTTCTTGGGTATATCCAACGAGTATGAATACTGACGATCTTCTGCGAACTTGACAACATAAGACAACAAACCCTTGTATAGAGTTTGATCGAAGACGTTATATAATTTGATAGTGCCGTCCCACATCCGGTTACGGTATTGGGGCATGAATTTATAACCCGGAACTTTGAACGTGAAAAAGTCCGAAAGTTCCTTGGATATACTTCGTTCACATCGAATCTTGATATGAACGGAGTCAACATGTTCAATAAACAAATCACTCATACCTACTATGTATGAGTTAAGGGAAGAACGATCTTCCTCTGATTTTGATTTCAATTTCATCATGGGTAAAAACTTTACCTTCATAGTATTCTACATCGACACCAAATCTGTTCAGGAGGTTAAGACCAACCTGACATGACTTTCTTGATTGTGTTGGTACTTTGTCGAGAGCATTTTTATGATATACGACTTTAACAATACCGGCATCTTTGATGTACTTGCAAGATCTAGGAGACGATCCCCAAGGAACAAATAGTATCGTACCTTCTGTTGGTAGATTCGCCATTTTAAATTTATTGATTACGTTTACTTCTGCGTGTTCTGATAAGTAACGAAGATACTGTGGTGCAGACATCCACTCTTGGTAGTTTTGTATTGTATTAGAAGCACCACCAAGAATTTCTCCTTGGTGTTCAAAACCGATACCAGCGGCATTTTTATCTATTGGGTTTGTACTATTACAGGCAATTCTATATACTTGCCTAAAGTACAGTCGGTGTGCTTCGTTCACTATGAAACTCCGTTAGTAAACTTCTTCCATTCGATGGCATTACGGATCTTCCAGTGCCTATTGTTCAGTTCTTTGATGAACGACTCGACGTAGTTTAGTTTCTCTTTTGCAAGAACCATTTTGTCTTGCATAAGACACAGATCATCGTCGGAGTCTAGGTATAGATCAAGATCTTGCTTTAGAATTTTAAGGTCAAAGGGTTCCCACTCAAGGCGTTCCAGATCTTCTTCTGACATTTTGCCTGTGTAGTATTCCCACTTGATTCTCTTTAGAGATCTATAGTCTCGTTCGACCTTAGATAAATCGAACTTACACTCCATGAGAATATTCATGTACTTATTATGCAGTTGTGGAATCTTGAGAGATTCAATATCCAGTGCCGTATCGTCAAGAACAGAATCTCTCTCTGCCATACGCCGTAGTTCATCAAGTTTCATAGTATACCTCCTGTGTGATACTAAAGTATACCACACTCACATCAAAAGTCAAGGCAGTATTTCACTCACTTCATAGTAAGTGTATGCAAATGTTGCCGTTGCTAAGATAGGTCCGGGATCAGTATTGGCACTATCGAATTGAATCTCTGTGAGACTGGTAGGGAACATCCGAGAAAATTCTATACGACGAATGGCCTGCATCTTATTGTTCATCACTAGAATACTGGCATCAGAAAATTGATCTGCTGGTGCTGCTACTCGATCGAACCTGTCTGTTGCCTTTGTGCTAATCAACCAGTTATATACTTCCAACCAGTTGTTCATGTTTTCGTCTATGATAAACGAAACGGCCAGTGGTTGGTATGTGAAGTCTTGTCCGGGTAGAGGTGAGTTGATAAGTGCTGTTGGTTGAAATGCTGCTGCACTATCGACGCCTGGTATCTGAACCGACTGAACGAAGTAGTTTAGTGTGGGTGTTTTTGGACACGAAAACTGAAACGAGATAGGTTGTAGATAACTCTCGTTCGTAATAGTACGATTGTTTACGTCCAGACTCACACCTGCTGGTGGAATATTTGGTAGTGGTTTTGCCATAAGAAATCTCCTCTACACTATTTATACAATAAAAAAGGGGAGAGTCACTAGGACTCTCCCCTGATTTACGTTTTACTTACCGATCAGTCAGCAGCGTATACTGAACCGTCACCAAGGCCATGCAGGTTATCTACACGGAAGATTCGGTAATACTGGTTGATACGAACCGAACTGCTCGGATCTGCGTTCGAGACGAACGGGTTGTTTACCAGTCCGTAACGAGTCTTAAATCCGATCTTCGGCTGGAAGGAGTTCTCACCAACCGCACGAACCATCTGGAGTGGAACGTATGGGCAGTAGAACATACCAGCATCGTAAGGTGAAGTACCTCTGTAACCGACTGCAACGAAGTTCTTCGAAACAGAGTCAGTACCTGCACCTGCGTATGGATCGACGTAAACCTTCATCTTACCGTTGAGGACACCAGCGAAAGTGCTGGCAGTGTCATCGACGTTAAGGTTGACGTTGAGAGCAGGTGAGATGTTGAGGAATCCACCCATTGCGAGGGCAGAAGCAACGTCTGCGGAACAGACGATGAAGTTACCCTTACCGCGTCGAGTTTCCTTAGCGATTACGTTTGCTTCACGTTCGATCTGGAACATGAGTCCACGGAATCTTTCAGCACTCCAACGACCGTCGGAGTCAGCATCTAAGTCGTAGATACCACCGAATGCAGCGGTCGCACCTGCGTGTCCAACGAGGTTAGCAGCAGTAATACCTACGGTCTTACTACGAAGATCGAGGTGCTGGGCACCAAGTTTCGCCTGACGATAGATGGTTCGAACGACTTCGCGGTTGATTTCAGCAAGGATTTCCGTGCTGAGAATGTTTGCGAGTTCAGTCTCTGCATCTAAACCGTGAACCGCCTTGAGATCCTGAGCGAGTTCAGTGGTGTACTCTGCCTTGAGGGCGCGAGTCTTAGCAACAACCGATGTTCTCTCGATAGAGAATGCCATCTCGTTGAATGCTTGTCCACTTGTACCGAGGTTTTCTGCTTCGGTAGTTGTCATTCCAGTACCAGCGTCAAGACCAGTTGCTGGAACGGTAGTTGCACTGTCACCAACACCATAACCCAGAAGTGGGTCAGCAGTGATACCACTGGTAACAATACCTGCGTGGCCAGCAGTGAGTCCTGCGAACTTGGTTGCTGGTTCGTTGAAGAGTGCCTCTTCACCGCTCTGATTGATGTACTTGCTCTTCATTGCAAAGATAAGTCCGGTAGGACCTGTCATTGGTTGCACACCACAGATGTCGTATGCCATCAGGTTGGGCATAGCACGACGAACGAGAGAGATAAGAATTGGATCGTATCCCTGCATGTTCGAGTTACTGTTGTTTGCAGCAAGACCAAGACCACCTTGGCTAGCGTTAGCAGGTGCTTCCGAGATGAACTCTCGTCCCTCGGCATGTGCCTGTTCACGAAGAGCATTCTCTTCGTTCTCAAGAAGAATCGCAGTTACGTTCCTCTTATAGTTGTCGTCGATCGACGGAAGATCTGAATGTTCAAGAAGTGGTTTCCACTTCGAGGTTAATTCGTCTACATTGAATGTGTTATTCGGGTCCATTGTTGTGTTCTCCTTGTTTCCTTTTAAACACTTTTTTATTTATGTTTGAGTAAATTTACGAAACTTTGTTTGGTGATGAAGTTCTACTGATTGCTTGTGAATACAATGACATTACAGGATCTGTGATTGGATCTTGCACAGTTTCCTCTGAATCTGTCTGGGGTGCTTCATTGAAGAGTTCGGTCTTCTTTGAAAATGCATGAGTACCAAAGTAACTTTCTTTAATTACGTTGATCTTCTCCCGGTACTGATCTTCTGTCTCGTACTCAATTCCTTCGACTAACGAACGAAGTTTCTCAACCTCGGTGTCCGCTAAGTCTCTTGATACCTCAGAGAACACACCATCACAGGTGGACTCTAAGATGTCCTTACGGAGTTCTACATTGTTTGTGATCTGCTCATTGAGCGAATCTTCGAGATCGCTAACCTTGGTTGCGAGTTCTTCAATCAGATCAGTCTTCTCATCGGGGACATCAATGTATGATTCCTCGAAGAGATTCTTGAGTCCGACCATGAAGTCTTCGGCGATTTCGGTTCTAAGACCGTTGGTGATTGCGAGTTCATTATCCTTCATCCACTGTTCTACAACATAACCCAGATAATCATCTACTTTAGTTGTCAACTCATCAGTGATTGACTCAACTTGCTCTGCGAGTTGAGTGTTGTGGTTCTCAGTTAACTCCTCTTCGATTGCAGTGACTCTTTCGTTTACTGCTGCTTCGAAGATGGTAGTTGCCTTTGTACGGAAGTCTTCGGTAAGTTCTTCACCAGTGAAGAGAGCGTCAATATGCTCCTTCATGTTTGGTTTCTCAACCTTACCCTTACCCTTTTTACCGGCAGGAACATCAGTTGCTTTCTTACCATCAGTTGCCTGGTTGTCGTCAACGTCAAGAATAGTCTTTGCGACGTTCTTTGCTTGATCCATGTCGGCAGTTTCTTCGACTTCTTCCTTGTCGTCGTCATCGTCTTCACCCTTTTTCTTCTTCAAGTTCTTTACGAACTGGGGTGGGACTTTGCCTTCTTCGACTTCCTTATCTTCATCCTCGTCCTCGTCCTCGTCTTCCTCTTTCTTCATCTTAGAAGCGTTCATTTTACCGTAACCTTCTTCGACCTTAGCGAGTTCTTCTTGAAGACGTTCTGTGATCTCTTCGGATGAAAGAGTCTTCCAATCAGAAAGTGCTTCTGCGATATCATCGTCAGATGCACCATTGTTTTTCATAAGGGTATGCATCTTGGCCATCTGAAGACCAAGATCTGAGTCAGACATCGATTCGTCTAACTGAACTTCTTTTTCTGTGTTATTAGTAGCCATTTAAAATGCTCCTTTATTTGTTACTACGACCTATTTATATATTTGGGGTTTTAGAGTCTACTTAAAAAGTCCTTGAATGCGTTTAGTTTTGTTTCATTGAGTTCGGCAGAAGATGCTGAACTAATCATCTTCTGATAACTGTCGATAACCTGTTCTCTCATGAGTCCGTTATCCCAAACCCATTGCTTACCTTCCATGATTCCGTTAACGAAAGCATCTGGTGCAGATGGGTCTGCCACAATGTCTACAGCAGATAACATGAAGTCCTTCTGAACTTCATTAACTCCGCCTCTTTCTTTCAAGGTTCCCATACCACGAGACGATACACCTAACTTTGCTCCCTCATCCATCAGATTTTTTACGATCTTTCCGTATGGGGTTTCTAGGATTTTCGCCTTACCAATGATATTGTCATTTTCTTCACGAAGGTCGTTGATGATGTGGGACACACGTTCCAGATTGACCGTCGGTCCTTCTGGATGCCCTAATTCACCCATTGCTCGATTCTTCTGTACATACTCTTTATTATATCGCCTTACTTCATCAAGAAGAGTCTTCTTGGGATATACTCTTCCGTTGCGATTTTTCTTTTCTGCCTGCATGAAGATGCCTTCAATGAAGTATTGCTTCTCTCCATTTTTCTCTTCAGTCAGAAATCTAACGTCTTCAGTTGTCTCGGTGATAAGAAACATTATTTGTTATCTCCTATTGCCTTTTTACGGTCCTCTTTGTCCTGAAGACCCTTGATCTTTTCGTTGCTTCTTGCGATGGATTCTTTCTCTCTGGCAATTTCAGTTTCAACACCTTCTTCAACCTTCGATGAATGCTTATCCATGAACTTCATCATTTCAGTATCATTCTTGAAAGTGAATTTATACTTTCCCTTACCGACCTTTTTACCGCCAGCAGAAACACCATCGGCATCCTTCTTAAACTTTAAGGTTGTGGTGACTGCTTCGTCTACCTCAACCTCTTCGCTCTTGACTGCCTTCTTAACGGTCTTTCTTCTGTTGTGTAGATACTCATCGCTGCTATCTACATCACCATCGTTATCGATGTCTTTATCTTCACGATCATCGTGATCACCATCGAGTTCGTCGTGATCAACTGGATCTAACTTTTTCTTTTCGTCGATCGCTTGTGCCAACTCGAACTTCTTTGCTTCGATAGCATCAGTAATCTTTTCTTGCATGATCTGCTCAAATGCATCGGATGCTGCTTTGAGGTTGTCGATCATGATTGCTGGTACTAGTTTCTTCATTTGGTGGTCCTTTTCGTGTATTTAATCTACCTAGTATATAGTTATTCTGATGCCTCAACCTCGGGTTGTGCTTCAACTTCGGGTTGAACATGCATAGAATCCACCGAGATTTCTAGTCGTTTTTGGTGCAGTGCGTTTGATGCCCTGTCATTCAGTCCATTTTCTATATGCTGCTTGAATGCATTTGCATTGTTTATCAGTGCAGCATCGATTGCTTTTCTAGAATCCATCATCATCTCCTTCATCAGAATCAGAATCGATATCACCAGATGCCGTTTCTGATTTGATCTGTGTATCAATAAGTTTAATATCTTCTTCGCTTTGCTTGAGGATGTTCTTGCGGACATATTCGATCGAGTAATACTTGCCAATGTAATCGTCTACTGTCTGTAAGAGATCAATACGCTCTTTAAGAAGTTCGTTTTCCTTAAGTTCAGTGAAGTACGAGTCTTTGGTAAAGTCAAAGAAAATCACATCTTCATACTTTGCCCAATCATCCTCGGTAATAATACCTTTACTCATCAACTGAACTTTGAGAAGTACAGAGAATAATTCACTAAACTTCTTACGAAGTCTCTCGATGAACTTGAAGAACTTAACTTCGTCTCTTGTAATCTCAGAAGAACGACCCATGTTGAATCCGTTCTCTGCTTCTAGTCTAGAGATCGGAACATTCAAGGACTTGTATAGTTTCTTCTGGAAGTACATTACGTCTTCCATCTCGCCTAGATTCTGTCCACCATCCAGAGTTGTGATTTCGGTTCCCCGACCACCTTCTCTTCGCGGCATCCAGTAATCTTCAAGCATGGACTGGTGCCTATGTTCATCTCGCATTGCACCAGTTGATGCATCATAAACCATTTTATTCTTATAGCGGTTCATGACATCACGCAGATATTGTTCTGCTTTGTTCTTTGGTAAGTTACCTACGTCAACGTAAAAGATTCTACGTTCAGGGGCCCTAGAGATCCTGTAAATAACAACCGCGTCTTCGATCATGCGAAGTTGATTGAGTGGTTTTATTGCCTTCTGTAGATATCCAAGAACACGTTTCTTTGATGAATCAAACAATCCAGAATGACAATATGCAATAGAGTCAGGGGATACTTTGATTCCTTGCTCAGACAAAAGTTTATCTGATGTGGTCGCCGTGTTAGATGTTACATCGTCGTTGTCGAGGTAGACATAAAATTCTTCTACAGAATCAATCAGGGAGATTCCAGATTTAGGATCAACCTTCTTGTTTACCTTGCGAATCTTCTTGATCTTAATCGGATCAACAGGACGCAATTCATGAATACCCTTTTTAGTATTAGACGGATCAAGGATAATGTGGAAGAATAATTTACCATCCACATACCATCTACGAAATATTTCATATCCCTTATTATAGAAATCAGTTGTCTTGAGAATGAAATCAAACTCTTCTCTAATTTTATTCTTGATAGTCTCTGGTGCATCCAGATCATCAAGGTAAATTTCTACTGGTTTCTTGAACCCATCAAAGACAATAGACTCGTTGACGATATCGTCAACGGCCATTTCGACTTCAGCATGTAATGCCATGTCTCTATATTTTTTAATGAGATCTACATCATTCCTAGATGCACCCTCAAAGTCAACATAGTGATTTCCGAAAAAACCACCTGCTACAGATATAGCACCATCATCTGACTCGGGAGTAATGAAGGATTTTACTGGTTCCTTCTCTACTAGATCCGACTCAGATGAGTTGGTGTCTATCTTTCCACTTCGGGATATATTAAACCCAAATACTTCCATTATGTAATATCCTTACTTGAATTATCAGGCAGTGAGTTCGCCAGCGTTGCCATCGGTTGTTTCCCTTGTAGTCCAATACTGATAAGTAAGTGTGACTGGGAATTCGCCGATACCTGTCGTTGGATCGTTGTTTAGATCAACCGTTCCAATTTCAGATGGCCAGCAACCAACAAAGTTATAACCCTTGCGTCGAATACCCTGTCTGTCTAACGAATAGACTTGCCAGTTCTGGTAGATTCCTGCACCACCGATTGGTTGTACAGTGAATGCACTAGAGTTATCAACATGCTGATTGATGAGACTAGACCATCTCTCGAACGAATCTCGAAGAACGAAGTCTTGATCTAAAAGAACACTGATTGACCAATCAGCGAACGATCTATCGCCTGGAATCTTTACGTTTCTACCACGGAATGGTACTTCCACGACACCCACTGAGGATGCTGGAAGTTGTGCTGTTCTAACTAAGAAGTTGAGTTGTTCTAATTCACCGTCTACTGGACCTACATTACCAACAACTTCAAAGAGGTTTGTACGAACACCACCACCCGCAAATTTTTGGATGAAGTTTTCGATGTTCTGAAATGCCATTTATTGTTTCTCCTGAAAGTGTTTTTATTACTTTATATGTAGTAGGGCCCCCGAAGGGGCCCATTCTACTTTTTATTATCCTAGACCAACTTCGTCGAAATCGATACCAGATCGAGTTGCAATGAAGTTCAACTGAATGTAGTTGATCGATCTTGCTGGTTTAACGAAGATGTCTGCAACAAATTCATTTCTATCAATCACTTCGCCAGTGTTGTTTGTTTCGTCACATACAACTCTGAAGTCAGTGATACCTCTTCTACCTTGAACTGTTCTGAGGAACGGAACAACCAAGTTTCTGAACTGCGCCCTTGTGAACTCATCGTTGAGTTCGAAGAGTTGGAACTTAGATGCAGAAGCGATTGCTTTCTCAAGAACAATGAACAATCTACGAACATTGATTCTATCGAAGGCACTTGCCTTAGTCTGCATTGTCTTATCACCAAACAGGACTGTTCCCTGTCCGGGGAATGACACAACTGGGTTGATGTTATTCTTATACAGTTCATCTCTGTGTGTCTTCGATGGGTTGAACCCGAGTCGGACTACACCACGGAGTTGTCCACGGTTAAATCCTGCTGGAGAGAACCATGCATCTGCAATCTCTTCTGTTCGTGCTGCAAGTCCGGCAATATCACCGTTTAGCGGAACGTGTCGAAGAACATCGTTGTAACGGTCAAGCATGACTTTCACGTTACCATCAATTACTGCATAAGAACTGTCCTTGTTGAGAGTGTCTCTCTTGTAGTCAACAACTGATTTAGTTGCTTCCTCGGCAGTCTTGTTCTTAAGATCTGCAACCGGGGGTGAGATGAATGCAACACAGTCCTTTCTCTTATCACAGAGATCGACGAGAAGTCCGTCTTTGACTGCATTACCAGGTCCACCAAGAATGAGAGAAACATCAACTGTTTCTGGATCCTCGAACTGATCGTAACCATCGGTGTATAGTGCAGCAGCAGAAACACCTGATACCTGTCCTGCACCACCTGAAAGTGCCTTGTAGAACATATTGTCGAAACCTGTTCTAGCATCACCATTGGAGAGGAGAGCGAAATCTGTAGTTAATCCTCCAGCACTATCAATACCAGTGAAGTCTGCTTTTCCGTAAACGTAGTCTGATCTATCGTTGACAGCGTTCTTCCAGAAAATTGAGTTTCCGTCTCCGTCCTTAGCATCTCTTGCCTTAGAAACACCTTCGAACTTCTCAAGGATTGCGCCCTTGACTCCAGTAAACAAACCATCTTCATCGACGATTGCGATGTTTAGTTCGTCACCAGATCCACCACGGAAATCTACATTAGTAGATGTGGTTGGTGTATTAACAAAGTCCTTTGCATACTTGTTGAAGATCTTGAGCGATGTACCACTCGAAGTTGCTTGTGTAATTGCTGCATTAAGTGGTGGGAAAATTTCAATGTGTGAAAGTTCACTAACACCACCTACGGCGGCACCAGATCCTAACGTAGATCCAGTAGAACCGTATCGAACAGTAAACTCTTCTGCATCAGCAGCACCACTCACACCAACAACGGTGTGTTCTCTTCTGTCATTAAACTTTAAGATGTCGCCCTTGTGTAGTTTAATATCACCACAGACACCTGTTACCGCCGCACCACTTGCTTTGAGTACCACAAAGTTTGAGTTGAGTCCAGCAGTCAGTCCGTGAAGACCGTTCGTAGAACCATCTCCATCAAAAACGTGGACTGCAATCGAGTTACCTCGTATACCGGGATACTTAGCAATGAATTGTGCGCCGGCCTGACCTCCGCCAGCATCAAACTCTCTGCGGTTTGCAACCTGCACTTGTGAACTTGACTCGGTATCTGCGTTCAACCATGTGCTATCAACTGCTCGAACGATCTGAAGGTTATTTCCATAACCTAAAAAGTTGGCAGCAGTGAACCAATATTCGTAGTTATCCTCATCTGGATCACCGAAGATCCGACGAAGAGTGTTCTCGCTATCAATTAAAATTCTTGTTTTGGCAGGGCCCCATGCGAATGGAGCAGCGAATCCAGCAGCGGTTGTTGAAACTGCTGGTACGATCTGCGAAAGATCTTTTTCTGTGACGTTAACGCCTGGACTTACTTGGAATCCCATTGTTTATTCTCCTTTAACGGCTGTTATGCTTAACGATAATATTTATGAAAATACTATTTTCGCACCATCACAAAATTACTTCTATACCTCTTATGTAGGGATTACCAGTCTTCGACAGAACGCCAAACATCACCCTGATCATCGACTTCATAGTCAACAGCGTCCCCAGTATCAATAAATCCAAAAGGTAACATCTCATCTTCAATTTGTTTCATTTTATCTTCGAATAGTTCTTTTCTGATGTCTGTGTTCATCAGATCTTTCCAGTAATCCTGACTAGTCAACCATGCAAACATCACCAATGTCATTGCCAAATCGTCGTTATGTCCATCATCTGCCTCGAATGACTGCTTCTTTGCAACAAAGGAAGTCATCTCTGCTATGGTATTGAAGTCTTCAACCAGTAACTGATCACCCTCAACAAGACTTTTGAGTGTAGCACACCCCACACGTTTAGTGACAGTGGTTTGTCTGATACCCATGATCGACTCACCTTGACCGAATCCACCACTCAGAACCTGACCCTTTCGTCCCTTCACTGTACACATGAGAATGTTATCATATTCAAGATCGGCATGTAAGATGTCTGCAACCTGTCCACCAATGTCGTTCACCTCGATAAACACATGTGCTGTATTATATTTTTTACCAACGGCATTTATTATGTTGGGATAAAGCATAGGTGCGATTGTGTTGTTTCTGAAAGTCGCAACTACTGTGTATGGCATTTGTGTTGTATCAAACACACTGAATGCACTGTAGTCATTTCCCATACCTCTTGCGGTATCTACCGTCATTACATAGTGGTGATCTTGTTTCGGTTCTTCATATACAAGAAGTCCTTCTCCATCATCATACACGGGTTCCTTGTATGACATCGATTTTAATTTAGATGTCGATATCAACGTGTGGACAGAACCAATGAAGTCACATTCGAACTCAGTTGCAAACTGTTCTTGAGATGTGTTTGATATTGTCTGTTGTTTCCATTTTTCATCTCGTCCTGGCACGGCAGACCAGTGTACCTCTATAGGAACATATTCATTCCTACCATTCTCTGCGTCAGTCCAGAACTTGTAAAACATGTTAAGTCCCTTGGGCGTCGATACCATGAGGACTTTGGTGGTTTTACCAGATGAGATGGTTGGGTATACCGAACTAAAAAACTCACCCGCTACGTTCTCTGGGACGTATGCAAACTCGTCTAGGAAGATCATGTTGAACGATCCACCACGAACCGCACTCGATGATGTTGCAGATGCGAGGATCTTCGAACCATTCTCCAGTTCAATTGATCCCTTGTTCCATTCAATGATACCTTGCTGCATCCACTTAGGTAAATACTCATATGCCAGTTTCAACCGAGACAGAAGTTCGCGTGCAGTTGCGAGTTTGTTTGCTAGAATGGCAACAGAGACACTCTGGTTGAAGAGTGTGTAGTGTAGCAGATAGGAAATCATAGTTGTTGATTTACCTGTCTGCCGAGGCAGTTTAGCAATCACGAATCGGTTGTTGTGAACTTTATCTACGATGTCCTCTTGAAAGTCCCACATCTCGAACGGCACAAGACCCTCGTCGAGAGAGACAATCTTGATATAGTTTTTGATGAAGTAGATTGGATCAGAGGCACATTTCAAATATTCTTGAACCTGATCTTCGGTGAACTCTACAGGAACATCTGCTGCCTTGAGATTATGGTTGCCGAGATATTTTTCACTCATGATCTATAAACTTTGTTGTACTCCGACTATCATTGATCATGTCCAACAGTTCTTTAGTTGAACCAACATAAATCGAATTGTTTGTGGTGTTCTTCACGTTGTTGGTTGTCTTGTCTTTCTTGATGTCACCCATTCGCTTGTGTAGATCTACCAGATCTTTGTTTGCTTCCGAGACGACTTTGATCATCTGTGCTGCAACTTCGTATGCTCGGGGTGATTCGCCCTCTGATGCAACAGCAAGAATACCATCAATGGCACCTGTGCCTGTATTGATCAGTTCTTTTAGATTATTCCTTACCAATCTATAGTCAACATCTTCATCACCTTTCGGGACATCCGTGGTGATCTCTGTTGGTTGGTGTGGAACTATGTCTTGGGTTTCGGCATCAGGATCGAAGTTGATATTCAATGCTTCTGATATCTTTTCATCTGAATTGTCTTTACTCATGATTAATTACTCCATTCAATATGTATTACCTTGCGAGTCGATCGGTGGTCCAGCAGTCGATCCGGTTGCACCGAAGACATAGATGTTGGTTTCTGCTGTATACCCAGTGACAGTACCTGTTGCACCAGAAAGTCCGACATCAACGCGGGACAACGCACCTGTCGCGCCCTGAGAGGTTGCCCCAGTGGGTCCGTAAATCCAATCGTTTAGTCCATCGTTGAAGAATACAGTCTTTGTTTGTCGGATAACCGAAGAGTTCTTCGTTGGACCAAAGCAGAAAGATTTTGCTGTGAAGTCGAAGTTTATCTGGATGTTTCTTCTCGAATCAAAATCACCCTCGTAGTCCTCGACAATAGACACATTATTGAGAATAATAGGAACATCTAATTTGTCATATAAATCTGTGAAGTTGATTGAGACTGTAAACTCTGGAGTAAAGTAAGGCAGAATCTGTTCCATGATCTGCAAACCATCATCCATGTTTCGTGTAAACGCAGAGACAGCAAAGTTAAAGTTATATGGAACTTCCGCAAACGCATAATCGAGAGTAGATCCGGCACCAGTTTGAGTTGACTGTCTGCTCTTCGATAATGTGTTTCTTTTCCGTGTTGGATCATATGATACATCAGTGATCTCAAATCCAATTCTTGGTAAAGTGATTTCCGCCTTAGCAGAATCGCTCAAAGAATTGAAGTTGTTTAGTCGTGTGAGAAATTTTTCCTTTGGTCCGTATGATAAAGGAACCCGGATACGTTCTACTTCTGCACCTGAAGAATCACTCCGTGCAATAACAATGTCATTGAATAACGATCCGAACGCCACTACGGTTTTTCTTACGGAACTATTATAGAAATGTGTAAACATTAATAGTTACCCTCCGAGAACGGATCATTCTCTGTGAAGTCAAAGATAGAATCCTTATCTAATTCAAATTCTATCGACTCATTATCTCCGTCACTACCACCAGTAACACCTTGTGGAATCACTGTTGTCGTGGTTTCCTGTGAGTTCATTGTATAATTGGTTCCAGTTGTTCTTCCGATGACATTCTGTGAGTTGGAGAATGTTCCCGAGATACCCACAATAGAAAGCAACTTCGTGGATAGTGTCCAGTCCGTAACCTTGGCAAGTGCCGTCTCTGATCCAACAGAACCCTGATAAACTTCTTCTCCGATACGATAGTCTTGTCCTGCGTTAAGAGTACCCATTGTGAGTTCAATCTCAAAGTCCTGTCTATCATCTTCGAGGGCATCAATATCTGAATATCCAGTATCGATTTCTTCGTGACTGTAGACGAACAGTTCGCATGAGACTTTATATGTGTGGAGTTTACCTAACTGATAGAATGGATTTTCGTGTTCAACAAACTTAATTTCAAACAAACCCTTCGAGAGTGGGAAGTAAATTAAATCACCTTCTCGGGGTTTCTGAATTGGTGCCTCGTTTACTGTGACGACTTGTTCAAATCGTTTCTTGGCAAAGACAAGACTTACACTGTCTCGTATTTCAAGTCCAAACTTAGAAACAAAGTCGCCGTCTCCTTCAAATCCATCTGCACTTTCAATATACATTTCGAGCGAGTACCCATCGTCAAACTTTGACTGGGTGTCTTCACCGAATAGTTTATCTTCGTTCATCAGAGTTCGGGGTATATACACCATATCCTCACCGTGCATTTTGATTGCCTCCACGGTGAGATCTTCAATGAGTCTCTGCTCACTCCCGATGTTTCGTCTGAAATAAGAATTCTTTGCCATTTTATCCTACCATAAAATCTGGTGGTAACTCGTACTTGAGTTGAACTTCTTCTTCTATCTTTGTAATTTCTTCTTGTCCCTGAGAGTATAACTCTGCACCATTATATGAAAGACCACCGGGAAGTGTGATGTTCTGGAACTTGGATAAGTTCATTCCCCACTGTCTTTTGATTAGTGATGTGACATACTCTTTCAGAAGTCTATCATTATAGATTTCTGTGTATGTGTTTGGATCTAGAATGGAGTATGCTTCGATTACGACAAAATCACCAACAGAAAAATTCTCAGACCAGTCAGTATCGATCAGTAGTTTATTTGTAACTCTGGAGAATCGAACTGCCTTTTCTGGATCTAACATCTGCTGAATAAGTGCCAGGTGTCTCTTTGTAATATCATACTGTGCCAGATTTCCCATACCAGTACGCACTCCATAGAAATCGTTGAGTGCCATTTGATATCGAACATCAAACATGTTTACGCTGTTGTTTCCCTGTTCGAATATTCTTGTTACACTGATAACAGAGGAATCGACTTGATTCATATCAATATATTCGTTTGTCATATCGTCTGATGTTAACTGATGCTTATAAAATTGTTTCTGCACACCATCAAAATGGTATTCTGCAAAGAATTGAAGTGCATCGTCAAGTCTATCTTCTACCTGTGCGTCATCAACATTGATCTCGATCACAGGATCCCCGAGTCTCCTCAGAGCATAGTCCTTCAGTTGTTGTCTCGTTGCTGGTTGTGCCATCTAAAATGCTCCTCTTCTTTTTATATGTATGATTTCTAGTGCATTTTCTAATGGCAGTTCCTTCACCGCCTCTTGGTTTTCTAAACTTTTTTGAACATCTATTTTTGTTTACCAAGGAAATTTCGTACCTTTCTGATCCTTTCTGACTCGATCCGGGCCTCGTCGTCATAGATCTTTTTGTAATTTTTAAACTCGTTCAATCTCGAAATAAAACGATCCCCATCTTCCCAAGGAATAGGAAGGGGGATTATTGTAGAACCATTACTTTGGTAATGCTCTTGGTTCTGAATATAGACTCTGGTTCTTTGATCTTTTGGTGGATCATAGTCCGGTTCTAGTTTTTTAAAAAGTTGAAAATCTATCGATTCGTTGTTTATTATAATTCTATCTTCATCTACATTATGAATAAATCTGTTCATCTATTTTTCCGTCATTTTGTACTAAATCCATAACCACTACCAGTAGAAGTTGCAGGTATAAGTGATACATATGTGCCTTTACTCAGGACTAGTTCTGTTCCGTTTGCAAGGGTAGTTACTCTTGCATCAAGAATTGTTTTGCCGTCTGTAAGTGCTGTTATGATATTAATTTTGTCTACTCCTGACTTCTCTTCTGATTCGTTCCGTCTTTTATATTCTGTAAGATCTCCCCAGAGACGGATGACTTCTGTTCCTGTAAACTTAACGGGATCACCTTCTGCATTTTCGATAGAGTATGAACCACAAGATCCACTCGAAGTTCCTGCATTAATCGAAGTAACCAATTCACCCAATGGGCCCATTGCTTCTGGTCTAGGAACAAACGAGAATGAACCACCACCTGTTGATCCCGTGTGTGTTTCACCGGCGGGACCAAAGTATCCTGTCGTGCCACTAAATCCACCACAAGAACCATCCCCAAAGAATAATGTACAAAACCCATTATCCGAAGATCCGGTAGGACCTGGGTTGTGTGTCTGTCCATAAATTCTTGCGTATGTAAGATCTTCTGTATCAGACTCTAGTGTATTTCTAATGATACCTTGGTATGTGCTGATATCCACTATGTCAAGACCACCACTTCCTCCAGCACCAGAGTTTCCTCCTGTTGATTGTACTGCATAGTGAGCAGCACATGACATTCCCGTAATGAATCCACCGCCGATAGTTGGATAATCATAACCACCAGTTCCGGTTGTGTTTCTCAAGAACAATCTCTTCTTGGTAGTATTCCAGATAGTAACGATACCTTCATAGAACTCTCTATTGTTCAAATGTGGATTATTACCAGACTGAACATCAAACAATGAACACCCAGATGTTCCTCTTGATGGAATGTAATATGCATATCCTGGTCGCCAAATTTCGTCACCAAGGCCTGTTGTCGCTCCCGTAAGAGCAGTACCCTTTTGGTATGTCGTATTGAGAATCGCAGCACTTGCTCCAGCAGTTAATACTGTTCCGGATGTACAACCAATCACAAATTCATCTATAAATCCACCCCAGTTGTCACGATGATCGTCTGATCCGTTTGGATCGAACTTACCACCAAACACAAACGGGTGTGGGTTTAACTTGATACCACCACCGTTTGTTGATTGGTTTACAGTTCGCACTCCGTTGACGTATGCTGTGACGGTTGATCCTGCGGCAGAGTTTCTGTACGCTACTGCAATATGATGCCACTTTTGAAATGGAATGTTCGCACCACTTGTTGGTCCTGTTGCATTGTTTGTCACTGTGGTGATTGTTACATTATTCACCAATCCGGTGACTGATGTATCAGCAGCATCAGACCAATGGAATTTAACGGATGATCCTTCTTGATTGAGCAAGAAACAGTCACCACTACCACCAGTAAAACCTCCAGTTGGTCCTGTTGTTCCGCTTTCTGGTCCAGTGTATCCCTGAGTGGCCGAGGTATCAAGTTTTGCCAAGATCGTACCATTAGGTAAACTCGGGGATTGGAACCAAACCCACCCACTAAGTAACCAGTTGTCTAGGGTTGATCCGTTATGACCACCTCTGGATGGAAGGACTATTTGTCCACCGTTTCCGGAAAAGTAAATACTTTCTTTTGCACAACTAAGTGTAACACCATTCCATTTGCCCTGCGATCCAGAAGATGGTTGACCATACTCCGGTTTGAATGTTCTTGGCGGAAATTCGAGGACTCTCGATCTGGTGTGGGCCCGAATCTTGTCAAGTTCTACTCGTTCGTCGTGAGAAAATTCACCACACCCAACTATTGCATTGTAATACCAACCATCGTCACCACAACCACCAGAGGAAGCAGATCGCTGTGCTGGAATTTTAACTGTTCCTCTGGGATCGAATCCTTGAACTTCCTCGTTGTTTGTGTTTAGTTTGTCGAACAACTCCTTATCCATAGTGAAAATCTCATACGCTCCTTTGGAACGATAGCGTGATGAATTATCATTTTCTTTTAATATGTCTACGATTCTACCATCTGTAGAATCGATGACTATTTGGATTTTGGTGTTGTTGGTTATCGACATGTATTACCCTTAGTTTATGATGCGCCGCTTGTTGTTGGTGGTTCTATATGAGACGTTGAATCGACTGCCCAATCATCAGCATTATTGGGTGTGACATTACCAACTTCTAACTCAATGATTCCTGTCTTATTTATGAATGAACCCAAGTTAGATTGTCCATGTGCGGTTGACATTCCGGCATAAATTTGGTTTGCTGTTGTGATGGTTGCAACCGTTGTGCCTGATGAGATTGTTCTTGAGATTGCAGAGGTCGCTTTTTCACAGTTAATGATAGAATCATTTCGTGCGATAAAGTTATACTCGGCATTGTCTGTTGCATACGCCATCTGTGCTTGGATATTTGAGTTTTGTCTAGCAGTGTATCCGCCTCGGGTTCTCTGTGCAGAGGAATTCCTAGCATTGATACTACTGTTCTCTCTCGAAAGGAAACCTGGTCCTGCACATCCCCTAACAAACGATAGGTTGGCATCGATTAATGAGTTTTCCATTGCAACGAAACCGCCATTTCTCAGAAGAGAAACATAACATCTTGGAGCATCGATTGATGAGTTGTTATGTGATAAGAAACCAATTCCCATAGGATGATCGACTAGTCTATACGTTGTCTCATCTGGTGGTTCTACGTTATTACATGGTCTTGTACAAGTGAATTCATTATCTGTACCGGGAGGACAGATACATTCTCCATCTGGACAGTTAGTACATTCTTGGAACAGACCTGGGATTCCTTCACACGGCGTTCCAAATCCCGAACATGTATTCTCATCATTCTTACAGAAACACGGTTTACCATCTGTATCAGTTGCATCACAACAACATCCACTACCTTGACAGTCGATGGCCTGTGTACAATCTACACCACAACATGTTCCATCCTCTCCTGTACATTCGCAACCATCTGGATCTGCACAGCATGGGTCGCCTGGATTACAAGTACAGAAACAATCGTCTGGATTACCACACTGAACACACCACGAACAGAAATCGCCATCGCCTGGATCCGGCGCACATCCTGATTGACATGGTTCGTCGTCGCATGGATCGTCTACTGGTGGATCGCCGTCGCCGGGATTGTCGGGCGGATCAACATCATCCTCATCATCATCACAGTCACCTCCATCACACCCGTTCGCAGGATCACATGCATAATCCGAACAGTTGCTACAACAGAAGTTTTCACATATACCACCACTGCTTGCACAACCATTTTCACAATCTGTGCAGTTTACGCAATTTGTACAAAAAAGATCTCCAGGTCCAAAGAATCCTCCATCACCCGTTGAAATGAAGTCGAATGGATCACCAAAGAATCCCGGAGGGTAACATACTCCACCTGCTAGATCCTCGTCAGCAGAATTACACTCACCATCTGGTTCATATGTACTGGCAAGACTATTTTCTGGTAAGACACCCTGTCCAACCCCGTAAAGAAATCCACCCGAAGATATAATTCTATTGGGTGAAGATTCGTTTGTTGATACATCTCTGAAACCTAAACCAACTACTGGCCAGATTGATTGGAGATAAATTTGATTTCCTGTGTTTAATGGGTAGTAATTATACAGATCAAAAACAGGATCTATCATCCTGTTATATGGATCTTTGAATGAGTTCCAAACACACTTTGTCGTTACTGATACACCATCATCTAGGTTAATCGACAGGTAATCTCCTGACATCAATTCAGAAGCATCAGAACCGACGTTATCAAGATCAATTGTTAGTGGACTATATCCACCAGATCCGACTGTAGTGTTTGTAGTTCTAATTATAGAATTGTTATTCGCAACAATCCCCACAACATCACACCCAGTTATTGTGCCATTTTTACACGATACTGTAGAGTTGTTTTCTGCTACCACTCCGAATGAACAATCCGAAATTGCAAGTCCGTCCAGATTAATAGTTGAGTTTGTATGTGCTGCTACACCGGCATACCAACCAGATATTCCTATGTTATCACAGACTCCATTTCCTATTGATGAATTTTTAAATGCAAGAATTGCTTCACCATTAGATGCCGCAGGATCCATCTCATTGAAGTGCTTGAACCTAACATCTCCTTGAAAAACAAGATTGCTAATTCCATGAAGACTACTATTTGGTTTAAGAACCAATCCCTTAGTAGCGTGTCTTCTTCCGTGTGCATCAGATCTTTTAAATCTGAAAATACTCTTCATAACTTTAGCAGAAATTGCATGATCAGAAACTACAGTTCCTATGGAAGTATCGATTCCTGTGGTTGCCAGTGTTCCATATTTTCCGGTAGGATCGCCAGTCTCTGAATTATTAAAAGATTTATATCCACCAACATAGATGTCATCGTTTACGGAAATATCACCGCTGTTTGTGATTTGAGACTTTGCTACTTTGTGTAGGAAATTTTTTCCACGCGATCTAAATGTTACTGTATTATCTGTTGTGTTTACTGCGATAATCTCATAACATCCAAGAACATTTGTTCTAGCATCACCGGGATTTGGTCCAGTGAGTCCTTCCGAACCTAATGAACCATCTTTACCTGTAGGATAATACCTTTGCGATCCACTCGTCTGATCTCGGAAGAGGATATAATCGCCAACCTCAACACCAGCAGTGGTAGGCAAAATGGGAGACGTTGGGGGAGAAGACAGATTTTCTGTGCTTGCTAGTTTTACGGTGATCCTGTTGTCTACAAGAGAACCAACACCATATCCGTTACCTTCGATGTTTTCTTGTGCATCGTACTTGTATGAAGTTACTTCTTGTAGTTTGAAACTGACACCGGAAGAACCTTTAATAGAAATCTTTTTCTTGGTTTGATTATCAATAATTATGGGATACTCATAGTTATAAGTTCCCGAGGCACATTCAATTATTGCGTTTCCTGTTTCGGTAAAGAATAATCTCTTTAGATCTTCGAGGGCCCTACTTGGGTGGAAATATGGATTTGTAATACTACCATCTCCGGTGGTGTCACTTCCATTCGGAGAGCAGTACAGATACATGGTAGTATCCACCAAGTTAATTGGTAGTTGTCCCTGCGGTATTCTAATTGCACTTTGATCAGCCATTTTGTTTTATTACTCTCCTAAAGTTCAGAATCTACTGTAACCCATACTCTACCTTGAACATGTCCGTTATTTGCATCAGCACCAAGTGCGCCTCCGCCAGGGTTGTGACCACTATTTAGGTTTGCAATAAGGTTGCCAGTACCACTACTAACAGTTACCTGTAAAACAAAACCATCAATGTCAGCATGTAGCAAATCTACACCTCTGTTCGTGTCTCTATTAGACCAGTCTCCATAAACATGTTTACTTGCCCAATATTTATTTCTTTTTTCATCCATCTTGATTACGGTTGAACTTGTTTGTGCAGTTCCCTGTGCGCCATCCGAAGTTACGAACGATCTAATAGTTTCAAAGTATCGTTTACAATCTCTAATCTCATCACCGATGCTTCTCTGTTCGAAGTCAGTGCTTTGTTCACCTGCTTCGAGTTGCACCTGTGATAGATCGATTTCTTCGGTTGCTCCTGTGTTCCAACCAAATACTGCCGGTGCGATCGGAAGTCCAGAACCAGTTCCACCAGTTCCTGCTTGGAGATAAATTCTTGCAGCAAGATAACTCCCTGCTGTATCACCCATACCAGTGGGTGTTGGATTGCCAGCAAACCCAAGTGTTTCTCCTGCAAGATCGGGGATGCTGAACGTGTGTGAATATTTTGCCCAAGCAGTTCCGAGTGCAAACGTCACTCCTTCTATGACTACATCAGAAGAATGATTTGCGGCACCTGTTCCAAACACCTGAACCATTGAAGCACCGATTACTCTAGATGATCCACTCACCGTAGAGAACTTTCCTTTGAATGAAAGTGTCGCACTCTTTCCTGCGAGTGTCTTTACGTTTTCGATTCTTTGTTCTAAATATGCCTCTGTGGTTTCGCCACTTGCAATATTTGTTGGGTTGTATAGGTGAGAAAGAGAAGCACCAGTTCCGCTCGTTTGTACGCGAAGGAAGTGATTACTTAAAGGCGTAAATCCAACGGGTCCATCTGATTCGTGTTCTATTCTTTGGACTTTTACCTCTGGTTGGAATCCTTGGGTAGAACCGATTTGATAATATCGCCATCGATCCAGTGTATAATCGAAAGTAGATCCGAGTGTCACTTCACCGAAACCAAATTCATATGTCACTCCGGTAAACTCACCACGCTGACAGATATTGAAATCGCCATTGATGATAGCATTTCTTCTTTCTTGTGGACCTTGATGTCCTCTTAGATTTATTGCACTACTTGCGTACATTTAGTTTGATTCCTTTTCTATCAGAAAGTCGAAAGTGCTACTCGTTTCCATGTGTCGCCTTCTACACAAACATAGAGATGTGTTGTACTCCATGCAATGTCTCCCGTATTACCCGAAGCAGAGGAAGAAGCAGGAACAAGAGGTCCGGTTCCACCGGATCCTTCATCAGAACCCAAACGGAATCGTCCGAGATTATCTATACTTGCTCTTTCAATACCATCTGTGGTGAAAGACATTTTGTTTGTGCTATGTTCGTATTTAATCTGTCCTTCGTCTACGTCACCCGCAGAGTTATGGAATCGAACAGCACCAGTCTTGTTACCGAGTGATCTAATTTCAACAACAGGATCACCCGTACCATGACATACGATCTTAGTATCCGAACCATAAACGTAGAGGTTCGAGGCAACAGATGCATCCGTGTCCATACAACCAGAACCGATTGCAAGTCTACCTTCGAACGAACCCGTGCCACCGAAACTAATTCCGGTTGAGGTTGCTGTGATTCCGTGTGACTTCAGTGAACCTGAAACATCAAGTGATGCTCCGGGTGCTGCGATACCGATACCAACATCACCGTCCATGTATGCGATATCTGGTGCAGATGTTTGCCATTGGGAGAATGTCACACCGTGGAATGTTGTACCAGATGCACTATCATTTACCAGTGCTACCGTTGCAGTCGTTCCTGCAACTGGTCTACCAGCGGGAAGTGTGTATCCATTTGTTCCGTTGTTTGTTACTTCTACAGAAACACTCTTGAAAGATCCCCGGACATCAAGAGAAGCACCGGGTGCCGTTGTACCAATGCCGACCATGTGATCAGCAGATGCACCCATCGAGGTTCCAACTGTAAGAACGGGCAGGTTATCATTACCAGTAAAGACAAATCCTTCACCGGAAACTCCCTTAATTCTCATGAAGTTTTGTGTTGTGGTATCTTCGTAAATTCTAACTTGTGCTGTGATCCCGTCGAGGCGAATACCTTCCGAATCACCACCAGCAGTTCCGCCGATGTGTAATCTGGACTGGGGATCTGCGTTATTGATTCCGAGGTGTCCACCAGTACCGAGACGCATTCTTTCTGTTCCGGTTACGTCCAACGTACTCTGGGAAGCAGCAAAGATAAGATCTTCACCGCTATTTGGTCTGAGATCTCGAATCAGTGGTTTGTAATCGTAGTATCCATCGTCGGAGTCTGTGTCGTAGATGAGAATATCACCATCAGAAACTCCAGTGTCGTACACGTTTGTAAGTTCACCGGCAGTCAGTGCTACATCAAGTCCATTGATGAGCGATGCTTTTGCTGCTGATGTGAGTTTGATGATGTAGTTCACAACACCGTATGGTTGCATGTTGTTGTGACTGATACTCTCTCCTGTGTTATCCAATCCAAGATTATCGAAGGATGATGTGATTGATCCTTCGATTGGAATACTGCCAGTTCCGTCTTCAGTTTGAAGATTCAGAGATCCTGCACTGAATGATGCATTACCGATGATATCGAGTTCACCTATATCTGAATTCAGTGGGGTCTCGTTACCATTACTGAAAAGATCCTGAATGGGCGCGTTCGGGATTGGGACACTGGAAGTAAATCTATATCCACTTCGATCTTCTCCAGAGAAACGAGTTCTCGCCATATTCCGTTGATTACCGCTACCACATTCACCACACACGACATAGTTATCGATCACGCCGCTGGGGGTATTGGGTCTACCAACAAAGATACCATCTGTCTGTCCGTATTGTGGAGTGAAAAATTGACTATCATCATTACTAGACGAAAGCGAATGTCCAACAACGTGAATGTGCTGCGGAACTCTCAGTCCGGTTGAGTTTACTTGCCCAGTTCCTGCAATCAAAATATCTCCAATATTCATTGCAAGATTTGCTTCGATGTTTAATGAAGATGTGTCTGAAATTGCATGGGTGTGAACTGGAAGTTCTTGTACAGTAAGTTGGTGAATCTCTTCTCCACCTTCCTGTCCCAAGTTATAGTCGTAAAGTGTATTTGTAGAACCGGCCCTCGTTCCGATGATGGTCCTACCACGAAGATCTGGTTTGTTAAACTCTGTTACTTCTTGACTAGCAGCATAGAAAACTGTGCTGATATCAGAACCAATGTTTATGTTGTTTGCTGAAATGATAGAGAGACTTGCGTGTTCAACACCTGTGCTATCTGTATCTTCTAGTGCTGGAAATCTAAGAACTGGTTCGTGAGGAATCAATACCGTTCCACCAGCACCTTGAATCTGTTTAGTAAGATGATCAACTTCTACTGTTAGAATATTTTGTGAATCGTCCCAGGCCCTAATCGTTCCAGTAACTGTAACCGATTCCCCAAGATCACCACCGATGGAGTCGTAGATAAACGATGAAGATACTCTACCACCCACTACTGAGTAGGCAGATAAATCTACACCAATTCCATCTCTTCTACCAATTCGAATTCTTTGTACGAATCCGTATCGTTGTCCTATTCGGGAAAATAGTTCTGGATATGATGATGTGACTAATGAATCACCATCACACAAACTCCACCCATCTGGAACATCACTCTGTGTTCCTGCGTATGGTGCAATCACACCGGCCGGTTGAATACCTTCGAGACTTACTGTTGCTTCACCACCAATAAGTGTACCGATATAATTTGTTACCAATCCTTTACCCTGCTCAGTTCTTGTGAGCATCGGTTTGATGACCGTACCACCGGCGGTTGGTGGTGATTCGATCAATTCACCGGCAGTCGTATCCGAAAGGAAGTAGACTACCTTCGACTCATCATCCATATTCGCCATACTTGATAGATCAATTTCACCCTGATATACAAGAGTAAACTGACTCGTACTGATTACCTTTTCTACAACACCAGATACTTCTGCGTTGACAGCAGAATTTGCTTGTGCGCCTGTAAACCCAGAGGTGGCAGTATCCCAACGAACAACACTACCTGCAACAAATCCGTGTGTTGCTTGGGTTATATTGTTCCGGATGGACTTTCCATCTGCGGATGCTGTTTGTAATTTGAATGCACTATATGCCACTTGGTATTATCTCCGTGTTATACTATTTAGTAATATCATTCTTGAGTTCTGCATCGAATTCGTATTCAGCAAGGTATGCTCGATCTCCAATACCATTCGAGATAGTTCCACTGAATTGTCTAGAAGGCATAAAACCCCTCTTTGTCAGGACTTGAGTACCACCATAGGCGAATGTCATGTCATCAACACTGGCGGAACCGAATCCGTTATCCTCGCCGCCGAACAGGATTTCGGTTGCTTTGACACAAGTTGGGTTGATTCTCATTGGAACAGGGAAACTTGTATATGTTCCGTATGTACCGGCAGCAGATCCATTGGAATTGAATTCGGAACCGATCGCTCCATTCCATCCACCCTGTGCAATCTGATAATACTTCTGACATGCTTCGAGATCGATTTCAGAAATTGGTGTCTGGAAGTTGGTTGCTTGCTGTCCGTGTTCTACCTGAACCTGTGCGAGTGATAAGATACCATCATATGTCAGTCCGGTGGCAAATCCTGCGAGCGTTGCTCCATTTGAATCTGTAAACGATGCATTATTGTCATTCGAGAACGTAGTCCATCGAACATCAAGGAAGGATGAATCACCCAACGTGGTTCCTTGTGGGAATGCTGGAAGTGAAACAGTATGAACATACTTGTTCCAATCCGTACTCACCGAAATATCATCCACATGAATCGTGTGTGCGTCTGCACTGTTTCCGAGTGCTTGATAATCCTGCGAAACCGACAGTCGGACTGTATCCCCGACCGTTCCCTTAGCAAAGTAACTAATGGTTATATCTTTGTTTGCAAATCTACGGACGTTTTCAATTCTTTGTCCAACGGAAACAGTAGACTTGTTTGAATTTCCGTAGTTTGCATCTATCTTTCCTTGGAAGTTTAGATAGTGTTTTGGATATCCCGGAACTGTGGTTTGTGAGTGATTAAATGTTCCTTGAGACATTCCACCAATAATATTAGAAGAAGATCCCGATGATGTTAAATCTGGAATTACTTCTGCATTAAATCTATCTGCATGGAATGTATCATACTTAGATCCGTCAGATAAGAAGTCCGTGCTTAAAGTTGTTGGAGCAGTACCTCTCTGCCAGTGATCGAAGTTACTGTTGATGATGAGGTTTCTTCCCTGTCGTCCAACAACAGGAGGAAGAACTTGACCTGGATCATCGATGAAGTATCCGAGGACTTCGACTTGCAAACTAATCACTGAAGTATATGATGGTACACCATTGTCAGTATTATGTGGGTTTCCGAAGGAGACCGCCAATTGTCCGTTTGGATTTGAATTTTCAATTGGGATAATCTTTGTAAAGGTTTGTCCTTCTACATTAAAATCGGCCATACCCGCATCACGAACTGACATGGTTGATACGTTATCAGTCGTTTCAAAATTGTTTGGGAAGTTTGCGTTGGGTACACCACAATAAATTTCTTCTTGACGACCAGCACCTCTGTGCTTGGCATTAACTTTCACCATCATGTGCGTAGCATTTGTCGGTGGTGTTATCTTTGTGAAGTAGTCGCTGATGCTTGTCCATGCGGCCGTATTGTTTGTGTATGAGTATGCAACTCGGTTCGCTTCCGCTGCGTTATCGCTAGATTCTGTTGATTGACTGAAGAACAATCTGAATTTTTCATATCCCGTGATATTTGAATCATACGGAGATGGATTTGTTCCTGATGCTCGGAATGGCAGAGGAGCAGTTTGTGTTGCCTGTTTAATCATCACCTTAGTGGTTCTTTGTCCCTCGGTTGGGAAGAACGTCTTACCAGTTAAGACTGCGGGTTCGACCCCATCATCGTTACTACCTCCACCAGTTGGAGGTGCAACATTTTCGGTAATTCGTCTACCGACATAACTGAGAACCAAACCCTTTGAAGGACTGGTGGCAATGAACATCGGTTTCTTAACCATGTTAATTGTTCTTGGATATTCAAGTCCCAGACTACTGTTTGAACTTCCAGCAGTATTTGGTGTCAGGAAGTAAACCCGTCCAGTTTCGAAGGGGGTTCGATCAACCGAAGTCATATCAATGTCAATCCAACCGGAGTTCGTTATGTAGAATGCATCAGATGAACCAGATGCGGGTGTAACAACCTCGCTGATAATTCCCTGAGTTTCTGCACTTACTTCAGTGTTTGCCTGTGCTTTTTGATAAGTACCAAATGGTTGTGCTGAGTTTGTTGTTCCAGCATCAAACCTCACGACATCACCAATAGTTAATCCGTGATTCTCTTGGTTGACTAGGAGTCTGTTTCCTTGTGCAACCACACCAGTCTCAATCGACTCTGCGATCTCACCACCGATGTAACTCACAACGAATCCTGTGTCACCAGTGATACCAATCATCATTGGTTTTCTTACGAAACCAACCTGAGAATCTACTGGTGCATTTTGTGAAAGCATACCCGTGCTACCAGATGATAGGAAGTATGCTTTACCAATTTCTAAGGTAAACCCAGCAGTAACATTATCAATAATGTTGCTGAAGTCTCCTTTGACTTCACCTTGGAAAGTAATATCGAATGTTGTGTCGTTAATAACCTCAGAAACAATACCAACTGCTTCTGCTTGTTCTTTATTTGCGGCGAATGCAGCAGTAAACCCATTTGCAGTAGGTCTTACCGGCATACCAAAAGAAAGGCCGTGTGCGGATGATGTAACTACTCTCTTCTTGTTTATTCCGTGATGGAAGTTGGCAAAACCATCTTCTGAAATTTCTGCAACTTCGACTGGTGTTGACAATGTTGTATTGTCGTAACGAAGAGTTACGCTTCTGTGGTCTCTTGTTACACCACCTGCGGTAGTGTATCCGGGATTGGCAGTGAATCCCATAAGTAACGATTCGCAAGATGATCCGCCAGCAAAGTGAATATTACCGGCGGTTCCTGTTACAAGACCCCATCCATCACCGAACTGAATGTTCGCGTTTGTTGTCCATGCTCCAGTCTTACCACAGACACCAATCTGTTGTGGTTTCCACAACCAACCAGCACTCGGTCCATCTGTTCTAGCAATTACAATACCACCACCACCAGATGCCAAGATTCCGCTGTCTCCACAGACACCGTTCAATCCATCTTCGTTTGTTCCACCCAGAATTAAGTTATAGTCTGCAACCGTTACGTTTGTTGAATGTAAGGTTGTCATTTGACCTAAGACAGTTACATCAGAACCAAACGTAACACCCTTAAGAACATGACCAGAGTGTTCAATTTGAAATTCACCGGCAGTGTTAACACCGACAGAAATACCATCACCAGAGATTCCGGTGTATAGTTTTAGTCTGTTGAGTTTATCGATGATATCTTCATTGGTGATTCGTCTCCACTCTTGGAAGGTATCACCCAGAGAAACATCTGCAATTTCGTATGTATTAAACTGTGGTCCGGTAGACATCTATTATTTTTCCTCTTTGATTAAATCGCAGATCATTGTCTTAAGATTTTCTATCTCTTGCCTTAGATTATGTATGTCATTTATCTGATCTCTTTTTTTGAGATCGTCTTTTAATTTTTTCTTGTTGACCAAGATCAAAGCACCAGTTTCCAAATCTCTCTCATAATTTTTGTTATCCGTTTTTGCCCTCATATCATTGCCACCACTCGAAGATCCTTGATCTGTGGGACAAGACTGCTGTCGGCAGAGAACATCAATACCTTAACTTGTAAAGTGGTGAACGACTCTGGAGTTCTTCCTAATTTGAAACTGGTTTCTGCGAACTCAAACGGATTGTCTGTTTCTAATACAGGTTCTACTTGCTCAAGTCTATAGAATGGTTCTTCTTCGATTTCTTTATATGTCGAGGGAGGAAGAGTCCTACAGTAAACTTCAATTGATGTTCCAGTAGGTCGGTTCATATCCAACAACACACGAATATCGTCACCAAACTCTTGGAGTTTGATTGATCGAGTTAGATACCTAGCAACCGCACCATCTGTTCTAATTGGATCATTATAGTCTGGGGTAGGAGATCCCGCGTTGTTAACTACATTCTCTACCGTGACAACGGAAAGATTCTTCGTGTCAATAACTGGAGTGATCGTTGTAGAAGATGGATTTGTAAATTCTACAGTGTGTGTCGTCTTCTCTTGTTCTGATGGTGTTGCAGAAATAACTTGGTTTGTTGAGAAGGTATAGTTTTGGTTTTGTGGTAACTGGAATATCGTTTGAGAAGTTCCGAAGTTTAATTTGTGAACAATTGATGTGCTTGGTAAAATTAATTCGTTAGAAAGAATCTTGGCAAGGTTTACATTTGTAGTAACTCCCGGATCTGTAATATTAACTTGTAGATTTCCGGGTGCAGTGGTAAACAAACACCTTTTAATATCACACATAAAGACAGTACCCGAATCTTCCTCTGCGACATTCGTATTCTGTGGTAAAAAGATACTACCCACGTTTGGATGCTTAGTAATTACATTGCCAGTAAGTGAATCTTCTAATCCAACATTACCCGTGTATAATTTGTAGTCATCTGTATTAGAAATTACACTTAATGAGTAGTTACCCGGTTGAAGATATACTGGTGATGTAAACTTAAAATTAGTTGCTGTAGGAAGGTCTGTATTTGCAGTGACTTCACTTGGGTATAAGGTAACTTCCGAGAACGGTATGATCGAAGATGCAGATGGATAACCACTCACCGTCGGCCGAATCTGAATTGTTACAGGAAGAGTTTCAGACTTTTGTGCAAAGTAAAGATCAATATCATTCAAGAATACGCCGTTAGCATGTGTATTGGATGACACCGAAAAGATTTGCGATAGAGGATCTACCCATTGAGTTTCAAGTGAAAGATTCAATGAGTCCTCTCTAGTGTATACGTCCCGAACAATTTTCTCGCTTGTTACCGTTTGTCGTCGAAGTACGAGAGGACGAGTAGAACTGAATGTAGTATCATTCGTATTCTGGACACCTTGTGCATAGAAGATTCCTTCTGCTGAAGTTTCTGCATCGGCGGCAGTATTTGTTGATGAGTCTGTTAGTCTAAAGACCTTCTCACCAGTCAGATACTTTTTCGCTGGAATAGAAAATTTCAGGTTAGAGATTCGACCAAAAGAATCTGTTTGGATCACATCACCCAGAGAACCACCATCGGGTGTACAGAATTGACCAACATCATCTCCATCAAAGAATGGTACTACGATAGTGTTTGGTTTTAAGTTTTCTGATTTGATAGTCACAGTTTGTGATCTGATGAATGGAACAACACTCACATCAATGACCTTATCATTGACTCTCTTCTTTAGAGTATCGGGAACATTACCTAGTCTAATGTTCAGTCTAGATTTTCTCTGATCAATTGTGTTTGCAACATTTGATACAGAAGATACATTTTTCTCGATTCGTGATGCAATAAAGATGTCGGAGTTCTGGACTCTTGCTTGTTCGAGGAATCTTTCACCAACGACATTCTGAAGATTATCTTCGATGTTTTCGATTCCGGACCAAATACTAGACCATTCGTTCCATTGGGTTCCGAACCCTCTGTTATCATTGAAGTTGTTTACCTTCCAGTTGTCATTAGAACCAAGATCATTGATCTTGACTACAGGACGAACCGAAGTAGCAAACCACTGATCTGACGGGGGATCTAATTCTAATCGACCAATCCAGTTTATCAAATCAAACGGGTTGACGGAAACTGAACCGTTACTAAGAGGTTGTGAAACCAAAGACTGAGTTCCGGTGATCTTTGAGTGAATGAGTCCATCCGATGATGCTTCTAGGTTATCACCAATCACAAGTGTAGTTGTATCTAATGCGTGACTTGTTTCATTAAACGGAGGCCTAAGTGTTGAGTTTTCATAATCGATAGAACATGCATAGTTAGAGTTTGATACATCACCCAATCCGTGTCCTGCAAAAGTATCAACAACGATTCCGACTTTACTTCCGACACCACCACCGTTACTCTTTTCAATGTCCATCGCTTCAATTTCATTTTCAATAAGAGATAGTTTGGTGTACAGTTCAAGATCATCGACTCTCTTTTCGACCCTACCAATGTCTGACATTGTGTATCGATTGTTTTCGATGTACTTAACTGCAACATCAGATGCATTGTGTGTGTATGGTGGTAGAGCAACAGTATACAGAGTCATAGAATCTGGTCTATCTGCCGGTGCTACTGGTTTGAGATCAGGAACACCTTCGATAACCTCAAAATTGATGTCATCACCAAATGATTGTCTTGCTACGATCTTATCAATTCTAGATTCGTAGTATGTGTGTGATTGTTCGATACTGATAATATTGTCAGATGGAATTACATGTCCACGAATTTCTTCGCCAACAGGTCCACTGTGTCTGAAGTCGATACAACTTGCTAGTGAAGTTGTTTTACCTAAACTTGAACTTGCAAACAATGGGATGTTGTCATATGTAATTCCTGCGTATGACTCGACTGTAAATGGTCCAATTGATCCGCTATGTTCGAAGTAATCATATGTCACCCCGAATGGAGTATCTAATGTTGATGAACCCGTTTCTGGATCTGTTGTGACATATTTACTAAACTTCTCTGGTTTGATATATAATCTTCCGTTGAGGTATCGCGTATCTCGTTGCCCATCATCGAACAAGAAGTCACCCGGTTCACCACCACTAATTTCTGTCATCTGATAAGCATCAAACTTATCAAGATTGAAGTACCAGACAGGTTCTTGATCTGGTCGACCGTCGTTTTCGTTTAAAAGATTTGTTGTAGTAAATTCCTGATGGTTTTTTGTCAGGGTTTTACTTCTGATTGTGGGTGCAGTGATGACTGCATCCGATGCTCCCTTATCTTGTGCAACAATTGGGGCAACTAGAATATATTCGTTTCCTTCTTCCGCGCCTGGTATAGTAACTGTCAAAGTTTTGCCATCAGGTGATCGTGTATATACTGGTGCTTGAGAATTGTTGTTATAGTAAGTATCCACTACCTGTAGTGATGCCTCACCTTCCGGAATTGCGAATAGAACATAATCATTCTCGTTTGTAATAATTTCATCACCAGACTCATTGAAGAATTGGTGAACTCCAGTAGGATCTGTTGCGACACTAAGATTCCAAATTGCGACACCAGAACTATCGACAACAATCTTGTTAAATCTTTTGTACACATATCGAAGTTGATCTATTGACTTGACAATTTTTCCTTGGGGAACTTCAAATACGAGACCAGAGTTTGGAATATCCCGCAGTGTTTGATTTGCATTGCTTGTATTACTAAGATCCGGAATCAATCGAAGAACAGGATTATCATCTGTTCCAATATTGTCGCTACTTTGAACAGAAAGCGGTGTCATGTAAGTTGCAGTTCCAATGTTACCCAGTCCCTCGAAAGAATCGACGTATAATCTATAAATGTAATTTGGATCTACAGATCCACCTCGATTATTTTGTGGTAGGTTAATAGAGTTAAGGATCTCTGGATCATGCTCTCTTTCAAAATTATGAATCGTGGCGGTTCCAAGTGGAGCGCCATTGTTATCCCAGAGTCGAACCGAAACTGCGCCAGTTATGATGTTGTTTCCTGCTTCACTAATCAGACTGTTAAAGAATCCTCTATCACCCGACCAATCATTAGAACCTGTGTCTGGTGAGGGTGATGCACCATTCTCATCAATTTCAACACCAACATAGAAGTTTCCAACTTTTGCACCCGGCAGTTTTGTTAAAGTTGAACTTGCAGTTGTTCGTGCTTTATTAATGTTAATGAACTGAGGTGATTGGGTTTCGTATTCGTATCCGTAGAGATATGCCTTGCCTGGTTGTAATACAGAAACAAGTTTGGTGGAGTCACCACCTCGATCTGATGTGTATACACCACGGTTAGTTCCGCTATTCAGGTGTTCTCGTAAATCAATCTCAAATGGTCGTACAGTATATGATCCAGACTCATCGTATGTTCGTCTTGCGAGAGTCTTCTCCAACTCTGCATAGTCTGTATATAAAGTCTTGAAGATTACACTACCTTCATCGAAACGAACAAGTTCGATAAAGTTCTTTGTAGTTGCAATGTTAGACACGAAACCGAGATTCAAATCAATCTTGTATCGATCTGCACCCGGAGCGTTGTAGTTGTATGATCCAGAAGCAGGATCTCTTAATGTGGCATCATCCCCTTCTGTTGCAACACTTCTACGAACACTGAATCCAACACTTCCGCTTGGTTGATCGAAGAATCTAACTCCATCACCAGTGAAACCATAAATGGAGGATGATTGCTTGTCTGTCTTCACAAAGAAACCATCAGTGTAGAAAATACCGGGACTCGTTGTGATTACCTTAGATCTTCCCTGAACACCATTAACCACAGTCGCGTCGGTCGATTCGGTAGCAAGAGATGCAATTTCTCCTGCTGCTGTTCCTCCTGTATATGAAGAAGCAAACGTACCACCGGGTTGGAAGGTATTTCCTTGGAGGAAGTTGACATACAGAAGATCGTAGTTATCAACTGTGGATGTCGCAGTCCGTTCAAAGTGAACTACTCTGGCACTAACATTTTCTGTTGTACCACCGTCAGTCTTGATCTGACTGATATCATATCCACCAATTTGATCTAGACTGGCACCCTTAACGACTCGGATATAAGAGCAGTTCTGTACGGACTGATCACCACCGATGATCTTTGCTCCATCTTCGAAGATGTGATCACCCATTCTAGAAACTTGGTTCTGGAGGATGCTCTGGAGTTGGGTTAGTTCTCTTGCTTGAACTGCATATCCAGGTCTAAAGAGGACTCTAAGAAACTTCTTGTCTTCGTCGTAGTCGTCATAGTATGGATCTATGTTCAGTAATGTCGGATCGTATGATGCCATTTATTTGTCCACCTTAAAAACCAAGAATAATCTTGAAGTCTTCTGCTTGTTCGATATTGCGATCAATTTGTTTTATATTCTCTATGTATAATACATCACCAGATGATAGTTTCAATTCTGGTTCGGATACACTAGTAATCCACTTATTACTTGGAGCATTGGGGGTTCCACCAGATAGTCCAAAACTGTCTGTGCCTTCTCCGCCTCTAAATGTTCCAATCACATTAGTCAGGATCAATTCACCTGTCGCACCGGATTCATACTTCCATTCCACAACACTACCCTGTGCATAATTTGAAGTCTCTTTTGCTCCCTGCACTACTACATCATCTGAGGAGAATGCATTTTCTGTTAACTTAAATCCAGTGGCAGATGTTGCGTCTGCTCTACCCTGAACAATGACGTTGGTCGTAGTTCTGTATAGTTTGTTAAGAACAGTGGTTGATGTCTTATCATCAACCGAAACTATTCTGGCAATATCTTGCTCACCTGAAATTGTCTGGAACGAGATAGTATCTGTAGTTGTACCTTGCACAAACGTCTTTATCAGTTCCCCGCCCTTTGCTTCTACTCTCGAAATGTTTGGGTAGAATGCATCACTGCTGGTGCCACGAACTTCTGCTGCGAGAGTTGATCCAGAAAAAGATCCAATGATGGGATCTACCAAAAGTTCTTGTCGAACATTATCCCAATCGACTACCGTACCTTCAGCAGTTCCTGTTCCAATTCCTGTATATTGAGTTACTCGTTCTCCCAAATCAAATTCATCTACATTGTCACTTGTAACACCAAACACAATTCGTTTAGTGTTATTATTTAAATCTTGCGTCTTAAACACACCATTCGGATCTTCTACTAGAATATCAACGTATTCCGAATTTCTAGAATGGAATGATTCAATTTTGGCAGTTGCTTTACTCTCAACACCCATGATATACTTACCATCGAGAAACGTACCAGATCCAAATGTATAATCATAATTACCATTAATAAATACTGGTTTTCGTAAAACAAGTTGGGTCAATTGAGCGAGTTCGCTACCTGCAATTCTTTCTGTTCCATCATTCAGCAATGGATTTTTTATGATACCAAACTGTCTGAAATCATTCTTAGTAGAAATCGATTCGTTTTCATCACGACTAATTTTTATATTGATCATCGTCCTCGATGCTTCTAGATCTTCTACAATATGACCAGCATGTCCCTTCTTTGGACTGATGATCGGTCGCCATGAATCGGCAGTTCCTGATGTTGGTATCGTAAGAATATCAACAAGTGCTGTGCTGTAGTCTTTGCCCTGTGTAATCGGAACAATGTCAGAAACCCTGTTCGATGTATTAAGTTTAGTTCTTACTGTACATTCAGAACCATTGCCCGTTACAACTGCGTGTGGTATAATGATGTATGATGATGGTTTCTTTTCTGAGTCCAGATTACCTAATGTTTCGTCTGGATACAGTTCAAAGTCGAACGGTTGATCAACGACAACATATGGATCAGAGTTAAATTTAGCATTATTGTCACCATCTTGGTATACATAATTCGATATTCGTCTATACTGCCCGACTTCTGGACCTCTACCATCTACAATGTAGATCGCATAACCAGAGTAGTATGAACTGATTTCATTCGGAGAAGAGTCTCTGTCTAGATATACACGATTCAAGTCTCCAGTATTTCCATGCTGACAAGATCGCCGTGTTCCCTCAGAGAACCCAGCGGAGTAAACGGCACTACCTGTGATATCTCTCTTGAAGTATTCGATTGCCCCCGGTACTGCTTTTTGCTGTGCTTCATATTGGTGGATACTATTCGTATTAGTTATGTCTGTGACTACACGAACCGGCATATAATCATCAGTCATGAACGGTCTGATGTCCTCGGTTACTTTACCCAAGAACTTCCACTTATATCCATCATCACCAACTAGTGTAACATCAGTCCCAGTAAATTCTGGTTTAATTGTGGATGCACCACCATTATTGTTGTCAATGACTTTGTAGATTTTAGATTCATCGACGAGTGCGTAGAAACTATTTCCAACTACACCAGTTGATGGCAGATCGAATAAAGACAACGTATCGTCGTATACATCAAATGTCGTTCCCGACACCCAATTTTTTCTGGGTACAATATGAATAGCGTTATTCTTATCAATACGTTTTGCTGCAATTGCAGTTCTGAACGCATCGTTTTGTGCATCGGCCGAACTAGTAACGCCTGGCGCCACTGACTCATTCGGCCATTCATCCACATTACCAATGAACAAGTAATACTGATCTTCGCTAGACTTAGCAAAGTCATTGATCAATGAAGTCGCAAAATGACGACCAAAAGGTTTTTGAAAGTTTTCTGTTGCCATACTAGTATATATCTCCGCCGGTCGGTCCAACATTGTTGACATCGAGTAGCATAAAGTTATGCAGTGTTATTCCATCGAATGAAATACCAGCAGGTATTGTGGTTATACCACGCACATTCGGATGGAAGTAGATCGAGAAATATGTAATACCCAAATACTTGGCAGCAGTATATCCACCATCAATCGGAGTTCCATATCCGTGAGTTGCTCCACTGCTACCAAGAGGTCGCTCTAGAGGATCGTGACTTGTAATTCCACCCTCTGGCATGGTTACAAAAGTAATTCCATGCACTCCCGGATTAAATACACTCCCATCCGGTCCTGTTGCTGCGAAGGGATTATATCCAAGCGGATACACATCTCCAGTGGCACCTCGGGTTGATTTATAAACAACCCCATTGTTTCTTAAGTTCAATGTCGTGCCAGGAGTGTATGGTGTGTAATGTCCAATGATTGGATACTCTTGGATCTTGCTTATGTTAAGATCTTGAGATTCGTTTCTTTGAAGAACACGGGTGAGAGCAATTTCACCAAACACTTTCATGCCTGCTGGGTGAATAAGTTTCTTGATGGTTTCTTTAAATTTGCTTAGTGTGACTTCTGATCTTAACACATATGAATGCACCTGATAATAATCATTATCCTGCATCACTTTATTAGAACTGACTTTACCTTTGTTCCCATCATAGTAACCCGGTTTTCGATTGACTGCCTTTGGGATAAGAGATCCGTATGCAGAACCATCTCCGGTTTTACTTCTCACGGTAAATGGAACTGGTTCGCTGTAAAAAATACCACCATCCGTAATGTGTATCTCTAAGATCTCGCCCTGTAATCCAACCTGAGAAACATATCCTGCCGCACCGGCGCCGGGTGTTCCCCAAATTTCACCGATGGGAATAGATGGGTCTTGTTCGTAAATACCGAATGAACAACAAGGCGCACAACCGAAATCGATCTGTGGATATACCAAGACATCATCACTTCCTGTTCTATACCGATTCAGTACAATTGGATCGCCGATTCGGTAGTTGAATCCGGGACTGGTGATACGAACTTCGGATAAAATACCATATGTGTTTTCATAAACTTCGCCAGTCGTACCACCGACATCGCAAAATGCAGGTCGGCCGGGGACAAATGTTCCATTGATTTCTTTGAGAGAAAACTCTGCTATAGAAGCACCACGAACACTGTATTGTATTGCAGAATCTACTGTGGCGTATGCCGTGATTGTCTTGTTATATGGATCTTTCTGTCTCAGTTTCTTATTAACAAAATTGAATATATCATTACCACAAAATGCTGATGTTTTAATTACATCTGGACTATTCCACCTACCATCAGATAGACGAAGCATGTCTTCTTCTGGATAATAGAATTCAAGAACACTGTTATAAATTATTCGGAACAAAAACTCAAACGCCTTTTCAGTTCCTTTGAGTTTGTAAAATTCTTTTATATTTTTTATTACGGATTGTACATTCAGTGGAGTTACACCGTCGTCTGCTATTGCTAGTTCTGTTGGGAAATTCAGAAGATATGTGTTTCTAAATTGCGACACAAAACTGTCGATCGTTGTATCTACATCCGACACACTAGTCAGTCTACTGACAGCACCGACAGAATTATCATTCTGTTCCACCCATTCATAATATGCTTCGAGAAACGAAACAAACATAGGGTAGTCAGAACGAACAAAATCTGGTAATTGGGATTCAATGAAGGGCGAGATACGAAAAAGAATCGACTCTTGTTCGGGAGTCAATTCAGCAAGAACCTGAGAGATATCCGATGGTTGAATATCAATGAAGGACTTTAACTTGAATAATAGGGGTAAACTATTATAGTCGTTAGACATTAATACCCTCCACCCGGCACATCAATCGGATTACCACCACCACCACCACTGCCACTACCTGAATCATTTTGTCCACCACCGCCTGCACCGCCACCGCCTCCACCGCTACCGGGTGGATCTGAGTCTGGACCATCGGTTCCGCCTCCGCCGCCTCCGTCACCACCTCCACCGCTACCGGGTGGATCAGTTGGTGGTTCTACTGGATCGGAAATTACAGTTCCTTCTACAACATCTTCTCCGCCTTGACCACTATCTGCGTTCGAACTACTACCATCACCACTAACGAATACAGATGACGGTAATGTGTTTACTATTGTGCTGTCTGCACCAGTCGGTACTTGATACCCATCTAATCCAACCGCGAGAGAAGACGGAACACGATCAAAGCGTTCCTTGCGGAGTGCCTTTGTCGTTATATTGACTTTGATTGCGTCAGTATCATCTTCGTCGTAAGTTAAAATGAGATTGTTGGTTGAAAGAATATCCTGATCATCTGGAATTGCTGTAAAGCGAATGACTTCACTTTCATCATCAATCGACACAGGAACAAAGTTGGATGATAGAGTTATTCTACCTTTACCGTAGTTTACCGTACCGACATTCGAGTTAAGGATCTTCTTGGTTCCCTTCTCAAAGTAAAGGAGACGAATGAACCCGCGACCATCATCCTCTGCAAATGCAGTCTGCATCTTACCATTTAGATCTACATGCTGAAAGAAAGTAGAAGTGATTACTGGCATATGTCCATCATGTGGATGGAAGAGTGGATTCTTGAAGTTGATTGTGTATCCTGTAGAGGCACCCAGTGTTGGATATAGCCATTTTTGAATTCGTATGGTTGTCTGGTTTCCTAGAATAGAATCTTCTGTGTTGTCAATTCTTTCTAGCAATTTAGAGAACACCATGTCCTGTTCGAATTTTTCTAGATTGGTGTCGATGTATGAAATGATATTCGACTTTGCGAGAATGTTTAGTGCTTGTGGAGACAGTAAAGTTTTATCTGGATTGTAAAGAAGTTCTGTGTCAATCAACAGATAAAGATATTCTGGATCAATAACTTCTGGTATTATACTAACTAGATTTTTACTCTTAATGATGTCACGAACAATAGTTCTCTTGGCACTTGCATTCAGATACTTACCACTTTCTGGTTTTATAGAAATGAATACTTTGCCATATTGGGGCGGAGTTTCTTGCTCACCACCATATACATTAATAGTTTCAACATCCGCATATTCTTTTGCAACAAGAGTTTCATAGTCGTTTGCAGTGACTGCTCGATCCTGTGCTTGATATGTTCGAGGCGCAAAATATTTGATATCTTTAATTGTTTCTGGATCTGAACCACCAGAAGAAAAGTCTACTGTTTCAATATAGGCATTACCTGAGATAGAAAACCCTCGATTTGAGGTGGACTCATTTCTTCCGATTCCATTTGCAGCAGATCCTGAAGTAGAAAGATATGTAACAGTAATTAAATTGCCATCTGTAAGTTCTTGTCCGACAATTCCATCACCAAAATATATTTCAAAAAAGTTGTCTTTTGATTCCTGTAAAAACCATACTTTATCTGTTGACTTGTAGTCTGTGAAGTTTGTTCCCTCTGACCATACATCAAAGTATCCAGTCCGATCTGTTGATGATGTCTGTACATTGATTACAACATGGTTGGTGTCCACATTGACATCCGGAATTGTAAACATCTTGTTTGTAACAGTGGAATCGTAAACAAAAGATATCGTTCTTCTTGTACCTTCATAGATTGATACATTGGGTGCAATACCGTTGCCAGAATTGTCTGAGTTAGTATCTTCCTCAATCAACACTGGTGTTTCATTTTGGAAGGTATAATCTACTCCGTTTTCTCCCTTGGCAGAAAACGTAGTGAATGCAGGCAAATAAGTGCCGGATACATAAGTCGTGTTATATTTTACATTTACAGTCGCAAATGATGCCTTCTTTGATGTTGGTGTGTATCCAAGATGCTTTGCGAGAGAGACAACAGAGTCTCGCATGACTGCACTATCCAAGAACATTTCATTCGCAACCATGTTTGCGTAGAAACCCATGTAGTGGGTATTGTATGAAAGCACGTCAAGAAGAACTGATAATCCAGATCCCTCGAAGTCATAATCTTTGAATACGTTCTGAGACTTCAAATACGTCTTAAGAGATTCTTTGATATCCAGAAAGTCTAATTCTGTTAATTCAAGATTTCTATCGTTGGTTGCCATTATCGTAATCTCTCCAGTGCAAGATTCAAGGTTTCGATTCTGTCGTCGTTGGCCAACCTAAAGGTTATAGTACAAAGCATATTTTGCGTTTCTGCTACTATTGCCACAGTAACATCTTGTACTACTGCTCTGGGTTCAAAATCTTGAATGACTTGTTTTATTCTGTCTTTTGTTTCGATGACCGCAAATGGTCCTGCTAATTCAAATAGTTGATCTGTTATTCCACCGAAGATTCCCGGTTGAAATGGTCTTTCGTATTTGTTTGTGAGAACTAAATTTCGTATTGATCTTTTTACTGCTTCGTAATTAGTTTTACGCGGAACATCTCCTGTAATGGGGTTCCGAGTAAACGAAAGATCTAGATCTGAAAATTTGTATTTTTTATCTCTCATATGTCTATTTATCTGCCTGAAGTGTAAGATGTGTAGAAATCTTACGAACTGACTCGTCGATTATATTCTCAACAACTCTCTCATCAATAGCATCTACTTTATCGGTTGCACACCACTGGAACATGACAAAACCAGTGATGAGTCCGTGGTGCTTCAATGGTTGTACAGAGAATGCCAGAACATTGTGTAACTCTAGAAAGTTCTTACAATACGAACTTTCATCTTCTTCACGCCAATCCCTATCCAGATAAACTACGGACGGTGTGTCTTTCTTTATCTGCCGAAGCAAAGAAACGCACATGGAGATTAGGATGTTTTGAAGTTTCTCACCACAACTAGAAATACCATAACGAAGCGACTCATGTGAGGTAGACATTTTTTTCACACCAGAACCGTCGAGAAAATATTCCCCGTTGTGGAACTGAATAATCATTGCCCTTGCGGCATCTACTTTCGTTCGTGCCTCCGTGAGTGCTTCATGTACTTCGCTGTGCATATCCCATAGTTGATCGTTTGCCCGGCGGTTTGTTTTGCCGGTTAGTAATCTTTTGAGTGTCTGCTTTAACGTCCATGTTATACCCATACCGATCAGAGCAATCACGATTCCAAGTTCAACATAAAAACCGAGATCAACTGATTTTAATAAGTCCATATGTACAACAATCCTTAACTTATATTATTTTGAGATGTAGTAGTATTTATACATCCGGCACATCGTGTTTTATACTTTAGTCGTCAAAATCGATTCTAATTACGATATTAGAGAGTATGCCACTTCCGGGACGGAACTCGCCATTCTGATCCATGAATGATGCCTGCATGTCTTCATGCAGGTGTAGGAAGAAATCATTCTTACCACCGGCCTGATCTTCGAATGGTATTTCTAGATGGATTGATTCATTGAACGGAGTTACAGCATGTATTCCCTTATCACAGTTATCTGGGAAACCCATGTTTCCGTTGGTTGAAGACAACATTGTCAGCGCCATGTGCCAACCAAAATCGATCGAGGGTCGCCCTGGAATCAATGAACATCCAGCGATACCAGGTCCATTTTGTCCTCGAACATAAGGACTAGATCCGTCTTCGGGTGGAGTTCCGGCCGGATCAAGACGCAAATCTCCAAATATGTGGATTGTTCCGCTGCCCTGTATGAATTGTCCGTTTGGGTTTCCAAAGACTCGACCGGGCATCAATCCCTCATTGAAAACAGGTGAGGTGAATGCGTCCGGATTGTCGAAGAGATCTTCTGTTATGAACACATGTGAGTGATCCATAGTAGGATTGGCACCATCTTCTGTACCCCAACCATTCATCATACCACCGGGAAGTTTTTCTAGATCCGGGTAATTTGTTATTGTTATACTTCGTTCGGTGGACTGACTTTGTTCCTCTGCCAGATCTAAATCTTTGCCCGGAGTCATGGTGAATGAAAATGATATTGGTACATTTGCAGTCCAATTTTTCACGGTATCATTCAAATGTACACGCAGTGCATCATCTGTAGTCTTTCCTGCCGTTGTTTTTGTGTGATAACCAGAAGGTGCCGGGACAGACCAACCAACAGGAAGATCATTTTGATCTCGTCCACCATTGCAATACGTTAACAGATCATCAACATCTCCGAATTTACCAAGTTGTGGTTGATCTATTAATGTTTGTTCGCTGGGAGGCCAAAAGAAATTACCATTTTGTGTTGGAGTTTGTCCTGTCTGTGGATATAAAGGATCGGTCCCTGGTCCAGAAACGAGTCTATCAATGTAATCCACTTTGTTCGAACTGAAAGATATTTCAGTTCCTAGTGGATTAAAATGTCTATGTCCTATTGTTACTTTATCTCCGGAAATGAAAACTTCTCTTTTCCAAGAACCATTTTTATCCGTCTCAAAAAGATCTCCATATGAAGTATTACGAATTGGGATATTACCATCGCCATTATATCTGTTTGTATTTTTTCTGGCCTGGTCGTTCTGAACATATTGAGAATCGCCACTATAATACCCACGACCCATGATTGTTATTGGTAACGTCATATAGATGTCATCCCACACAACTGTTCTCTTAGGAACTATTGTAACTGTACATTCAACATTATCCTCAGTAAAAACATACCGTCTTTCGATATATCCTATTCCCCCTTGCTGTGCTACTTCATCGAAAGTGGGGTTTGTTGAAGAATTCCATGCTAAAAGTGATGGTTGTGTTAAGAAATTTCTATTGAAGTGTTGTTTGTGTATGAATGTTCCGATCAAATCACCAGAACCTTCAATCCACTGTGCAGTTGCATTATCTGAACCGGGTTCTGCCCAAGCATAACCACATCCATCTGCATCTATTGCATCATTCCACACTTGACCTAGATTTGGATCGGTGATATCGGTATCTCGTTTGTACCGTTTCATATAAATTTGATTAGAACCCAACCATCCTTTTCGACGGCCACACAAAACAGATCCATTTTCCGGTGTTGTGAAGAGACTAAATCCACCACCAGCAGATGCAGTCAATGCCCACATATACTCTGGATCGTGATCATTGTTTCTGCGGTTGTTCCAATCTGTATTTTGGTTAGCCAGATTCCAACCATCAGCATGAATATGACAGTAATACTTATTTGTCTTTACAGATATCGAACCGATGTCCTGTCGTGTTTCTGGATTTGGTGCAACATTTTTCTGATTTGTATAAACAGTAGAATCATTATTCCAATATCGCCGGAACGTCGGCCATAATTTTACAAATGGAGTTTCGGAGTGGGCAGGTAAAGGTTCGGGTAGTTCATCAGAAATATTTTCTGGGGAAATTCCTGAAATGGCGTATGATGCACCTTGGGAAAATGACAATGTATCATCATCTTTATCGAACCATTGCATTCCCGCTGCTCTCGGGACTGCTATTGTAGAAGATGGATTAGTTCCAGTTCCATCTAATCCAACCAAAGCACCTCCATTGGTTGTAAATGGTTCTCTGAATCTAGTCGGAGAATATGGGTTATCATTCGATGGTAACATTTTTTCTTGAACCCATATTCTCTTTTCATCAAATGAAGTTCCGTCGCCCGCGTTCACATCAAGATCGAACGAGACACCATATGGATCTGGAATATTGTTTTGCCACTTGCGGTATATGTCATTCCAATTCTCATAGTTTCTTCCAGTGACCCACGCAACCAAAGTCTGACATGCGTTCATCTCTGGTATCTCTATTGTGTCACCATACGCGGAACCAATGAACTCCAAAAATCGCCGGGGTGAAGTTCCCCATTGTGCGCCATCAACTCTTGAATTAAAGTCGTGGGATCCATTAAGAGAACCATCTGGTTCGATAACTATTGTGTGGTTCCAATAATCAGTAAGATCGTTTATCTGACTTTCAAGATCACGAAGAGATAATTCAGTTATACCAAGAACATCTGAACCTTCATTATTTTCTATAATGGTATCTCGTCTTCTTAGTAAATATCCTCGAACCTCAGTCAAAGAATAGATTGCAAATGCACAGTAAATATTATCGTATCCACCGGACTCTTGCCAGGTTGGATGATTGTGGTTGTATCGATTGTCTGATATCTTTATGTTTCGTAACATTAAGTAATCTATCGAACTATCGTTAAAACATGCGGATGCCTTGGCCATAGCAATCCATGCATGTACCCATTGATTATGAGCAGAACATATGAGATATCCCGCATATCGTTCGAGGTGATGCATGATACCAGTTTTTATAATCTCTTTAACTCGAACCGCATCTTCACCAACAAAGATATCATCCTCTGTTGTGCCAATATCTGCCCATACATCCAAAAGAGGAATGATTGTATTTGTAGTGAATGCGATTGCTCCGCCTCTGTAATCATCATTCCAGTAGACGCTATCACCATTTTGATCGAATGTCATCAACTGGTGTATTAGTGCAAGCACAACTCTGTTGCGAATTCCTACATTCTTGTATAACGGATTAGCATCTCGAAGGAAACCAAGTCCAAGATCTTCTCGACCCTCGCCGAGTGAGTACATTCTTGTTAAGTGTCTAGCGAGATTAGATGAAACAAGTAATCTTGGGAACTCCTGATCTTTCCAGTATGAGTAGATGTTTCCTGAAGAATCATGAAGATATCTAAACACACTAGAGTATGGGTTTCCTAGTTGATTTGGATCAGTTCCACCTTCCTCCTTGATTTCTTCATGTGTATTTTTATGCCAATTCCAAAATGTTCCAAACCACGGAGAAGTTGGATCCATGTTTTGTTCATATATGTGACATGGTAAAAATTCAAACAGTCCCGCCTTTACTACAGCGTTACTGAGTCTGTTTATCTTGTCCTCGCCCCAATACTTTGTATTTTCCCATTCGATTACCCCGGCGTCGGGGTTGAAATTATCGGTAATATCTTGAAGAATATTGCTGCGTATAGATTCCTGCATCGCTCCTGCATAGTCCCAGTCATCACCTTCCGGATCTATGCCTGGTCTACCAATCCAATAAGGATCATCTTGTGTGTTTACTAGACCCTGATCAAGAACATTCAACTTGTAGGATCGTCTTGCCTGTTGTAAAAACGACCATGCTGTCTTCTGGTTAGAATTTAAGAAGGTGATTCTCTTTGAGTCCCACGGGTAGACCTCCAGTTCTTCGTCCCAGATATAACTGATACCATTGTTCAGTCGTATTGCAGTATTTCTATCAGAGCAAAGAATTAAGGGAACATCAGTCGCACCTTGTCTATTATAATTTGTTGGTAAGTTGTAGTCACTCGTTACTTCATTCACATTTTCTGTTGCTTCGTGTGTTTCCAGTAACAGACCGTGTGCATGATCTGCATCTGATGTATCTCCATCATCAAGATTAATCCAATCTATCCTGTACACTTGCCTAAACAGTGAAGGATCGTTCTTGAGATATTCTGGTCCAGAAATAGAATAGTCGAGATTCAATGATGGGGTATTATTTACTTCATGTATTTTCCATGAACGTCTTCTATCTCCGTCTGGTTCTGTCTCCCGTTCCATCGTAATTTCTTTTAAAAGGACATCATCACCACCGACCACATCTTTAAATATCTTCACGTTAAATCCAGCAGAACCGTCAGAGAACCCTCTTCCCTGAATCCATTGTTTGAGTCCTGCATTGGGATCGGTATCATCAATGATTCCCGGTGGCAAAGAACAGAAATAAACAGATCCACTTTTTGCAAAAACATCATTCAACAGGCATAGATCGGTAAATCCCATGTCACCTTTCCACCCGTATGGTAAAGGTGGATCTAAACTTAGATCCACCGAAGACATTCTACCTTCGCTGTTTATCGTTGTGTATGATGTGATTATTCTTATTTGATACACACCACCAGTTTCAGACGCAGGAACAGAAATTGAAATTATACCCGGTTCGTTCGCGTCTGGATAAATTAATTCGTGATTAGGATAAATCAATGGGCCACTATCGGTTGCGTTTGGAGCAGACGCACCATGAAACACATTCGGATCCTTATAGTCTACACTCTCAAAGTATTCTTTGTATAGGATTTTCCCATCAGGGTCTAAAACTTCAACATTAAATGAAGGTGCAGTGTTCCACCAGTTTGGTTCAAATGTTAGGGCAGCATCAAAGGCATATCCACTTTCATTGTCAACGAAGAATGAATAACCATATGAAGGTATAGAATGTCGTGTTTCTGTTCTTTCTGCCATACTCTATTTATCCTTGTTCTACTAATTCTATTTCGTTCATGAGAGTGTCTAATTTACCTTCGAACAGATCTAGTTCCCCACTCAAGGCGTGCCAAACTATGAAGTTATCTGCATAGTCTCGTAGATTATTAACCTCGATGGCATTAAGTTCGACTGCCGACTCGTTCACATGAGGACCGCCTTCGTATTCAAACGCTATGATTGGAATAACAGGTTTCACTTCACCGTGTAACTCAAACAAAGCATCGCACGCTTCTTTTACCATATCTGTCCGAACACCATCGACTGTTCTTGTATGAACCGACGATTCTCTGTCATTTCGGTGGTATAGAGTAGGACACAAGTAATCTACTGCATCGTATAAACTTTGACCATTCCATTCAACTTGTGAACAGAATTTTTGGATATCCAGAGATCGTTCTTGTTCTCCGGGGATCGCTGCTCTCTGTGCATCTGAGAATCTCCAGATTCCTATGTTTATGTTTGGGCAGTGTTGCTTGAAGATTTGAATTCTTCGGACAAGTCCTTCGCAAAATGTAGTCAGTTTAGCAGCAAAATCTGGTTCAGTAATAGGATCAAAAGATGTATCTTCCAGTCGTGGAGGATCCATAAGAAAACCGAAGTTCAGGGGGTGTTCTATGTCTAACTGAACATATCCGGTGCTGGCGGCGTTAAGGTAAGTATTCCTGACAACATTGTGTCTACCGTCTATCGAATTTAACGTAGTGTTCCTAAATCTATCAAATATTTCTTGATCCGTTTTGTTTGCGTATATAGCAAGATCCTCATCATCACATACTGGTAAGTTCCTACAAGTGGCCTCTGCTGCCCAATCACTAAGGAAGAACATGGAGTGTGGATCACCATTCAAAATTTCATCTGGAACAAATGCGGCCTGGTTTGTCCCTGCACCAATTCTATCACGCAAAGTGTGTGGTCTTGGTCTTTCGGTGATCAGGTTATTAGAAAGATCCTGAACAAATCCAAAGAACATATCTGACGTAACTCTTTGATTGGTGGTTCCATCGAGGTATCCACCACTCTCCATGAAGAACCTACCACCAACGCTAACAACTATACCGGCCTGATGATAGTCGTACATAATCTGTTTCATCACAGTCCATCCACGCTGTCTGATAACCTTTGCGGTAGCATAACTTGTGATTCCGTCGTTCCACTGAAACACACAGTGTACTTCGCTGGTTGCAGGATTAAACGAAGAACCGAATTCTCCAATTTGCTGGTTGCCATCATTAAACCAAACTTTACCACCAACAGGTTCTCCAATAATTCCGTTCGTACCACTAGTTCCATAGGTATCGAGATTGTTATCAGCACCAACATAACCCCACCATGAACCAAAGTAGGCCCACATAGCACCCGCAGTATATGATTGATCGTTGTTCTGATCAGCAGATGTCCACGGTACAGGATCCTTTGGATTTATACCGTAGTTTAAAGCGACTGCTTCGGTGAAAGTCCGCACACCATAATTTTCCTTAAACAGATTATGAAGATCTGTGTTGCCCTGTCTTATGCCTACTTCCTTATCTCCAACACCTGTATTATACATCCCACCAGAGTTCATATACATCAATGTGCCTGTATCGAGTCCAATGCTGTCAAAACCTAGAGTCTTACAACCCGCAACTTCTAGGCCCCACCAATCATCAAATCCCTCAACAGAATATGAGTATCCAGGTCTTTCTCCATCAAATCCAACATCAGGAGTATACGCCGGAGAATCTCCTTCACCAGACCACCGATCTCCACCGCTACCTCGATTGCTTTGCTTAGAAACACCAAGAAGACTACGATCAACTTGCGTCATTGATTTATCAGTGTATGTGGGACGATAACCAGTATAAGCAACAACCTGTTGATCTTGGAGGGGAACTGAATTCGCTGCAAGTTCGTTTCGAAGGAAACTGATTGCTGCCGTCCATGAGGCCTTATTATCTCCGGGTGTACCGGCCGGGATTGAATTTGGATCACTAAAACCATTACTGCCATTATTAGTGAATGGTGTCGGTGATATATGAAAATCTGTTCCTAGTTGATTTAGGTATACCTTTGCTTCTGTGAGTTCTAGTCCAGAAAATGGATTCGATGGAAAGTGTGGTTGGAATACAGCAGGAGAATTGCCACCACCTGCATCATATGTTGTCCAACCCTGAATATTTGTAAAACTGTATCGTTTATAACCTAGTGGAATAAGATCTCTAGTTTGATTTCTGACCCACAAGAGACGACCATTTTTCTGTACATTATTGAAATCTGCTTCTGGAGATCCGGCAAGAGGTGTTCTTCTATATCCGATTGATGCAACACCCCAACGCTCTCTATCGCCTCTTTCTGATCTTGCAGCACCATACGCTTCTGCATACAACGGCCGGCGATCTGGTGTGAAAAATTGTTCTGTACCCCCGCCTCGGGGAATGTTTGTGTAGTCTTTGTTTTTGTTATATTGTCCATACGCCCTATACTCAGCATAATTTTGTTTATCAGATTCTGTTGGGGGTGTGCTGTAAGGTGTACCAAACCCATCAACAACAGAACTTAGTGCATTTATTCTGTTGATATCATTATCAGATCCACTGTAGTTAAATATTGCACTGTCGATTCCGAACTGATAGAACCTTTGTAAGTTGATATTTGTGTTGTTTGTGATGTACTCTTGTATATACAACCACACACACAATGGAATAGTTGAAACTACTCCCTGCTCTGGGGGTGTTGTAATTAGGGAAAAATCACTTTCGTTGTAGTATGGTTTGCTCACCAAGTCTGGTTCAGACTTCCAGTCTTCACATGCAACATTAAACAGATCATATGATGTGTTGAACTGCCCACTCGCCATTATAGTATTTTTTCCGGGAGTTCCAAATGCTTCAATAGCATCTATCAAGGCCATCCAAGAATCAATTTCATCTGCGAAGTGTGGAGGATAAAAATCAACAAAGGTTCCACACAAGTTATATACAGACTGAAGAATTTCATGTTCAAGGCCTATGATCTCATTTATTCCATCACCGGCCATTGTTTTGAATACGTTCAGTAAAAACTGAGTTCTTTGTGTGCGGTTTAATTCACCGAGGGTTTCTGAACTATTAAATGCATTTAGTGAAGATGAAGGGAACCTGTATGGCAGATTATAGTGTACAAATTTCCCTTCGAGTTCTAGATCTTGAAATTCTTCTTGCAGTAGTCGGAAATACATCCCTTCACACCAAACACTAGCAAATATATTTGCCTTAGATGTTGCAGTTGCTCTACCTGTGCTTATATCAAAATCAAAGTAGGGATTCGTGTCGAGTTGATCTGGATCATTTGGCGTATATAGGTTTGAATCACTTCCATGTTGATACAATGCGGCAATCGCTAATCCAAATTCAAATGCTCTATCTGCTTGCTTAATTTCTGGATCTGAACAGTACGAATCAATCTCACTCATCACCAGTTTACCATCAGCAACCTTAGTTCGAATGTTATCTGCCATGTAGTTGACCCAATTCTCTCTCAACAAGAACAAGTGTTGAGTAAAGTCTGCATCATTCAAAGCAATTATAGAAGAAGAATCAGTATCACGCCAATTTATAGTCGTGCCGTTAAATACAGTTATAGCATCAAAAGTAGTTGAGAAAGTTGCGTCATATTTTCCAGATGAATTTTCGATACTCCAGTCACTTCTAGAAGATAATTCTTCGTTAACGTCTATATCTCCACCAGTAAAGTATGACACCTTCTCATACATGCCAGGAGTTCTATTTGCAGGATCAGGGTCTGTTGTCTGATCATCTTTCCCAGAAACACCAGTAGTATAGTATCCATCTGCAATTACCGGGATAGACTTTGTAACCGTTACTTTGTATTCGATGTCAATCGGATCTCGTTCACTGCTCCATGCAAAAGCATCAACAAAAGGACTCAGCGTACCAGTCCCATCCTGTTGATCTACTTGAATCCACTGAGAAGTACCAATGGGTCGGACAAACAAAGTATATTCGATTGCATTTGGAACTTCTCGAAAGGTTATCCTGTTACTCGCCCCAAGATCTACAACAGTCAATGCACCGTTGTTGGATGATAGTGTATCTGCAAAAATATTTCTAAACCATGTCATGGAAGTATTATCTCGTCATCTTTGTCTATATCGGGATCGTCGGTTCCTTCGTCGGCAGAATCCCCACATTCTGGTTCCGGATTTCCTCCGCCACCCTCAGTGGATCCAGGTCCGGATTCTGTGTCTTGCGTTATATTTATCAGTTCCTCCGAAGAGAATGGTGGATCCGGATCGAGTGGTCGATCGAAATCCCCACCACCACGTTCTTCTATTAGGGGAAGGGTCAAAGGAGGCATAACTGCCGCAGACATTTCGGATTCATAGTAAGAACAAGAATCAACAATACCGCTTTGGAATACAGCATTGATATTGTCTCCCTGTCCCGACCACCAAACGACAGGATCTGTTGTGAATGGTTCAAACGGACTACCCTCGCCAGCGTGCCAAACCTGTATAATAGAAGATCCTTTTTTGAAATTTGGATCTGTAAATATGGTTTCTCCAACAATATCTTTCCCGGACCACATGTATACTAACGAATCTTGATTCCAATAATTCGATTCATATTCATAACCAACGTGTTCTGTCCAAGCAAAATAATGAATCGCCCATGCGGGCCTTCCTGCAAAGGCACTCATATCTGTAAATGGTTTATCATACAACCCCGGAATGGATCCAATTGGACCCCGTTGATTAGTCTGTCGTCTGGGCATATTTCCAAATCCAAACCTACCATTGTTCTCTGGTTTAGGTCCGCTGATGTCATGAGGACCGTGTGTAGGATCCGCTCCATCATCTGAAAAGATGTTAACACCCCACTGTGGTATAGCACCATGCCGAAGATAAGCATTTATATTATTTTCTTCGAGTATCACCGGATCTCCGAAATTCTCACCGATTGGGGGATCGTAATTGTAAAACCAGTTACCAAACTCCTCGCTAGACTGCTTACCATTTATATCCAACATCAATTTAATTTGATCTGGGTTATCAGGATCTATTTCATAATTTACAAGTGGTGCAATAGTTGGACCATTAAGAGCATCGCCCGTTTCGTTTACACCACCCCCACCCTGAAACGATGCAACCATACCAGTATTAGACATAATAGTAAAGTTTCTTCTTGAGGAAGAGATTCTTCTTGGTGGGATATATGCTCCGGTTGTATTATCTTTGTAAAGTAAATCAAACAATTCCTGATCGAATTCATAACCAACAGGATCGGGCGTTTCTGATATATTTGAAATTGTTTGCCAATCAAGTCCATTTTTTACAACTCTATATCTTTTTATTTTATGGAGTTGTTCGTACATATGTTTGTGAACATTCGGAACCCAACTATTCAACAACACAGGTTCTACCATTTGATCTGGATGCCCGAGTGCCACTGGATCTCCAATTGGTTCATCGGGATCAACACATACACATCCTCCACCATGACCATACCCATCAAACAAACTAATAACCTTGAATCTGTTGCCATTGCTATTAACTGGAATCTGATTCAGAGAGTTCCTTCCTGCTTCGTATACCCAACCCGGATGAACTGAATTCGGTCCGTATACTGGATCGTTTATTGCACTAACAGAAAAATCAAAGTATGTTTCAATTTGATCTTGGTGTACGGTACTTCCTCTTCTTGTTTGTCTTACAGAACGATAATTGTTTAGATCTCGAACCAACGGATGGCCGTTTTCATCGTTCTGTGGGAGAGTTCCGGTAATTTTTGCACCATGATATGGATTGATTACAAGTGGTCCTTTGGGCAACCATGTTCCGGGTACAGACGGATCATCTTCTTCCTCAGGCGGTTCCAGTTTCTGTATACGAAATGGTTCACTTCTATATTTTCCCTTTTCTCTGACGGTCGGTTGAACATCTTCCCCACCAAGTGTTCCGCTCGCGTCAAAACCACCATTAAACGTATCGCGTTTCCAATAGTCTGGATCAAACCAAACCATATTGTGTAAGTCCTGATAGTATAGAGTTCCATCTCGTTTCAGTCCCCATACACATATCCCTTGTGCGGTCGTGCCTCCACCAGATGCCCAACATTGGACAAAATCAACATTGGGTACAGAAACAGTATTTCCATTTTCGTCAATCCAAAAATTATCCTCTAGATCTTCTTTATTGAAGTACACAATATGATGATAATCAAGTTCACCCATCAACGAAGTCAACTCAACACCAGATGTTCCTGCCTGAACAATACGGATCGTACCAAAGGTGTCTAGAGTTATTATACACTCATCAGAGGCGACACATATGTGCTTTAAATTGATGTCTGGATTGTATCCAAAGTTGTCTGGGTTTTCTTCCCACAATTCTAACATTCGCCAATCTAAACCTAAACTGACCAGTCCACCGATGTTTCTAAATGCATTTGCGATTGCCGGTTTTGTGTTATACCGCGTTCCCATATTCCGCAGTTTTCCGGTAGGAGTAATATAATAAACTTCATGGAATGCAGCAGAAAATGTATAAAGGTTTGAACCCTGCACCCCCTCGATCCCCTCCTCGTTTTCCGTGGGATCATACCAAGCATACTCGAAAAATGTAGGTTGTTTCACATTGTTGAGACCAGTCTCAGTTTTCGCATCCATGATATCTTGGAGTTCGAGTGGTGAAGACAACTTAGTAACATTGGAGTCTACACTGTCCTTGTTTCCACCAACAGCACCAACACCAATTATTTGTCCGCGAGTATTGTTTCTTGTATTATGTCCAGCAGTTACTCCACCATTTGAATCTTGTCCATCAGACCAGTGAGGGAAGACTGGAAAATTGTCGTCTAGACCTCCGGGTTCATTGTTTAGTAAGACACTAAACCCATAGATATCACCATCGGCGTATCTTGGTAAAAATAATCTTGGTGCAGAAAATGATGACATATTATCCGAGTCTTCCGATGACGTTTTGTGCTTCTGATGCTCGTTGTTCTGTTGTGGATGCTTCACTTGCTGACATGGCGAGGAGTCCCTCACTACCCAACGATTCCTGAATACCTGCAATCGCATTCTTTGCTGAAGCAGATACAGTATCTATTGCACCCTGAGCAAACTCCGTGATGCCCGACTGCACTGATCTAACAGCGTTTCCTACTTCTCCGGCGAGTTCATTTGCCTTTTCCTTTGCTTGATTGATTGCATCTGCACCTGCTGCAACAAACGGAGGTGCTTCTGGTAACTCTGGAGTTGGGATCGAGAATGTTCCTGACGGGATTGACGTTCCTTGCTCAAATGCCTGTAGTGCATCGAGTTTACCCTGAAGATCAGGATTTGCAAACTCCTTCATTAACTGACCAGTCCAACACGGATTCGATCGTACTGCCGCAATCAAAGTGTTTGCAGTTCCATACTTCTGTACCATGTCTCTCATGTTAGAGAGATTAGAAACTGTTTGGTTGTAACTGTCCAACGCATTGTTTTTTGTTTCGGTTAGGTTAAGTGTGAGATCAGTTACTTGTTGAACAAGTTCATTTTCTTGGATGTCACCACCAAGGAATGAACCAATTGTTTGTTGAAGTATATTGTTAGACGCACCGACCGATTGCATCAGTGTAAGTCCACCGTCTTCAAGAATTAAATTGAAGTTTGGTCCAAAGTTATCTTCGATCACATCCTGTCCGGGAAGTCGAAGGTTTGCCTTCATGCTGTTGAATGTATCAGACAGACTCACAATATTATTCTGGTTGAAGGCATTGGCATCAAGTGTGTTGACAGCACCAGACATTCTGTCCGTTGCGTCTTTGATGTTGTTGAGAATTCCTGCGTTTGGACTTCCGATTTGTGCGCCGGGTTGTCCGTTCAATTCACCGAGCAAATTGTTCATACTCTGTAGTGCATCAATAGTTGACTGTTGTAGACCACCTGCCTCACCGGCGGGTGGTTGGTTATCTAAGATATTTGTGATAGACAGTTCGTTATCCTGTGCAACTGCCTTCGCTGTGTTGACGATCGTGCCAACGGGGTTCTGAAAGGCGTTGCCAGTCATCACATCGTTGATGATGTCTAGTGAAGTTTGACCAAGATCTTGTGTCTGGGGATCGCACTGTGGATCGAGTGGGTTGAAATCTTCTAGACTTAATGGCATTATCCGGCCCTCACATTTCCTGAACCTGTTGCTGAGTGTCCACATGATGCGGCATCACCTGCACGACATACTGGTATTCCGCCGACTCTAACCATACCAGATCCCGTCACTATAACGGGGGCAGTGTGTTGGTTAGGACAATCTCCGCCGCAGTGATTTGCAATCAAACTCCCAATGTGTGCAACAGGCATTCCGTTCACCTTGACGTTTGAGTTTCCTGTTAAGATTGTATTTCCGGCCGTGTCCATTCCGACTCTTGATATTCCTGGCATGATATCTCCTCCAGTTTATTTATACGTCAACCAAACGCCTTTACGATTACTTTTCCAGCACCACCATCATTGGCCGCAGTGTTGTTTTCTGAAGCACCACCTCCACCACCACCACCGGGAACCTGTCCTACCGCAGCAGCAGAACCAAGTGCGCCTTCAGTTCCAGCACCACCACCATTACCACCATCGGGATTTGCACCATCACCACCATCAGTTCCTGCTATGGCAGTACCAGAACCAAAAGTTCTATTTGTAGCATCTCCACCGTCCGTGTTTACTAAATTTCCATTTTGTGCAACACCGCCTTCACCTCGAAGACCACCACCGAAGGCAGTTGCACTTCTTCCACCCTCACCACCACCTGCTATGATATCACTGAATGTGGTGATTGTGCTACTACTTCTTTTGTGTAAAGTGAGTTGTGTGTCTCCTCCATCACTTCCCATAGACGATGCATTTGCGCCCTTTGCACCACCTGCACCTACCGTAAAAGTTAAAGTGTCATCTTTACGAAGATCTGTTATTCGAATTTGGTGTTTGACATATGCACCACCACCACCGCCTTGACCGTTGGTGTGTGACGATCCACCTCTACCACCGGCGACTGACCCAACTCCACCGCCGCCTCCACCACCATACATCTCGACTTCGATGAAAACAACTCCGGAAGGTATGGTATATGTTTGAGTGCCTGTCGAAGTGATGTTCGTGGTACTCAATACTTGATATGCTCTTCCGCTTGCTGCTCTACTTGCACCAATCATGAGAAGTTAATTCCACCTACAAATCCATAGATGTTTGATCCGGCGTCTATTGTGACGAACGATAGAATGTCGATACCGGATGCCGTGAGTGTTGGTGCAACATTACCGGGCCACTTGACTGCTGATGCCCAAGTTGTTGTGTTTGCACCACCGTTTGTGATCAGGAGTGTGAGGGTTCCTGCATTGCCAGTTGCTGGTGGATTCGTGAAACTAAATTCACAGTTTCCGTTTCCGGTTACAGTCTGCACATTACCGGCAGAGAAATCAATCGCAGTATTACCAGTGATTGTTCCGATTGCATTTACAGTTTCTGCGTAGTCCTTGAACTTGGGTCTTTCGAGTTGGTTATCTTGGAAGTTTATCGCACTTCCGAAAGTAGATCCACCAGTAACGTGAAGTCCTGCGTTTAAAGTAACACCACTACCAGCAGAAATGCCACCAAGCGAAAGTAGATCGGTGCCGGGATTGTAGATCAACCCATCAGCACCAGTGCCGCTGTCTACCTTTGCTGCAAGATTTGCTGTTGCCGCCCCCTGAGCATGATCTGCAAAAATGATATTATAATCATTATCATCACTTTTCCCTTGCAATTGCACTTGAGCAGCAGTCGTCGCCGTTGCGGCCGCACCAGAACATGCAAGTGAGTTGGTTGCGGTTCCTACCATCACACCACCACTCATGATAACTCCACCCACAGTTGAGGTGCCGTCTGATGTCAGTGTTGCACAATGAACATGCCCACCACTGATACCACCGTCCGCTGAGATTCCTCCGTCTGTGTGTATGTTACCATCTACCTGAAGTGCGCCGGCGGAGTTGATTGATCCGAATGTTACACCACCATCAGCAGATAATCCTGCTGGAGCATAAAGACCAGTCGCGGTTCCGTGTGCGAACGTAACACCACCCGCCATCAGAACTAAATTATCTGCACTCGGGAATGAAAGTTTTGTGTCTTCATCACCGCTGTGTTGTAATTCATCCGGGAGTTTCACCGTGGCCGCGTTGAGAGAGACGATATCCGCATTGGTACTGATGGTGGTGCTGTTCAATGTAATTACATCATGGCTATCTCTAACAAAAATAGTGTTACTATTTCCTACACCGTCCAAATCTCCAATCCTTACGTTTGTGCCGACATCTGCCTTAAAAATAGAATCACCAGACGAATTTAAAATACTATGATTACCACCAAATTGTATGTCACTACCGACAGTAATACCGCCGTCTGATGAAAGTCCTGCAACGTGTAGGATAAGGTTGCTACTTGTTATTCCGCCTGTTGCTCCGTTGAATGTAGCGACACCAACAAGATCAGTAAGTGTAACATCACCCGTTGCTCCGTTGACAGTTGATACACCTTGGACATCTCCAGCAGCACCATTGAATGTAGCGACACCAACGAGATCGGTTAGTGTAACATCACCAGATACGCCATTCACCGTAGTAACGACGGACGCAGCAGTCATACCATTAGGAAATTTTATTTGATCTGCGACATGTAATATATCAGCAGTGATCGAACCAACAGAAATTCCGGCAACTGCAACGATCGCGTCTGGATCTATACCTAACGTCAACCCATATAAGGTAAGTCCCGTGTCATCTACATTAAGATCTGGTCCAGTACAACACGGTCCCATTTCACCCTGTCTACCTTGTGGGCCGCGAGGACCCTGTGAACCTGCTGGGCCCCGAGATCCGGTTGCACCAGATCTGAGTGGGACTTCTGCATCTTCTTGAGTTATAACTGGTCGGGAATCTTCGGGTATATCAACAGCGAACGACTTGAGATCAAAAGACTCTGTTTGCTTTTTACCTATTGATTCAGTTTTCGAAAACTTCCGGGGACCACCCTTTGGTTTATTATTTACGTTTCCCCCATCGATCGAAGTGCTAGATATAGATAAACCAGATCCAGTCGGTAATTCTATATTACCCTGTCTGTCTTCGATAGATTTTTCCGGTGCATCTTCCTGAGTATCTTGATACAGATCTTCTTCGTTATCAACATCCGGATCTGTCGCTCGTTGGTAGTCATTTAATTCATCGGACATAGTTCACCACCATTCTCAGTATGATCCACCACCCGAAGTCGATCTTGTAGAAACGGATCGTGATGGTTGTGTACCCTGAGTAGATATGGTTGTTCTTCCAGAAAGGGTGTTTGTCATTGAAGATTCTAATGAACTTACGTTACCTACAGGTTTAGTTGGAGGTGTTTCTTCGCATCCACAATTAGTTTCAAATTGTAAACCACCAGAGTTTACAAACCCAAGGAGGGCCTCCCTAAAAATCCAAGATGTGTCATATCCACCGGACCGAAACTCCTGAATTTCCGGGGAAACATTTGGAAAATTTGGACCAGGAGATGACGATATTTTTCCGATTCTATTTTGACACACTTTATGTGTTTGGGTATAGGATCTATTCTTTGTTGATGTGCATAATTTATTTGCGTGAAGACAATAGTCACACGATCCTGCATCACGAATAATAAATGATTCTCCCGACAAGGTAACTGAATCAGTCGAATTAGTAGAAGGAACAAGTGCAAACGCACGATAAGGATTTCCATCTCCTAACCCGTATCGATCTAACGCGGATGCATAGTCAGCAGCAGTAAAACACTCGCTAGTTTCTTCTTCATTAATAGTAGAAGTTACAACCGCATTGAGACATCTTTTATATTCTTGTAGTGATGTTGTTTCGTCACCAAACGAATCTTCCGTAAATTTAATTGTAATGTCAATCTTAGACAATTTAGTTTGTAAACATTTACCAGAACAACTAACCGGTCCTTTTGTCGCAGATTTCTTTGAAAATACAGATAGATTCGGTAATTCAGAAGGTTTGACTACTGGAGGTGCATACAGGGCATTATAAAATCTAAGTGTCAACAGATTTGCGTAGTTTTGATTTATACTGGCCATGGTTTCCTCGTTTAAATTTTCTTAATATCGTACACATCTATTTAGTAAAATCAATGATCAACCACTACCGGGGAGAGAACAAGGATTGGGGTTACATCGGCCGCCTCTGAAGGTGTGCCCGATCCGGGCACAATCCTCTGGTGTCCTTTGGGAACACAGACCAAACGGTGAACAACATGCACCGGGTGTTTCCTCTGGTGGATCCTCACCACAGATACAATCCATCAACGCGAAGAGCGGTGCGCCTTGAAAGCATGTGCATGGTTCATTACTCTGTCCCGAACATTGACACTCCGACTCACACGATGGGGCAGGTGTACAATTATTTTCGTCACACCAGTTGAATGGACAAGTCGGATCACATAATCTAGTCGGATCCGGTACGCAATCTCCACCCTGACAGAATTTACAGTCCGGACATCCACCCACACAGGATCCACCCACACAACTACCACACGGAGTGTCAGCACATTCTACACAACCAACTCCCGGTACACAACTTTCACACGCGGCAGGATCACAGCAACTTCCTTCGCAGCATATTTGTCCGTTCGGACAACAGGTTCCATCTCCACAACATACTTCGTCCTCGACGCAACAATAAATTGAGTTGTCGGTAAAGTCATCACAGCACTTGTTTCCTGCCGAGCAACACGATCCATCATCACAACAGTCTCCGTCACAAGTCGAGTTCCCACATTGACCAATACCATTAAGAAAGTCTAAGAATTCACACTCTTGACATGTACCATTACATGGATCTGGTAATCCCATGTTCTGGGGTGTATTACAAAACCCGACTCCAGTTCCTTGTGAAAGATCACACACCAGACAACCAGTACAAGCAACCGGACATCCGGGATCTTGACATTGACAATCTACACAAAATTGTCCGTTAGGGCAGTTATTATTGTTGGAAGATGTACATTCAGAAAACACAGTTCCGGGGATTGGAAGACAAGTATCACAACAACCACATATAGTTTCGTCAGTCTCACACACTAAACCATTCCAGATTTGACAATCCTCACAGTTATCATCACATAGACATGTGGATGGGTTTAGCGTTGTTCCGGTCGGACAAAAAGGTGGATCTGAACAATTACCATCTCCATCACAACTAGAACATACTGGACAATTTTCAACGCAAAAATGATTATCCCCAGAACTGGTACACTCTTCACAGTTTCGGCAAACCGGAATGTTACATTCACAATCAGGTTCTTCGCGGGTAAAACAAGGATCACAGTCAGTTACCGTACACCTATTTCCGCCTGGTATTTGACTACATTCTTCACACGGTGGACAATCGCCGTCTGAATCACACTGATCACAACCACTACCCTCACCACATCCGAATTCTGAAGGACAGCAGAACCCACCGGGACAACAGTCAAATCCGGGATCACATTCCTGTCCGGGACAATTACAGTTATCAGTTGTGGGGTTGTCTACACACTCCCCATTTTGACACCATGTGCAATTTAACCCATCAGTTCCACATGAAGTTTCGTTGTCTTTCGGTGTGCATGTACCCACACCATTTTCGTTTAGACTGCATTCTGTGCATTCATTGCCACAATCTGCATCCACCTCACAAGCAGATTGGGCACAACCAAATCCATCAATACACCTTTGTACTATGTTCCCTGGCCCGTTGGCACCGAATTCCTGTGCATTGCAGCAGTTAAAGGAGTCACTAACTCCGTTAATAAAGTTTTCACAACAAACATGACCTACCTTGCAATCACAATTAGTCCCATCCTCTTGATCCCTTGCCAGTCGGCATATACCACCATCGATCGCCGCCAGACAATTACAGAAGACGGACCCGAACACTGGATGGACACAATCTACACAATTTTCTTGATCACCGTCAATAAGTTCTCGTACTCCAATGGTTTGACTGGGGACCCCCGCCATATCCACATCAAGACACACACTGTTACAAGGGCAGTCTTCACATATACAAGTCCCTGAGATACATTTAGAATTACATGAAGTACAATCTCCGTCATTATTACATTCTGGTGGAGCAACTGGATCACATGGATTTATGTTTTGGGTATCACATGTTCCCATGATATCAATAACGTCAGTCGCATTTATAAATTCAATATCAATGATTGTTGATACTTGTGGAACAAGTCGAAGATCAACTGTATCTGAAATAATAGTCGGTGTTGGTGGATTCGTCTCGATCTCGGCGGGAGCATCCTTCCAAGACAACATGTAAAAAGTCTGTTCTCCCCATGTAGTAGTATTACTTTCCATTTGAGAGTCGGATCGATTGATTGTATATTGTCTCTCCTCGAAGATGATGATTGGATTGTCGGGATCTGTAGAATCCTTTCCTGTCCTTGTCATTTTTACGTCAGTTCCAAAAACCTCAATGAAAGATTGTCTTGCTTCTGGAGTATCAAATAACAGTTCAAAGTAATCCCCGAACGAGAGGCGATCTTCCTGCTGGGCCTTTCCGAACCAAGCAGCACGAACACCCCAATCATAGAATGGTACTAGGAAGTTTGGAATATTGGTTCCGTCAAGTGGTTCAAAACGAACACCAGTCATCTGTGTAATCGGTTGAATAAAATTATTGGGTGGACCAGTTGTGCGAGGAGACCATGGCAATTCTCCTAGTTCACCAACAAGTGGAACAGAATCTTGTCTTGTATTGTCTTCACATCCCACACCAAAGCGAGTGTCCCAACCCGCCGATCCTTCAGGAAACCACTCAGAATCGTTGGAGTTTAAGTGTATTGTAATTGTATTTGGTCTGTCTGCTGGCATTAGTTTAGATCAATCGATGCTGCGTTAAATTTAATTCCACTTGCGTCCCACTTCCCCGTTGAAGCAGCGCCCTGCGCCATAATTTCAATACCACCACTGATCGTCTGGAACATTGCCGTCGTTGCTGCTGTAATATTTACAGATGCAGTTGCCGAGTTCATGTTTACTTCGCCCATTGATGATGTCAGTTCCACACCTGCATCACCGGAGAGTTTAAGTTTACCCTTCGATGTTATCTCGGTGTCACCAGCAGTATTTATCACAGTAGAACCCTTTACGCCGATAGTCATGTTGCTCTTGACTTCTGCATTTAGACTCTTTTCTATCTGAAGAGTTGCGTCTCCCTTGATGTTACCGAAGACGTTTCCACCCACTTCAAGTCCTGCGTTTCCGCGAACGAGTATGGTGATGTTGCTGTCCTTTTCACCTTCACCTTTACCACCAACGATTAGGTTTACGTTTCCTTGAACATGAACATATTCATCTCCCGCAATCAGTTCGTACTTATCAGAAACAACCTTATGCACTTCTGTGCCTTCTGGGTGGATCTCATTGAAGGTTCCTGATTTGTGGTAGGTGTGGATTCTCTCTGCGCCGGGAGTGTCATCGAATTCTTGGATGTGTCCTGATAGAGTTTCCTTGACATGATTGAACGGATAGATTGCGAAGTATGGTGATTGTGGTTCGTTCCAATTGCCACCAGAACTATTCGCAGTCGGAACACCTTGATAATAAGTGTCTTGCGCCTTCTTACCAATCGCAGTATCGTTTACGTTCTCATTTCTTGCAAGTCTACTTACGTCCTGCTCTCCAACCTGAGAGTGTCCGTGCTTCGACGTTTCGAATGGAAGGATACCACTCGGATCACTAAATCCTTCATTTGGATTTGATGGATTTTGTGGTATTCCGGGAATCGAACCCAACATGATAGGTTGCTGGGCGTCATCGCCGTCACGGAAGAAACCGAAAACGTGGGATCCCGGTAACAACCCAGTGGGGGACTCACCTATGCCACATAAAGCAGCACTAGTGATGGGTTGTACCGGGTATGCCCACGGTAAATCTTCGGTCTTGATTTTGTTTTTATCTGGAACATGGAAACCAAAAATACGCACGCGACATCTACCGAGTTTTAAAGGATCACCAATATCCTCTACAACACCTTGCCACCAAACGAATCCCTGTTTTCCAAAAAATGTTTCCATTATTACTCGCTAACTGGTGATTGCCAATTTCGGGCGGCCCATTTCTCCGCCCACTGCTTCCATTCCTGTAACTCTTCGTTGCTATAATCCTTCTTTCGTTCCCACGCCTTAAATCGTTCCTCGAAAGAATCAAACTCTTGCTTCTCATTGAAATTTAACATTTTAATCTCCTGCATTCATAAATTCAAATGGTAGCGAATCCCGTGACAATTCTAGTCTTGTTGTGTAACCTTTTTCTTTATTTATCACATGCTGAAGACTAGTTACGAGATATCTACCGGACAACATTCTATCCTTTGGATCTAATGATCCATCTTCTATAGGTTCCAATTTTGGAACATCCAAACTTACCACATCGCCAACTCTCCTATTTGAGTCACCCGAAACAATGATGGAAAGGGAAGACGATCTTGCCCTTAAAATTGATGATCTTCTCTTTAGAGTAAAATCGGAATACCGAAAATTATCATCAATCCCATCTTGAGATAACGAACTAGTACCAACGAAGTTAAAATTGGACTGTACGTTTTTATTCACATTCAAGTTAGAATCCCTCGCAATGAGTGGGTGGGTTTCTACTGAATCAGTTTTATCGAAATGTTCGAGGTAATCGAACTGCCGCGAAGAATATTCTTTAGTCACCAAATCCAACGAAACAATCTCACTAGCATAAACACCATTATCAATTTCTTTCACTTTATCAAAATGTCTGTTAAACCTCAAGTCTTCTATCTGACAAAATTTCTTTACCAACCCTTCATCGGTAGAAATATCTACAGGAAGATTTGATTGGTTGTAATTATACTCGACAAGTGGACTACCCGATGCCAACTCGTGTAAACTTCGAAAGTGGTATCCATCCATATTTTCATATAACAGGAAACTGCAATCTTCTATATTTGATGACGACACCGCCCTTTTCGCCAACCAATTCATAGTTTTATATGTTCCCCAATTTGGAATGATGAATGAATGTGTATTCGTAGTGGGTTGTGTAGTGACAAGTGGATTTGATAATTTAGACTCTGCAATTTTGCTAACAATCTCAGATATAGTTCCCTTGTACGATCCTTGAACTTTACTCTGCATCGAAAGATATGCATCTTCTGATATGAAACCCAATGTAACTTCTTTACCTTTACCAGTATATGCCAATTGCAATTGATTATAGTTTGTAACGTAAAATTTCTTCTTTACCATTATACCCGACATCCCCGGAGTAGTAAAGGAAATTTGTATGTAATCCTGTCCGTTCAATTCTAGTCTATCAGTTAAATTGGCAAAGTCCAGAAACTTCACTTCGCCGTACATGAAGTTTTGGTATAGACTCTCTGATACTACGAGATTGATAAGACCTGTTTGGTTCACTATGTCGATAGCAAGTTTATTTGGACCAAAGAGAACAAGTTCTTCCATGGCATAATCACCAAACCCAGTCCATCTAGTCAGGTCTTTTGGTTTTACAAATTCTGCTCTGTGTTTGGACTCATAATCAGGCATTTAATAAATTATCCAATGATGTATCAATTGTGTTTAAGTATTTTGGATGAAGGAGTTTTATATTTTTCTTGTCATCATTCAACTCTTCTTCGTAATTTTGTATCGTGATTACATTGTTGTTTGAGTTGTCGCCACATATTCCCATATAAGCACCAAGATTCGTCGCATAAAATTTTACTATGCTTTCAACAACTCCGCCGGTGCTTCCCAATACTGCCGTTTCATTGTTTACTTCAGCGAGGGGATTTAGATATTCGAAATCCCCGGTAATTCCACTTCTACCATCAAAATGGTGAACTGCACTCGGTGTAGTTGTAACTCGCTGAACTGTTGCGATTTTCCTACTTCCCGCCGTGGCGCCAGTTGCAATTCTATCACCCTCTTGGAATGTTCGTGTGTAATACTTCAGAGTTAGTTTACTGAGATCAGGATCCCAAGAGTGGACAAGTGCTTCTCCATCTAGACTGAAATACGCACCTTCTTTGTTTGTTTCTCCGTCTGTGTGATAGATCGTTTCGTTCTTAATAAACTTTCCAGTGAACATATTCTTGACATCAACTCCATCACCATCGCCCCCTGTTCCACCAGAACCACCACCAGAAAGGAAAAGAGAAATTCCGGGGTATGTCTTCTCTATCCAGTTTTCGAACGTCAAGTTATCGAGAGTCCAATCATAGTACGGATGAATTATATCATTGAAGAGGAGAACCAACCAGTGAAATTCTGGGTTGCCATATAATTTATCTGCTATGATCTCGGGAGTATCACCGTCCTGTACTGTATACTCAAGAAACATTTCGGTTTGATCCTTTAACTCAGGAGAAAACCCAATACGTTTCATGATATTGACAACGGCCTTTTGCTTTACTTCCGAATTTTGAAGGAACGGATACCTTGTTAGGGGAAACTTACTAAAAAATGCCATCAATAACCCTCCAAGATGTCATCCTTAACATTGATGTCGAGTTCTTTGAATGTCAGAGACATGGTTGTTGCGACTGGCGCACCACTACCGAAAGCACTGAAGTTCCCGTTCGGCGTGAAATCTACGTTGACTTCTGTTAATGCACAATCACGCATTTTTAGGAGAAACGGATTTTCCACAACGCTGTTCATGTTTCTCTTATAGAATTTTATTGCGAATATGGATGGTGGCACAAGGAAGTTTCCGCCAGTTGCTAATGCTGGTGCAGAATGGAAGCGGAACATCTTAATGATTGCTTCTACCATCTGTGATTCTTTCAGGTTTCTAGGATAAAACTCATAAGAAAACTCGAATGTTCTGAGTTCGGGTGAGTTGTATACAAGTTCTTTTCTCGGGTTGATCGCTTTACCAAGAAGTTGGGTCGCTGCGGACTCTAACTCTGTGTCCATTCCGATGACACTAGCAACACTGTCTAACGCACCGATTGCTTTTCTCATCGCTATTGGGCCTGCTGCTTGAATCATATTCATGGCCTCTTTGCCCGCATCTCCGAAGTTACCAGACATCAATGCTTTTCCTGCGGCCGCAAGAGCAGTTGTTGATTGTCCCAAAATAGAGGCAAACAATAAACTGGGTGTATCATAACTCTGCAAAGAAAGATTATTGATTTTGTGTGGCATGTAAAGGAAGCAAGTATCTTTTGACTTATACTTCTTCTGTCGCAGAGTTCTGGTTGGGTTTGGAGTTCGTACTCGTTTGTTTACCCCACCTCTGTAGTTTTGATTGCCCATAAAATCAACTCTTTGTTGAATTATTTCATCACTCGAAAGTCTAACTGACTGCACAGTATCAATTCGTTCTGTTATGACACCTGTCGTATTTGCACCAGTTCCTGCATTTCGATTCGTAATTGCTCTCTGTCTATAGATGGGATCGCCCGGGACCTCTTTGCTGCGGGTTGGTTGATACCCAATTGGTGTCAACCCCATATTTGCTATATCCTCATCGCTCATCTGAGCAACGCGATCCTTCCATGAATTGTCCTCTTCATTTAGTGGATTTTCTTTAAGGAGTGTACTGAGTCTATCAGCATTTCGTAATTGGGCACTCTGTGTTTCATACATGTTGAACTGCATGAAGTGTGTAGTATCTGCATCGGGACTCGTCGCAAGATCAATAGGGAAAGCAAAAACAGATGAGTTTGATGGGTTATTTGTCGTCTTGTATAAATTTGCAAGCGGACCTTCGGCCTTGTTCAACTCATTTTCATATCTACGAGAAGGATCTAACCGATTTGCCTCATAATCACCAGTATAAATTTCAACAGCATTTTGATTACTATAGAAAGAATTCCTGTTTTGGGAGATATCCTTTGCTCCCTCTATAATATTGGAAACCATCCCGTTATCTTGTTGTCCGTCGAATGCGGTCATGCAATTTTTCTCCTATGGTTCTACTACATACTATATATGGCATACAAAGGAAAGTATAAACCAAAGTATCCAGAGAAATACGACGGTGATCCCACCAAAATTGTGTATAGAAGTCTCTGGGAACGAAGGTTCATGGTTTACTGTGATAAGAACAAGTCTATCTTGTCATGGGGATCTGAGACTGTGGTTGTCCCATATAAATCCCCTGTCGATAATAAATTACACCGTTACTATGTAGATTTTATAGTGACTTCAATCAATAGAAATGGTCACAAAGAAACCACATTGATTGAGATCAAACCAAAAAAACAATGCAAACCCCCAGAGAAGAAGAAGCGAGTCTCTAGATCATACATCAATGAGGTGAAGCGATGGGGTGTGAATTCTGCTAAATGGAAGTACGCGATGGATTATGCAGAAAATCGCGGATGGAAATTTAAAATCCTAACAGAAGAGGTATTGTTTAAGTGAGCGAAAATAGAAAAAATCGAAGATCGGAGATGTTCAAATCTATTGCAAAAGACCTTAGAGAAATAAGTTCTGCACTCAGATCCGAACCCGATGTTCCTGCACCAAAAAACAGAATGCTGTATGAGGCCGCAGAGTTCACTAGACCAAAGTCAGAAAAAGAAGTAGAAGAAAAAATAAATCAACGAGATCTAATCAAAGGAATTTCTAAATTAGACTACACTGATCTAAAACTGAACGTATTCGATGCGATTAAAGAAGTTCGTGACGCTGTAAACGCACCAACCGATGGCGAAGCAGCATTGAAGTGGATGGAACTTGCAATCAGTCAATTATATGAGGATGCAGATCTATCAGTGGAAGAGAGATTCCTTCGAGATGAAAAGCGTCTCATATCTACATCAGGTTTCAAGCGTCCCGGTGAGATGTTCATGTTCAACTACGAACCCAGAACCAGATCAAAACTAGAATTCTATGATACTTTCCCTCTGATTTATTTGGTAAAGGTTGAACCGGGTAAGTTACATGGACTAAATCTGCACTATCTGCCACCCAAAATCAGGACTATATTTTTCATGAACCTACAACAACTCAGAACTGGTATCGGAACAGAAGCACGCCTGGGTAAACTTGATATTAGTATATTAAAGGCATCGAATCGGTATAAATACTTTAGACCATGTTATAGAGTTTATTCTATGAAGAGAATCAACTCCAGAATGTTGAAGATACCAGCAGAGGATTGGCCAATTGCAATACAACTTCCTCTGGAGAGATTTAAGAAAACGTCGAAGTATAATGTTTGGACCGACAGTAGAAGAACAATCGCACAACGAAGAGGAGAAATCTGATGTCTGCTAGATCAGAAGCAAAACAATTAAACCACGCACTTCCTGTAAGTCCAATCGACTCCACCACTGGTTCTTCTTCGGAAGATGTTGTTATTGAGATGTTGAAAAGATCTGAAAAGGAAATGTCTAATCGGAATCAAATCAGCAAAAGTGCATTCAATCAATCAAAATCAATTCAGGATTTCTTCCAGAAAATAAACAGTACAGGATTATACTCACCATCAAGATATGATGTCTCCTTTGATAAACAAATCATAAGTAGAGAAGCACAAGATATGCTGACGTTCCAGTGTATCGACATATCATTCCCCGGCAAAAACTTTAGAACAGCAGATGTTCGGACATATGGACCAGTAAGAAGACCTGTTATTGATGCAGAATTCAACGGTGAATTAACAATGACGTTCCGGGTAAGTCGTGACTTTGCCGAGACAAAATATATCGATGAGTGGATGGATTTTATCTCTTCACCAAGGACTCGATATGATGTGCAATACTACGATGACTACGTTTGCAACTTATACATTGATGCACTAGACAAGGGAATAGATGTAGACGCCGTTCCCGGTGTATCTACCTACAAATCAAGCAACGTGCTATACAGATGCGAGGTTCGTGAGGTATATCCAAAATCAATGGACAGTATCCCACTCGGATTTGCAAAGGCAAATGAGATTGCCACGTTCAGTGTCACATTTGCATATCGAGATTGGATAATCATTCCAATTCCTGTTGGAAATAATGATGATCTACAAAACCAAGCAATACTAAGACAATTTGACAGACGACAGGTTGGAAGAGAACAACCTAATGAAGCAGATATCGGGAGAGAAGTCGGTCCATTACGCGGCGTGGATTTCCAGATACCCGGTGGTGATTTCGGACTTGCATAAAGTGAAAGGAACAATACAATATGCCATTACCAACAGTAGAGACACCCACATATAGTTTTACACTTCCAGATTCTAAAAGAAAGATCAATTACAGACCCTTTCGAGTAAAGGAAGAGAAAGTTTTGCTTCTTGCATCAGAATCTGGTGATGTGAATACGATTTACCAAGCAGTTCATGATATAGTTCTTTCTTGCACAGACGGAAAGTTGGATATTTTTAAATCAACGTCCATCGATTCTGAATATGCATTGATCAAACTACGAGCATCGTCTGTTGGTGAAACGATGAAACCAGAGTTGCAGTGTATTCATTGCGAAAGCAGTTGTTCTGTTAACATAAAAACAGATGATCTCGTAATAGACGACAGCATGAAAAAAGATAATCGGATCAAAGTAAATAAATCAATAATCATTGATCTTAAATTCCCTTCGTTTGCAGATGAACTGAGAAACAGCACCATGCAGGATCAGGTTGATATGGTATTTGATTCTGTTTGTTCTTCGATTGATAAGATCTATTCGGATGATGAAGTTTTCGACGCAACAGACTATCAGAAAGAAGAAATTGAAGAGTTTGTTAACAACCTCGAAAGTGATACCTTTACACAAATCCTAGAGTTCATCAAATCAAAACCAAGGGTGAAGATTCCAGTAAAATTTATATGTCCTAACTGCAAAAAGGAAAACGAATTTAAGATTGAAGGTGTAGACGGTTTTTTCGTCTAATGCTCTGCCATGAATCACTTGAAAATTACTACAAAACTAATTTTCAATTAATGCATCACCATAAATACTCATTGGCAGAGTTAGAAAACATGTTTCCGTTTGAACGAGAGATTTACATACAACTACTTGTTGCTTTAATAAAGGAACAAGAGAAAGAACAAACAAGAGGATACTAGAGTGGCCCAGGCAGCAACACTAAAAGACGTAGTAACACAACTAAAATCGATGCACAAGGATCAGAAGCAAAGTGCATCAATACGTCAAATGGTTAGACAGGAATCGACGGCACAGAACGTAGGTAGTTCATATGCCACTGGTGTTCTTGCAGGCAGCATGTTGGGTCCCACCGCAACCAAAGTTGCAGATCGAACCAAAAAGATCGCTAGGACAGCGGTGAATTTTGGAACATTAGGAATTGCACCTGCTGTAGGCGGAATCGGTAAGGCCATTCGCACCGCTAGATCGAACAGAGAACAGAAGAAACAAATCAAGGAAGAGATCGAGAGTAGGGGTAATACTCCAGAGAAAAAAGTTGTAAAGGCGATGACATCAAAAAGTTCAGACTCCGTATTCGGTACAAGTGATCGAATTGCAGATGCAGTCGAGAGAATTGCAAATAGCGTTTCCGAACTAGTGGATTCGATGAAATCCACACCCAAGAACAAGAAGGATTCACCGCCGAAGATCATCACACCGTTTGGATTTGCAAACAAGACTCCAGACACAGAAGATACCCCAAGCACACCAGAAACCGAGGCCTCTTCGGGTGGTGACATGGCATCATCAAAGAGCAGAAATAAAATGGTGCGTTTTGCCCGAGTACAATCTAAGATAATCGGTAGAGCAATTACTAGTGGCACCAAGAAAACTGTAGCAGCAAGTAAAGCAGGTTTTGCTAGGATGGGCAAGTCGTTCATGGGTGCTGCAAGGTTTATCATCATGGGAATTGTCAGTGCTATTGGTGGAATCATCACAGCAATTGCTCCGTTCGCCGCACCAATTTTGGCCGTTGCCGCAGGAATCGCGGGGATTTCACTCATCGTCAAGAAAATATTGGAGGGTCAGTCTACCGAAGATGAGATCAGAGAATTAGAAGAACAATCAGCAAAAATGGGTAAAGATGCCATCAAAGACTTCAGAGATAAAGATGCCATCAAAGACAATAGTGTCGGGACAATTCTAGAAATGCAGCAAGCAAAGGTAGATGCTGCAAGAGAAAGTGGTGACAAGGTTGATCTCTTCCTACCGGGACAAGGAACATTCAAGAATCTAGGTGTCGATGCCGCCGATGCAATGCTTGTTCAATCAAGAGAATTGAACACAACCGAAGGCACGATGACCATGTCTGCAAGGGATCTCGAAGATCAACAATCGATGGCAGACTTCGAAGGTAATAAATTAAGTCCAGAACAGATGTCTATAGATTCACCAATGAATGCAACGGATGCTGAATCATTCACTGATACAGAATATTTCAATAACGAAGTCCAAAGACTGGAAGCAGTAAAAGCAAGTGGTAAAGGTACTGCAACAACAGTACGAGATGGTCTTGGTCTGTTCAGTCCAACAGCAGTGAGTGATCTATTCACCGAAGAAATAGACATTGACTCTGCAATCGCCTTAGCGAAAACAAACCAAGCAAAGGCAAAGGGCCTTCACATTGGAATGACAAGAAAAGAACTGCGTCGTCAGGGGTTGATCAAAGGTGAAGGAGCATTGTTCGACAACCTGAACAAGTCAGCAGAAGAGATGCAGGGCGAAAGAAGCAGTTTCATGGATTTTGCAATAAATGAAGTGGCGCAGAGTGGGGCCCTTGGAGTCGGTGGAATGGTTGTCGGGAAGATGACTGAACCTACTCGAAATGTAGGTAAGGCGAGAGACATGTCTACTTCTGCTAATCTTGCAGGCCGTTTAGATGCAATTCAACCAACACAGGATCCAGCAGCAGAAGTAACTGCCGTAAACAATTCTAAGGTTATCAACAACACAACGAATGTAGAGTCTGGACACATGGTTGACAGTCCGGCGTCCCTGAAAGAAATGCAACACGCGGGGTAATAGGAAAGAGGGTGTCCGAAGACACCCTCTCTCGTTTGGCGTTGAGTTTAGATCAAATCATAATCAATCTTCGCTCGCCAACTTCTCGAAGTAAGACAGTGCATTCTCTTCCTCACCAGAATCATTATCTGAATCACTAGACTCAGTGGACTGGACCCCAGATGATGTAGAACTGTCGGTCTCCGAGAAAGTTCCCTTGAAATCTTCTGCCGTAGCAGTTGACTTCGTAGTGTTGAGAACATGATCCAACTTCTTCTTCAGTTCATCATATGACTTGAAGTTAGATGCATCAGTGAACTCCTTGAGAGCATACTGCTGCTTCCACAGCGTCTCAAGTGCGTCGTCTTCACCGTCA